CACATCATGCCCCGTAAGATATCTACTTAGTAATCTATACTCACATTGCGATGGATTATCAATGATATGTTGATATTCCGATGGTATATGAGGTTCTCCATTATCAAACTTATCCACATTATTTCCTATTTATTTTTAAGGATTTTCTTGCTTTTATTTTTAGCAATCTTATTTTTTTGCTTTTATGTTGTTTATTGGACCGTTTTCGAGTGTCCCCACCTAAAAAACTTGCAATTTTTGTTACCATCGCAGGCGGAAGTTTATTTTTTGAATCTTTCATAATTGTACGAGTTTCGTTAAGAGATTTTATTTTATATTTTGTTGGTCTATCCGTTTCAGGCAATTGTGATGCCTACTACGTCTCTATCATTTTGAAACGGTGGAAGATTTTTTAATTCTATTCCATTTCTAGTTACTGCCCTCATTGCTACGTCTATAGTGAGGGGCTCCATTCTATATACGATTATAAATCGGTTGTACCTCCTTTTACAAAACTTGATATATGGCATAGAAGTGCATTAGGTAGTTTATTTCGTTCTGTCTTTCTCATATTTTTAAGAGTCGTCACTTTATCTACATATGGAACTGGTATTTCGTTCTCTGGAATACGTGATGCCCAATCTAATACGTTTGGGTTAGACCACGCCTTTACAGGTAAGTTTACTAAAAACCTTGGACCAAACTTTGTATATATGTAATCAATAACTTCAATATCCATTTTACACCGTAAAGAAACATACAAATATATTTGCAGTCCACCAGCAATTCCACCATCACTATTTTCAAGCGCGGTCATAACTACATCTAAATCATTTTGAAACTGCGGAAGATTTCTCAATTCTATTCCATCTCTAGTTACTAATGCCAATGCTTCTTCTTTATTCATAATATACCATATTATTCTAAAAGCAATCGTTTGTTGTACATCATTAGTTTAATTTCATCCTTTATCATGTTAAGTGTTTCATCATTGTCTTTGTTATGCACGTATTGTATAAACTTTTCTTTTAATTCGGGGTACTTGTCCTGTTCATTAATCCATTCTTCTAACATCATTTCTTTTTGTTCGTACAAATAATCCAACTCCTTCTTTGTTTTTATGTTCCAGTTGCCATTTTCATACACCATGAGGTACTTGTCCTTTAAATTGGAAATGTAAATGTTCATGTTTTCAGGTTTAGCCGGATTAAAATGGATTTTTTCAATCATACTTTTCACGCAAAAGTTTACTCGTTTTATACAAAAGGCATAATCTTTATCGGTTAGATGAGAAACGTCTGTATCCTTAAATGATAACAATTGAATGTTGTTTTGTATGTTAGTTGTATTGAACGACCCATGTATTTCAAGCTTATTCACGAGTTTATCAATTTGTTTCGATTGTGTTTCCAATTGCTTTTTATGTAAATCGATTTCTTTATCCTTTTGTTCAAGTTGTAAGTTCATTAGACGAACCAATTCCTTTAAATCTTCATCTTTATTTTTTGAACAATGATATTTAATATGTTTATACATCGATTGTTTGAATGAAAATTCCTTATCACAATACTTGCAAACATGTATGCTCTTTTCTTTTTCTAAATGATTGACTTTCGGTTTACGTTTTGTATCATTTTTATTGACTTTGGGTTGATTTGCGACGGATGTTAAATGTCGCTTAGTTTGAATATGTCTAGTGTAATTATAAAGCAAATTGGTGCAGAAATTACATAAATCACATTTATATACCATTATATAATATACTCTTTTAATTTCTAAATACTCTTTTTATAAAGTATGAACTGTATTACCTAGAGTATTCTTATGCTCTTGTCATTACTCTTTTCTGAGCATAAAAGTGTAGAGTCAACCATTGACTAAAAAAAGAGTAAATGAGAGAGAAAAACTTGAAATAAACTTTTTATAAATTGAAAAATAAAATAAAACATCTAAAACACAAAAAAAAATGAATGAACTTCCAATCGATATCATTCGGCGCATTTTCTCGTTTGGAGACCCAATGCATAGACATCATGTACGTGTTTTAAATGAGAAAATAAAAGATATTCAGTTTACAAGACAGTGCGTTTTTAATATGATTGACGACGACGTTAGGTTCTTTATTGACCTAAATCCACATACATTTGTATCAGGAATATCTGAAGTGCTTAAATTATACCCGGTGCATGTTAAACGTAAAATATTTAAATTTTGTACGTCATGCGTATGTTGTGCAACGCATTGTTCAAATCGTCCGCGTACTCTTGACTATGAAAGTAATACACCGATTCAACCCGGAGATAGATGTGAATGTAGATGTAGGTCAATTGCTCGTAAAATATATAGGGCTCATCGGTTTTCAACTAAAAAAAATATGTATTCAACTATGTCCATTGTAAATCGAAACTTAGCCTAAGAAATCAAAATCTGGTTTAGACCATTTTTGTAAAATCCAATCTGGAAATGGAACGTGATGTATTCCTCTTTTTTCTGAAGTATGATGAACGGTGCACAATGAAATCATATTATGCGGTGAGTCTACAAATAATTCAGGATTTTTGGCGACATCTGTCCAATTATAGCAGTCAATACTTTCACCCGTTTGAATATTGTAACATGTTTTTGCAAATTCTCCAAATAATGCCCAATCGGTTGTATGTTGCCCAGCCTTTTCACAGTAAAAGGGATGCAATTCTATATTTTTACTTCCACATATAAAACATGGCATACATTTTAATGAATTCCATGTTTTGATATAAGTGGGTGATGGTTCGTGATAATGGTCATTGCAGTGAATGGTATAATGTGTCGACATAGCGCGGCGTCGCGATTCACTGACATAAGGAGGAGGCTCAGTATGGACTGAAATACAAAGACCCATCTTTATTGAAGACATATACATTTATAGTTTCAATTTTTAGTGACACTTTTTATATGCTTTCATAATTTGTTGGTTGCGGGATACATTAGTCATGATATCTTTATTTGGTTCAACTTAAAGTATAATTACTATTAGATACAATGGATACAAATACGATAACATTTAATGGTTTAACATTTACTTATTTCAGGAATGATTGTATGGCAAATAGTTGTGTGGGTATTAATGAAGAATGGGAATCACATATAACAAAATTTGTTAAAATGTACAAATCATTTTACGATATTCAAAACATAATAGATGTTGGCGCTAACTTCGGATATCACACATTATTTTTCGCACAAGAATGTAACGTATTTGCGTTTGAACCACAGTCTCAAAATTATCAATTATTGGTTAACAATATAAATAATAATAATGTTCAAAACATAACCTATTACAACTTTGCGTGCGGAGATGTAAATTGTGATGTAAATATGCCAATTATAGAAGGACATGCCGTATGCAACATGGGAGATTTTACTCCAAATATAACTAGCAATAAGTTTAGCACGACTAAATGTGTATTATTGGATGAAATAAACTTTCCACCCATTGGCCTAATTAAAATAGATGTTCAAGGTTGGGAAAAAAAAGTCTTGTCTGGTGCTCTTAATTTGTTAAATACGTGTAAGCCTGCGTTGATAGTTGAGTTCGAACACTTCCAATTAGCGAAACTGAATATATCTTGCGCTGAATTATTTGATTTTATTAGAAAACAAAATTATTATATATTTTATTTAGATTATAGATATCCAAGCGACCACGTATGTATCCATAATGACAATTTACATGATTTTAGACTTAATTTTAACTCTTATATTTTCAATCATACTGAAGATAACACCATCAACTATAATTTTAGTCATGGTGTAACTGAAAAAATTTCATTCTAATGCATTTGTGGAAGATTCAAGAATGTTAAATTTCAAACTCTTTTCTACAGATTGGACATTTTGTTAGTTTTTGCAAACATCTTTGGCAACAAGAGTGGTTACACGCAGTTCGTGTGGGTGTTTCATCCAAACAGACAGCACAATCTTCGTTTTTCTTTGCATATTTTTTAAATACGGTGTATTTCAACAATTCAACATTGTCTTCTCTCGAAAGAAACTTTCCCATTTTATCGCAAAAGTAGATATGTTCTAGTTTATCGTGTGTTTTAACAATGTATCCAGCTAAAACACTAGTTGTTAATTCATCTGAAACGTCTTCTGTGTAGTAATACAATACATCTCCCCAATTTGAATTAATTTGAATTGAAAAGTCATCTTCATCCAGATCAAATAACAATTCAATGGATATACCTTCTATTTCAAGTTCAACTGTAAAGTCAAACTCAGTAGAGGATCGTTTAAACAGTTCATTCGCTAATGCTTGAACTTCCATTTTATTAGTCTTTTTCATAATAAAGTATTCAATTTTATATGGCAGTTATACCATCTAATAAATACTATAAAACATGTACATATCTCCTGTAATCTTTTTTAAAATGAGTAGAATGGCTCGTTGTTCCATTTGCAATTGTATTTTATGTCGTTGTGGATTTATTTCATAAAATTCATATGATGCGGATGTGAAATGATACAATGAAATGTTAATTTTAGATGTTGGTCTTATTTCGTAGGAGTTGAATAATTTATAAAAACACACTTCATCAAAAAATGTATGGTCTACATTATTTATTCTTTTAGAGTGTGTAAATCTACAAACACAGTTTTGTAGAAAGGTTCGTTTTCGTTTATGACAAATGAGGTATTTAACTCGAGGGGTTAAGTCTTCAACAAACACTTGAGTTAATTCAAGTCTTCCGTATTTCATTTTTAAGAAAACTTGGAAGTGAAACCCTATCAATTTTTTGAACTCACCCATAAAAAATTGAAATGTCTTTATTTGTAACAGTTCTCCATAAAATGATTGATACACTGAGATGGATTACACCGAAATGGAACTTCAACGCATTGAGATTCGTCTCGCCCAACATCTAGATGATGCAGAAGCAAATTGGCTGATTAATTTATATCGGACAGCAGAAGGTCACGACCGAACCGTTATTGAAACACAAATCGACGAGGAACTTAGCGAAATCGATAGACTAGAAGAAATGAGACTCGTGCCAGACGCAAACGGAAATCGTCATTACACATTTAAAGTTGCTGGAATTGAGTACGTTATATGGAATCAAACTAATGTTTTATGCAATGGCATTCAAGTTGGACATATGGTGGATGGAACAATTCAATTTGATGCAGTTGGGTAATTACATTTAATATTTAGAATTACATTTAATATTTAGAATTACATTTTTTATATAGACTTCGTATCAATGACGCGTGAATTGGCCAACTAAGAAATTTTAAATTGAATAATAAACATATGATTTAAACGTTAAAAATGGACTGCATGATTTGCCTTGAAATGGGGCCCGTGTATAACATGAACGGATGCGTTCATACTATATGTACATTATGTGCCGATCAAATGAGGGGCATGGAATCAAGTATTGTATACCCATTAAGTAATGTATTTACATTAAAGGAGCAAGGAGTTGTTTGTTTAAGATGCCCTTATTGTAGAACGAGAGAATCGTTTAATTTCACAGAATGCGTAAATTCAATTAGATACAGGGAATCATACAATTTATGGATGGAATTAGAACTAAGATGTGATGGTGAAAAATCAACTGTATGCTTAAACTATAATAATTATTATCGCGGTAAAAATAGACCTTTTACAATAGAATGGACTGTTTATGTATCTTTTCCACTGGTTTCAAAATATGATTTTTGGATGGGTACATCTTACAAACATAGAAAACATTTAGTTGGGTGTAGTCCATTGAAAACTCAAAAACATATAACAAATAGGACGAAAAGATCATTTAAACAAATTGGGAACTTTCATGGTAGATAACATTTTCATAAATGGTTTATCTTTTACTAAAAAATTTTTATAGAAAACCAAGTTTTTTATGCACTGTTCTACTTTATTTTTATCTTGATAGGTTAGAATTACTTTTTTACAAGAAGCGTATCCCGACGCATTATCATTTGCGTAATAAGCACTGATTGAATTTAAATAATCAATCTCACTATATAATGTAACTTTTAAAAATAATTTACCCTTTGGAAGTGTAGCGTTTTTACATTTATGGTAAATTATATTAACTAATACATGGTTTCCAGTGTTATACATCTTAAGTGCTAATGAAACAAGTCCTTCAATTCGTTCAGGATCATATTGTATGGATTTACACCAATAATGTTGCGCTAATTCTATATTTGTGGATTCATACATGTCGCCCAATTGCAAACAAGCATAATACTTTTCCTGATTCCACCCGTTTAAGTCTAAACATATTTTATACCATAAGATTGAATCTTCATAGTTTTTGGCATCTTTATAACTTTGTGCGCAATAAAAAGAATACCGACATTTTAAATCTTTACGTGGTTCAATTTCATAAGCATTTTTCAGAATAATTGCGTCTTCTGCATATTTATTAGGATTTTTGCTTCTTGCGCCAGTTCTTCCAGATTCAATATAGTAGTCGCCATTGATATAATCTACTTCACGCGGTTCAGACGAATCTAAATATTCGTGTAATACACCAGTATAAAACCATATTTTTCGATTGGTTACAAGTAATGGTCTGGTATAGGAAAATCCTTTGCCAAACGATAGCATATATCTATCTTTAGTTAAACGAGGTAATCGTAAATTTCCAAAAATTTCATCATCCGCATCAAAAATAAAAACATAATCTGTTTTATTAAAGGCGCATTCTAATGATTTTGTTCTATTGTACGCAAAATCTTTCCACTCATGTTCTACTAATTCACCTGGAATGTTTTTGATATCAAAAAAAGTTTTGATTATAGATATAGTATCATCTGTAGAACCAGTATCAGATATAACCCAATAAGATATCGGAATGAATTTTAAAATATTTTCAAGCGTTTTTACGATAATGTGTGATTCATTTTTAACAATCATACATAAACAAATGGACATTTAGTAATTATTACTATTTACTTATATTGTATTCTTGATATAGTGAAGGTTTATACTATATTCCACGTATGGTAGTTTTTATCGTATTATATCATATGCGTCTATTGATATCGCCTTCTTCATTTGAGATTTTACCTTTTCAAATTGAACAGAATGTGTATATTCACAATATATCAACTTCTATAATAAAGGTTCAATATCAACATACACACGTTAGTAATGCTTTAACTTCTGCCGTAATATGCAACTTACCTAAACATTCTATTCCCTTACCAGACATTGTGTTTATGGCAAATGCCGGACTTTCTCTACCTCGTCTTAGACACCCTCTCATTCTCCTTCCTAATATGAAATACATCCAACGTAAAAACGAATTGTCTTTCCTGAAAAAAATATTCATAAACATGAACATTCAAACTATTGATTATCCAGGTGTAGAAACGTTTGAAGGACAAGCTGAACTGAAATGGTTTTATGGCGGACGCAAAGCTGTTTGTGGGTATGGGTTTAGGTCTACTAAACAAACATTTGTAGAACTGGACCATTTGTTTGGTCAAATTTACGGAAAAGACAATCCTCAACTTCTTGTGCTTAAACTGATTTCACCTGAGTTCTACCATTTAGACAGTGCCATGCTAGAATACGACAACAAGTGTATCGTTCATAGAAATGCTTTCTCACCTACATCCATTCAAAAATTAAAAAAATTTCTAGGTAAAGAAAACGTAACAGTTATAGATACTACAGACCTGTTTTGTTTAAACGCAATAGTGGATGGAGATAGGTTAATTACGCATAAACTTAATCCTGCGCTAAAAAAACAATTGAGTTCTTTGACACGGCGAACCGTTCATGAAATAGATACGTCTGAATTTGAAAAGTCTGGAGGATCAGTTCGATGTATGGTATTGGACGTCTTGTGATTATCTATTGGTCCATTCTAACGTGACTCCTGCAAAATATAAATCAATTACATCTCCTTGATTTTTAATATCTGAGTCTAAACTGTCCCAATAAGGTGAAAAGTATTTAAGTATGGTATTATTTGAGACTAATGCTTGCATTCCGCCTAGTCTGTATATTTTTTTTCCTGTTTCAATAATGATGTCTTTATTGGTTGGATTTTCATAAATTGTTTTACACCAATTATGTTGCATTTTTCCGTATTCTGAAAATAAATCCATATGGTTGTCCAGTTTATTCATCATTTCTTTGTAGGTGGGGTAAGGGTTTTCTTTTACAAACTTGTCCATTTTGTAAAAAAAAAGTATAATAAGTTAAATCAATTTTACGACTAAAATCCTATTTGAGACATGTTAAGACATTTTACAATTGTAACAGGTCTTATACTTATCGTTACATTTTTTATCACATACATCGCAAATACCAACCCTACAATCATTACATCTATTTACGATTCTATTTTTATGTGGGTCATCGCATCGTTCGCACGTTCGTCCACTGTGTGGAATAAACTTTTTGATACAACAATTTCCCAATATCAATAGGTCATCTCCAGATGTAATGTAACAGTTTTCAACAATAGGATGGCCACATACACATTCAATTGCATGTTCAGGTAAGGGTTCATCTTTGCAACAAAGATTAAAGTAATTGAGATGTCTGTCTGTATCGCCTCCGCAATATTTCCACGTCTTTATCTGGTCCATCGTTAACTTATATTCTTTTAGTCCTTTCAAAAACTTATCGGTTAGCATTTTACATCTTATATATGTACGCTTTTAAAATCAATTTAATGTACATTATTTTTTATTGTATTCAAATAGGTATGTCCTTTATGTTGTAAAATATTTAAATCAAATGATTGCGAATGTTCTGATTGTAATTTACGGTTATTCATTCATTAACACAGATGCGATTAGCAAACGATCTGCCAATACTCTAACAAGCGCATCTTTATCTTTAGAAGCTTTAATCGCAACAGACCGAACAATCATTTTAAACCGATTCAATACAGATAATGCATCAATTGCTAAAGAACGCAAATCAGGCTCCGGTGAATGTAGGATTAAATCAACCATTCGTTCGACTAATATAAATCCACTGGTACAATCTGGTTGTAACGTTATAAAATCTTCTCGTTGAAACAAATCCATACACATACCAATACCGGTATGGAGTTCTTTGTAAGTAGTATCTGATTCGGTAAAATACATTGCCCGTTCAATAAATTGGTCGAGTGTATCTACAACCGACAAAGTTGCTACAACTTGTTCAAATGGTACATAAAATTGGTTATCTAATTGACGAGGGACTCGATTTCGTTCAGATGGTGTAAATCCAGTTTTTTTAGCAAAATCAAGTTCAATCGCATGAAACGTTGTATGCCTTTTCCCCAAATATTTAATTTCAACGAACTCACCTTTTTCAGAATGAAACAATACTATGTGAAATGTAAATATTTCATGGTCGTACAATTTTCGACAAATATACATTAATCTATCTGGAGAAGCTGTAAATACGTCGCGAATTGAACGCTCAACTTGTTTTCTGGTTTCATCAAGATTTACCCTTGATTCATATGTATTCGCAAGAATATAGTTAGCGGGAACGGTTGGAGAAATCATTTTGAGGTTTAATTGCTAATATACTATTTCAATTTTAAGACGAACACGTTTCACATTCCACTGTAATTTTAATTGCTTCGGCGGATGGTTTTGTTCGCAAGTAATACATGCCCGTTTTCAATCCATGTCTCCATGCCCAAAAATGAGATGATCCCAATCTCTGGTAATCTGGTTCTGCCATGAAAATGTTCATGGATTGCGATTGATCTACGAAAGGCCCTCTTGCTACTGCTCCTTTTAGTACCCATATTTGTTTTATTTCCCATATAGTTTTGTACATGTCTTTCAATGCGCTAGGAATGTCTAATGCTTGAATAGACCCATTGTTACCAATAATTTTATTTTTTAGGTCTGCATTCCACAATCCAATTCGAATTAAATCCTGTACCAAATATTTGTTGACAACTACAAAGTCACCGGCATGTGTATTCCTAGTATAAATATTACTCGTAAAAAACTCAAAACATTCATTATTTCCAAGAATCTGACTTGTAGAAGCCGTAGGCATTAACGCAGTTAATAAACTGTTTCTAGTTCCGTATTTCATTACGCTTTTGCGTAATTCCGTCCAATCATAATGAGGGGTAACATTCCAAAGGTCAAATTGAAATTTTCCTTGTGAAAACAAAGACCCATCGAACGAACTGTACGCGCCTAGTGTAGAAGAATCACTTTTACACAATTCATATTTGTTTGGTTTTAGCGCATGATATAATGTGTTCATTTCAGGTAAAATAAGAGTGGAATCGTAAAACTCTGGGTATTCAAATGGATACTTTATCAATTCGCGCATCAAAGGGCATCGTTCCTTTGCTAAATCATTAGATGCCGTCATAGAAGCAAAATAAATGGTTTCCATCATTTTTTCATTGAACTTTATACATTCCTCTGAATCATAGGGTATTTTCATCAATACTAAAGCATCTGCCAATCCTTGAATACCTAAGCCGATAGGTCGATGTTTCATATTGGACAATTTTGTTTGTGGAACAGGATAATAATTTATGTCAATCACACTATTTAAATTTACAGTTGCAGTATAAGCAACTTTAAATAATTCGGTATAATCAAATGTACCTTTTGTATAAGCATATACTTCATTCCATCCACCAATTAAGGTTTTACCTATAAATACTTGCGGCCATGTAAATGGTCTCTTCAAAATACCTTTTAGTTCTTCTGCGTTTTCTGTTGTATGAAATGAAATGTTTAAACTTGTAAGGTAATGTTTTACAAAAGAACAAAACTTACACGTTGGTTTTGTATAAACAGTCCATTCCGTTGTATCTGAAAATGGTATAACAAATGATTTTAAGGAGATGGACCCCAAATTACAAACGGCATATTCTTTATCATTTGAAAATTCTGTGATTTCACAACATAAATTGGATGATTTAATGACACCTAAATTATTTTGGTTACATTTTGAATTAATCGTATCTTTAAATGCCATGTAAGGCATTCCCGTTTCGATTTGTGATTCTGTAATGTGTAACCATAACGTTCTGGCTTTTAGCACAGATCTGTATTTTTTAGCTTTTACATAAGACCAATATAAGTTCTCATATTGTTCGCCGCATACGTCTGTTAGACCAGGACATTCATCATCACTTAATAAATACCAATCTTCATCTTTTTCAACTTGTTTCATAAATAAGTCGCTTATCCATAGAGCAAGGAATAAATCACGTGCCCGCATATTTTCCTCACCAAAGTTTTTACGAAGATTTAAAAAGTCTTCAATGTCTGGATGATGTGGTTCTAAATAAATTGCAATAGAACCGGGCCGTTTGCCGCCTTGATCAATCCATCTTGCAATGTCGTTAAATATTTTAAGAAAGGGGACAAGTCCATTTGATTTACCCCCAGTACTTTGAATCAAACTATTTTTTCCTCGAATATTTGAAATGTGTAATCCGATTCCGCCGGCCCATTTTGATATTTGTGCGCATGAGTTCCAGGTATTAGTAATGTCAAACAAATCATCGTTCGTTCCTAAAAGAAAACAACTAGACAATTGCATATGGGTTGTTCCAGCATTAAATAGGGTTGGTGTGGCATGTGTATAGTACCCAAGAGACATGTAGTCATATGTTTTTTTGACATCTTGTATGTTTCCACCAAGATGCATGGTTATAGCTACACGTAGTAGCATATCTTGTGGTCGCTCTACAATTTTATGATTGGATTTAAGTAAATAAGACTTTTCAATTGTTTTGTACCCAAAATAATCATACGTGTAATCGCGTGTATAATCTATCATAGCGTCAAGCTCTGTTTTATGAGCATTAAAAAAACTCATCCAATCATCATGTAAAGATAATGTCGTCATTTTTTTCGAAAAAGAATTATGCGTATTTTTATGTAAATTAGAAATGAGAATCCTTCCTCCTAATAGAGCATAGGAAGGATGTGTAGTAGATAGATTCACACATATTTCGGCAGATTCAATGTCTAATTCTTCCGTTGTAATTCCTGGATACAAACTAGCTACTACTTTTTGAGCTACGAGTACCGGATCGAGAAAATAGTCCGTTAGAATTAATTTTTGAATGCGTTCGGTAATTTTATCGAAATGGACATTTTCACGTTGTCCATTTCGTTTTGTAACGTACATATTCATAGAATTATATCATTTACTTTTTATATCTAAATATAATAACTATCTGGAACGAGATTTATTTTTAATTCGTTTCAGTCTCTTTGTTCGCTTTTTATTTGTTCGCTTTGTTCGCTTTTTATTTGGTCGTTTCCCTCCGAATACATGAGGTAATTTATCTTGAATGTACTTTGTAAAAAGTTCGGGTTCGCCATTTTCCATATGACCAGATGCCTCCATTTTTCTCCTCATACATTTTTCTACTAGGGCAGTTTTTTCAGCTGGTGGCATGTCGTCTGGAAGACTTAATTCTTTGGTGCACGAAATTGCATACCCTTGAAGCATTGTTTCATTTAAAGGAGTAGTTGCTTTTATTAATTCATCGTATCTATCATCATCTCTTAAAGCTGCAGCAGCTGACCCAATGGATGTTACAATCCTCTCAAACACTCCTCTAACACAAGAAGTACTGCATTTACCAGTTTTATCAATGTACCCTTCTGATACATCTGACATCAATAAATCAATATATTGAGTTTTGAACTCACTTGGTTGAGAATCTACATATATCATAACTGTATTCAACAAATCTTGAAAATCGTTTAAGCCTGGATCCGAAAAATAACTAGATACTGCTGCAAATTTTTTCGCAAGAATTACTCTATCTGGAAATCCCTTTTCTGTTCTATCTGGTACACTTTCAATTAATCCAGATAACCATCCAACTATATGATCTTTAAAGTTTGGTCCTTCATATGGAATTATTTCACGTGTAGGTGAAATTATTTCTGCAATCTTTTCCTTATTTAAACTTTTATATACATTGTGTACTTGCATTGCATATCCCTGACGAGGATTCACCGCAGCTGCATGTGACATTTCACCAGTTGCTTCAATTCTTAAAGGTATCTCTTCATATTCTTCATCAGGTGTTATTAGTACTCTAATAGGAAGATATTCGTCTCGTAACACAGGTCCTCTAAAAAAATTAATGTCCGTTTCTTCAGAAATGACCCACGATGATAAATCTTGATTAAATCTTTTGGAATTGTCAAACATTTCATTCATATTGATTACTTGAGCTATATGTGGGGCCCATTCAGCTAGAGGTTTATTAAATACACCGCCACTAAACATTTCGCACATGTCTGTTACTTTATCAGTTCTCCATTTATTTAGCGGTTTATCAAACATTTTGGCTGAACTGAACATTCCATCCATCCTAGTTACTTCTCCAACGGACCAATTATTAATGTCTCTATTAAATCTTTTTGCTCCTTCAAACATACCAGACATACTTGTGACACGACCAACGTTCCATAGTGAAAGGTCGCCATTGAATTTTGATGTTTCTCTAAACATGTCTGTCATATTTTCTACCGTACTAACGTTCCATTGTGAAATGTCCCCCGCAAATGCAGACCAGCCAAACATCCAACTCATATCTACTACTTTCAACGGTTTCCAACATTTAAGGTCAGCATTAAACCTATGTGCATGCATAAACATTCCACTCATATTTTGTACGTTATGTACTTTCCATTTACTAATGTCTGGAATTACCCTGCTATTTTTAAATAAATTAGACATATCTTCAATGTTTGAAACATCCCATGTGGAAATGTCTTCAATATCCCCATCTTGAATACGCCGTACTAATTGGGCTTTTGTAGTTGGTGTAAATATCATACTTTATACTATTATTTTATTCATATTACTACCGTTTATCAAAATTTTTTAAAAACAGTAGTAATATGATATATTTATTTATTTTCATTTTATTTGTAGGGATTGTTCTTTATCCTGTCGAAGGATTTAATTTAAGAAAAAAAAAGTATGATTCTTTTTTTAAACAACATAACATTACAAACGATAAGGTAAATTCGACATTAACTTATCAGAATAAAACCGTACCTTACAAATATGTGAATAATATTGCCATTAATGAAAAATCAATCGTCAAAAAATTATTAATCGAAAACAACATTCCTACTGCGCCTTTTTATATGTGGAACCCTGTCATTTCAGACGATGACAATTTGTCGCATATAAAATTAAAGCGTCCTCTTGTAATAAAACCAGATATCGGTGAAAAGGGCCTACAAGTATATACAAATATTATAGACGATGCCGATATTATCAATAAGGTAAATAAAATTAATAGCCCGGTATTAATTGAAGAACAAATACAGGGATACAAAGAATATAGAATCACCGTTATAAATGGAGCCGTCATCGGCGCTACTGAAAAAATAACCGCGTCCGTTACCGGCGATGGACAACATACCGTACTTGAACTCATCGATACTTATAATCAATCCTTAAAAATGTATAAGATACATACCGTAGATTACGATTATATTAGGCAACAAGGATTTCAAAAACATGATGTTTTGCCAACTGGGTTTCACTTAATACTAACGAATGTTGCCAATATGAGCAATGGCTCACAGATTCAATCCATAGATATAATTACTATCCATCCCATCAATATTCTCTTATTTAAAAATATAAATCACATTTTAAAGTATACTCTTTCTGGAATTGATTATTTAGGCGATTTGGCAGTTCCCTATACCCTAATGGGATCTGTGATTGAAGTAAATCCTGACCCAGGCATTGATATTCATTACACTGTTGTAAAACATAAAAGGGCGTTTTTAACATCCATTGTTGATAATTTGTTTAAATATAAATTAGATGGCATTTCCGCATGAATTGGTAATACCTGCTCGAAAATGATGGGTTAGCAAAAGAACATTGAACTAAAAGTGGTGTATCTCATTACAAGTGTAAAGAATTACCATTATCCACTACCACGCTACTATATATTTCATGCGTATTCTCTCGAATGTTACCATTTTATCCATTTAGATTTTTTTAATGCTCTGCAATATTCTATAATCCATTCTTTATAGGCATCAAACTCTTGAGGCCATATTTCTTTATCTATGACAGGTGGTTCATTTTGGGATTTTACATAATCATATCGTTTTGTATCTTTAAACATAGGTAATATACATACGGCTGATTTAACTGTAAATGAAGTTCCCTCTAAATAAAAAAAAGTGGGTACATCTTCATAGTTAATGGTATCGATTGATTTACTCCATGAATTTTGTATAATAAATGTGTTCTTGGTATAGTCTACAATTGTAACGGAATGACTAGGTTTACCAAATTTTTTTATATAAGAGTCTGTATATTTTTCAGAAAGTATATCCTTTTCCAGTATTAAGTTTACGTATAATCCAGTATCGATTAAAGTTTCAATAAAAAAAATAATTCCGTCTTCATTGAGAATTTCTATAATTTCATACGAGACATTTTCTAATTTACTTTTAACTTGTTCGAGCAGTTGAAGTAATATGGATGAGTGAACGGATTGTTTAAAAAAGTGAGGTAATTTTATCGGGTTATATAAATCAGATACAGATGAATATAATGCTTCAATGGTGTTTCCTCCATTACAACCATATTTTTCAGTCATGGTAAAATAATTATATAAAAAAAGTAATATTTTATAATATCCCTTTGTTCCGCATGTTTTACTTGAAAGAGATGTTATATCGGTTGAAATAGTTTCAGTGTTTATATGAAAACAACCCAAAAACTCCTTTTCTTCTAGCGCGTTTAATTGTAAGGATATACAATTTTCAAATATATTTTTTACTATTAATTTAGACGTGCTATGAGCATAACAAGACCCTTCATTTCCTTGAGTTGCAATTAAATGCAATAAATTTGATTTAGGTTTTGAATTGGATACACCCATACTATATGAAAGAAATTACCATAATAATTTATCTGCTAACCAGCCACGAGACCATTTTATTTTTCTATCCTTTTCATGTCGCATTTTATAAAGTTTTCGCCGAGTGTTTGCATAAATAGGTCCTTTTTGTTTCATATAAGTTGGATAATCGTTCATTCCATAAGCACCCACACTAGCGATTCGTTTTCCGTTTTTTATAACGTCTATTTTTTTTGTTTTGTTCCTAGATGGTTTTACGATAACTCCTATATTTTTTGATTGGTTATAAGTGTAAGGAGTAATCGAATATGGCATAGTATAAATGAATAAAATATTGAGGTAACTATGTATAAAGCGACGGCACGCAAGCGTGTCAAAAATCGCACCATTTCTAATAAATATAAACATTATGACGTTATTATATCCATCAATGTTCATGAAAAATTTGAGTTTTTGTTAAAACAATTAGATAATATTTCAACCCAAGTTCATTGTAACTATTCGATTATATTGAACTGTAATGACTATATGTTTGCTGAATGTAAAAAAAATAAATTATCTGAAAATGTGTATGTACATCCCACTATATTAAATAAACGAAGGTTTCATGGATCTATTACGAACGGTATATGTAATAATATGAATTATGCAATAAAACATTTTACATTTGATTTTTTTATTGTCGCATCAAGTAGGAATATGTTTGAAAATAATCTTACACTAAATGATTTGAATCACTTACAAAATAAAAGGTACACTGTAGCATGGGAATTAAAAAAAAATACGTGGCATTGGCCAAATATTATCAATACACATTTTTTAAATTATATGTTAACAAATGATAAAAAACTTTATAAATCTCCACATGAGGGGTTAGTTTTTAAATATAACGGAGTTATAAAAATACTTAAGTTTTTATTGGATAATGATAAAATAAAAAATGAATTATTTCAGATTTATTCATGCTGTGAAGAATATGCGTTACAGACTATCGTTAAAAGTAAAAATGAAAACTTTTATGATATTGGAAATGGTACTCTGAATGAAAAAAATGGTCCTAATATAAATGGACGATTAAAGTTTATGTATAAAATACATAGGTAATTAAAAATCATTTGTAAACTGAAACATGTCGCTTTTTGATTTATTTAAAACGGATGCGTTTTGATATTGGGTTGGGCGTGATTCAAAAAAATTAGTCTTTCCTTCTACGCTAATACTTTCCATGAAATCAAATGGATTTTTAACATGGAATAATTTGTCATACCCCAAATCCGATAATAGTCTATCTGCCACAAACTTAATGTACATGGTCATTAAATCAGCGTTCATACCAATCATAGCACACGGTAAACTCATACAAATAAACTTGGATTCAATATCAACCGCATCATTAAACATTGCATGAACGATGGATTGTTCCACTTTCTTACTTAACATGGAATACAATAAAATAGCAAAATTGGTATGCATGCCTTCATCTCGTGAAATGAGTTCGTTTGATTTACACAGACCGGGCATTACATTTCTTTTTTTTAACCAATAAATAGAACAAAAACTTCCTGAAAAGAAAACACCTTCTACGATGGCAAAAGCGATAAGACGAGTGGCAAAAGAATCTTCGGAATCAACCCATTTCATGGCCCATTTTGCCTTTTCCGAAATACATTCGTATTCATAAACTGCATTGAATAACTTTTTCTTTTCATCCGGGTCTTTTACGATATTATCGATTTGAAGAGAATACACTTCAGAATGAACGTTTTCCATCATCATTTGAAAAGTATAAACTACAATGGCTTCACGAATATGAACCTCTTGTAAAAATCGTTCTCCCAGATTGATGTTTACAATAGTATCAGAGGATGAAAAAAAAGCAAGAATCATTTTAACAAAATGTTGTTCGTTTTCACTCAATTTTACAAAATGATCGTAATCTTTTGAAAAATCAATTTCTTCCGCAGTCCAAAAAGATGCTTGTTGCTTTTTGTAAGTTTGCCAAATGGTTTCATTTTGGATTGGATAAATGGTCAACCTGTCATTTTCAGGGTTTAGCAAGTATTCCATCTATATTTCTTACGTTATTACGTTTAAATCTGTTTACAATTGTGATTTAATGCATTAAACGAGTAAAATCACCATTTACGTAATGATAGGTTAAAAAACTTATTAACCCTATCAAAACATCTGCCAATAAATATATCCAAGATTTTTTGTTACCTATAATAGCATTATATGCAAATAAAAAATATAAAATAGAATGGATAGGTCTTACATTATTCCACCATATTTTCTCTCCAAATGTTTCTGCACCCGTTTTCCTGGATCCAGTTACATATATATACATAAACCCTATTGCTGGCAATAAAGCGATGTATCCTAAATACTTCAGATGTTGTGTATTTAAATTTTTAGCAATAATAACAAATAAAGAACGACTTCCTATACATCCAATTAAAAACAATAAAAATCTTTTTTGTAGAGGAGTCATACGATAAAATCATAATATAAAATAAAAGTAAATGATATGAAAGAACTCTTAATAGCTATTTGTATTTATTTAAGCATTGGGTACATAAATGAATTTACTGCTGAAAATCAAGTATATCATAACATAAACGACCCACCTTTATATGATAGAGGACACGAGTTATTTCCAACGATACGACAAGTTTATCCGAATTATTTATTAATTTCACTTGGTTGTTATTTTATTCTTAGATGGTGTATTCAATATCCTCGAGTTGCTGTTAATTATTTGTGGATGATTTCTTTTTTATTTGCAGGTAGAGTTATTGTACTAACGGTAACCCAATTGCCGCCACCAGTAAAAGGGTGTTCTACGGTACAAAGAGGCGACCCTCTTCATTTTCATGTTCTCAAAAAGACATGGACGGAATGCATAGATTTAATGTATTCAGGCCATGCGATACACGCTGTGTTGATACTTATGTTTGTTTTATACTTATCACCCTATAAAGTAGAAAAACTAATTCTATTTATATTAACCATAGTAGAACTTTTTTTTATTATTGCATCAAAACTACATTATACATCGGATGTTTTAATTGCTACATTAGTATCAGTACTTACGTTTGTATCATGGACAGACATAAACAGTATTGTAAATCATTGGTATCATGGAGGAATCTATGGTAGACTTTTAAAAAAGTCAATAAATTGATGTATAAAATCACACCACATATTGTAAAATGGAAAAAGATTTAGAGTATGAACGTAATAATGTGGGATATGATGAACATTGTACGCTAGAAAATGGTGGCGGAATAAAGTGTAAAAACTATGAATTATGCGATTCCGTATTACCATTATGGTGGTGGGATTGCAAAAATATGTATTTATGTACAGATTGTCACATGAGGTTTGGTACGTGGGGGCATGGTATAAATTCTCATACTGGTAAAGGGATATTACCTATACTAGATAATGTAGATTGTCCAATATGTTTAGACCATACAAAATGTGTAACCTATCCTAGATGTGACCATTATGTGTGTATTGAATGTTTTAAGCGTTGTTGGTTCGGAGACAACTCAGGACAACCGCCGTTTCCTTATCCAGAAATGGAAGAGGAGTATTATGATGACCAAGATAACCAAAAATGGAAGGAATATCCGTTACTAAAAGTATATGACATCGACTGTGATAGTTGGGAATTGAACAGAACGAAAAAATATGAGCGAGAACAGTATTTAAGAAATTGTACAGTTTGTCGTTTATGATACATAAGATTCATGTATATTTGCCAATATCTGAAATAAATGAGTTGTATCCTCTTTATTTTTATCGGGATGATATTTCAAACATAATGTATGATAGGGTGATTTACCTTGTTTATATAACATGTCATATTCAATGAATATGACCTGATACATTGATAGTTCTTTTCGCGGGTATATTCGTTCTTGGTCTGGTACCTTTTGTTTATAATTAAGGTCATCTTGTGCATACCGCTCCTGTTCCTTTTCAAACATTGCTTTACGAAATTTTTTCTTCTGTTTTTCTGTGTTTGCTTTAAAACAGTATTCTTTTGTAATGTTGAAAAGAATCGTTTTCCAGTGTTTTTCTTGTAAGATCTTGTCTTCTTCACTTTTAGAATGAATCTTTTTGTTTTTGAGTAGATTTATTTCTCTAATTTTTTTTTCTGCCTTGCGTTTTAGATTTTGGGTTTCCTCTTCGTCTTCATTCATGTATAAGTTTGAAAATAGATTAGGCATTTTTATAATTAATTGCCTTAATTTAAACATCAATTTTAAAAAACATAATTGTAAAATCATTGTAATCCAATTCAGGTATGTATTTTCTCTTTATCATAAGCATCTTTTACATTATCATATATAGTTTCAACAAGCAAATTAAAATAAATCTGAACTAATTTCCATTCATATCGTTTGTCTATCGAAATAGCTTGAATAAGAGGTCGTTCATACTCAGTTTCATTTAAATAATCTGAAATAAAGGACAATGCGTTTTCATTATCATTTATTAATTTACACGAAGATTTTTCATTGAATTGCATATCCGCATATAAACAAATACGTTCTTTTATGTCTGAATCATCCCCTACTGCAAATCTTAATTGTTTGCGGATATAATTCTCCGCCTTTTCAAGCATTTCGATTCGAAACTGAACGGACTCCATTTTATGAGATAACGTATAACTTTATTGATTCAATTTAAAAATTGTTTTTGATTTACGATTTGGTTATATATTACGTTCAATGAATTGTCCATGCTTAATAAAAACATTGCAATAAGTACATAAGCAACTGGTTTATACTGCATTTTTAATAAATAAAGGCCTACACATACAAGGCACAATAGAATAAACGAACTATTTACAATGGAAAGTAATAATTCAATTGCATGTCGTAATCTCATTCCTTGATTAAAATCTCGATGTAAGAATTGAAAAAACACAACACTGTGTTTACCAGTAGGTTCAAAGTAGTATTCATAAAAAGGCATTGCTCCAAAATAGTATAATAATATATCAATGACATGTTGGGGTATCAAGCATATCACTGGAATAGAAGACCAACATTTAAAACTATAAAATGGCTTAATTGTAAGGTCTTCTCTACATGTCCATGTTTTAGTTTCCCACATTTTATTAATAGAATCAATGAGCGGTTTGTGGTCGGCACTTTCTAAATACATCCCACTTCTTGCAAATCTCATGCCTACTTCAATTATGATGGTGGATCTGTATTGTACATTGAGGGGACCGGTATAATGTGCCATGTGTTTATTTACCCAACTTACTACTTCATTTGGAGGTTTATTTTCACTAGAAATGTGTTTCCATACATCAGCAAATCCATGCTGTTTATCTGAATAAACATAAGTTAATTGATAAACGATTTCACCGTTTATAAGAACAAAATCAGTCATGCCTTCTGTGGCATCAATAAATTCAGACCACATCATGTTTTTTTTATGCAAATGTGGTTTTAGTTCTTCATAGGAGTTTATTTTATAACAATCTTTACTAGATGCAGTTTTATGACCCCATCTAGGTTTAATAAATAATGGGAATGATGGATTTTGTAAATCCTTTAATTTACCACCTTGAATAAATTGTGATTGTACAATAAAAAGTTTATCATATACAAATTGATGGCGAGGATTCAATGTATATGCTTGACCATCAAACATTGGTATTTTTGGATTTAGTTTATACTTGAATGTTTCGTAGGGGTTAAAAATATGAAGTCGTGAAGAATAAAATTTATCCCATTTTTTAATGTTCATTAGTTAATGTATTTAAAAAATAATAATGTAAATTTCTTTTTTTCAGTAAATTTAATATTATCTAGTATTATGTACATAGGAGATAAAGGCGCATTTTTCGTCCAAAAATCAGACCATTCTATTTGGATTGTGATTTAGAAATAATTATTTATTAAAAATACATCCGGATCGTCGCGACCAAATAAGATATTTTCTGCACTGTTTGATAAATCAGGCAAAGATTATATTGGGCATAATATTCCACTAAACGTATTTAAATCAAGTCTTACTAATAAATCGATTGGAATCTATAATTATAATGACATTACTGCAAATGAATTATATGAACTAATAAAGCCAGATAAGTTTTACTCAAAAAAATGGTTTGAAAACCAATATAATTTTATAAAAGGACAACTTGCGAAACATTAAAATGTCCAATGAATGGTATAAGTATCTTCTATTTTACTCCATTTCGCAATCATGGTTGGATTTGTATTGTTCTTCATGATGTCTTCCGTTTTATACACGTTATTCTCCGAATCAATATAGTACATAATTCCATTAATGTCTTCTGCCCATACTTCCTTTTGTTGCATTTTTATATCGTCTGAACTAATTAGGCCATGCGGAACCCCTTTACTATGTGTTCCACAACACGTACACCCATCTTTTCGTCTGCGGGTACACTGGTCATTTTTTGCGCTTTTAGCAATACACCTTTCTTCTACTGGAATAGAGTTCTTGGTTCGTTTACGTTTAATAAAATCGCTTCGCTCGAGTTGGGTTGGTTCATAGTGTTGAATTGTAAGAATTACTTCTTCGATAGAAGCGCCATTCTTAAGTTCTTGTATGACGTGTTCCTTAAACATCGCAATGTTTTCATTTACTTTATGAATGATTCGTTTTTCCATTTTGTAATTCTATATTACTCATTTTATTTTCAATTTTTAAAAGTATATAAATGAAACATGTACCATAACAAGATGAACGTGAATGAAATGAAAGATAGAATTGAACAAATGCCAAAGAATTATCACATTGAAATGGCGCGTATTCTAATAAATACTCATAAAATATCATACGATGAAAATCAAAATGGACTATTTTTTAACCTAAGTGAATTGTCAAGTGAGGTGTATGAAAAAATGCAACAATTTATTGAATACGTTGAATTGCAAGAACAACAGTTGAAAGTTGATGAAAATGAAAAGGACGGACTTAAAGATAGTTTCTTTAAATAAGTAAAAATGGAATCAATATTTGTTTTGAATAAAACAAATTTTGATTTTTTTAAATCTGAACCATCGGTTGAAAATTGCAAGAAACTAACAGATAGTTACTGGATAATATACGATAGGGTTTGTTATCATTATGGAGAGTCTGAATATGTCATTCACAACAATGTAGTACATACAGACAAACATCTATACGATGGATATTTACACGTTGAAAAAGGTAAAAAGCCACTGTATGCTGTATCCCATTATACTGTAGGTCAGTTAAAAGACATATCGGCTCGTTTATTGCTTCCGATGGGTACAAAATCAGAAATGTACAATGTTATACGTGTAATTCTGGATGAAATTTACCTTAAAATAAAAAAAAATTGATTTAAATGAAATTGGATAACAATCTTCATAAATGGCTTCTCTATTTCTTAACGCTGTGTCTGATGACCTCGTTTCCTCTATTAACATTGGGGTACCGAAACCAAACGCAAGCGGAGGAAAATCAATTCCTATTTTCAATAAAATGGCACGAACTGGTCTGAAGATAAGCACGCCAATGATGCTAACATGGGGTGTAAATGAAAATGATTTTGATGGTACTGGTAAAAAGACGTATGATATGAGTCTTCAATTTCCGTCAGCTGAATACGCAACAGACGATACGAATGCTTTCCTCTCAAATATTAAACGTCTTGAAAATTTTGTGAAAGAACAAGCGTGTATTAATTCGAAATTGTGGTTTGGAAAGGTACAATCAGCTGAAGTGGTAGAGGCATTTTGGACACCAATGCTGCGCTATACAAAGGACAAGACAACTGGCGATTTCGACTATTCAAAATCTCCAACGTTTCGCGTGAAACTTCCTTATTGGGATGGTACATTTAAGTTCGAAGTGTTTAATGTAAATGGTGAAATTGTCTTTCCAAAGGATGATGCGAAGATTATGGATGTCATTCCAAAATCTTCCGATGTGAAGATTATTCTACAATGTGGAGGGATTTGGTTTGCTGGAGGAAAGTTTGGAATTACATGGAAACCATTCCAGATTGTAGTGAAACCAAAAAGACAACTCACTTCTGGCGTATGTCATCTAACAATGACTGAAAAGGAAATAGCAAAGGAATCGAAGGCTGACATTGAAGTGGAAACAATGGTCGAATCAGACGAAGACCCAGAACGAGAATATGCTGCAGATGAAAAGGCTGTCATAGAAACAAAAGTGGAAGAAATAGATGAACCAGAAGTTCCTGTAAAAGGAAAGAAGAAGGTAGTTAAAAAGATGTAAATGATATAACGGATTATAACGGACTCAATTTATTTTTTTCGGATATTGTAATATAAAATTGATATTACAATATATATATTAATTTTATAAATGGCACTTGTTTTGAACGAAACAGATGAGAATGAATTGATAAAAGGACAAACGTATATAGTTATTAAAAATGGTACTACTCGTTATAATTCTACTAAATATATAGGCATATTTAGTGGTATTAATAATCGGATAGTTCTTAGAAATGTGTATTTGATACATGGTACACAAAAATTACGTGAAGGAGGATGTTTATGTTTATATTCTGGATTAATATTTCAATATAAATTTTATAAAGTAATTTGGCAAAAAGGTAAAATACAAAGTGATATGGAACAACGTTCTATAAATCTTATTTTACGACGCATTATTGGGGATGAACTGTTTATATATTAAATTGAAATGAATTTAAAATGAACAATTACGTAATTAAATGAGTTTTTCTGATAATTCCAAATTATTTGCAACTAAAGTAGCAGATGATGTTATTCAACGTTTATCGATTAGATATGGGTTTGATGCTAAAGAAGCAACCAAACTTGTGTATGAATCTCAATTAGAAATAAATGTCTCAGACATTGAACATTTCTTTGTTTCTTCCACTCGAAACGATAATGATGTTATCAATAAAGTTCGTGAAACTATTTTAGAGACAATAGTTACACAAACTGACTATTTTGAACATCCGAAATATGGTCCATCTTGGTGTATGGTACGAGACGCATGGAGGGATGCGTTAAAACGAATTGCGGATGAAACATCGGTACAAGGATATACATCCATTCGGTGTAAAAAAAAAGGTGGTAGGGGGTCATACTATGATTTTGAGGTTTCCTATTATAATGAAACATTGATTGCTACTAGACAAATTGAGTTTAAGTATGGGACAAATGATATCACTAAACTCCCCCAAATTTTATCGTTACAGGCAAAATTCAAATTGTTTCCTGAAACATACGATACATTTTACTATGATAATTACATTGATCCCTATTGCGCGTGTGATAGCGGTATTACGGTAGTAAAACCTTCTCGACAACAATATCTAAAGTACGTAACCAGTATATCTGCCTCCAAGATAAAAGACCCCAGTTGCGATTTCTTTGCTCAACTCAAACAACGTGAAGGTTTCTTTAAACGTGAAAAAAACGAAGTAGTGAATTCCTCTATAGAGGATTACCTTACAAAATACAGTAAATATATTGATTTAAAAATGTTGTATGAAAAAATAAAGGATACCCAATCACAAAAACAATACCTATTATGGTGTGATGGAAAGTTCTGTTACGATACAGTTGTTGTTTCTGATATGAAATTTCATTCCATAAAGAATAAAAATAGCATCGTAATACAATCTGGAAATACAGCCTATTCGATGCTGTTAAGGTGGCGCAATCATAAGGGTATTCTAAATCCAGCTTGGCAGATAAGTATAAAAAGAGTTTGAAGAGACCAGTCCAGATGATTGGTTTCTTTGAATCAAGAACAAATTAAATGGTATACTGATACTAAAAATGTGTTAAAAAATGATTAAATGCCCTGCTGGTTCTCTTGTATTATGGGACTCGCGAACAATTCATTGTGCAAAAGAACCTGAAATAAAACGTAATCAACCTAATTATAGATGTGTTGTATATCTTTGTTATACTCCAAGAAGTTTTGCATCAATGGGTATGTTAAACACGAAAATTAATGCTTGGAAAAATTTAAGAACCACATCACATTGGCCGCATAATCCACAATTATGTGATATTTATCCAAATACTTTTGGTAATTCATTACCACAAATAGTTCAAATAGTTAAACCAGAAATTGATGATTTAGCATATAGTTTAATCGGATATTAGACCGTTACATACATTTTTTACATTTTAGGTTTATTTTTTCTGTTATACTAATATTATTAATGTGTTTAAAATTTGTTCCGCACCAAAAACATATAATTTCTTTATTACATATACTACAACATACATACAATTTATACAACATGTATTCTCGCAAATTTGACACTTATAAAATGTGCTAAATTCCATATTAATTTTACTCTGTTTGGCGTTACATTTTTGACATAATATATCATTCATTAAAGTTTTTATTATATTCATAATTTACTTTTATATATATAATGAATGAATATGAAATAGGCATCACTTTTTTTGGCGCCGGGGCGGCAGCAATGGCGGACCATGACATCATTTTTTGGCTGGAAGTTAAAACTGAATTCACTGAATTGCTTTGGTAATAGTATATTTATTAATTTCATTTCAATTTTTATAAATCCGTTAAATGTATTGAACGTTTGTATATTATAATAATTATGTTATTTTTGCTTCACATTTTATGTTATGATGTATGGTTTTATCACATACATGTGTTATTACACATGTATAAGTATAAACACATTCATGCGATTCATCATAAAATAAAGTATAATAAATTAACGTATCGTGATACAAATATAGCACATCTATTTGAAAATATAATTCAGCCATTAGGTATATTTATACCATGTATTTATACATGGTCTCCTTTTCATTTTACAATCGCATATATGTTAGTTTATACGCGAGGATTGATGAGGCATGATCGCCAATTTGAAACATGGATAGGCAATCATCATTTATTACACCATAAATATTTTAATTATAATTATGGTGAATATTGGTTAGATTATTTATATGGTACATTATATCCGGATCAAAATGAATATGTGTATGGTTTATTGTATACATGAAAAAATTATAACATAGTTTGAGGTTGATTATTTTCTTGAATAATTCTTTTTACAATATAATTTTCGATTAATAAAAAAATTAATTTGTTAAATAATATTTAACAAATATAATTATATCTTTATAATTATATCTTTATTACTTGTTTTATGGGCGTTTGAAATGAGAAAAGGTGTAAAATAAAAGGATAAGTCATGAGTCAATTGGATACAGTTAAAAATGATACAACCCCAGACCAAAATTATTTCGACATTTGCGTAAGTAATTTCCAATCGAATTCAACGGCATCTAATAAAATATTTAAGCGATAATTTAATTAATTATTTAAAGGGTACATCTAATGAATCATTAACCATTAATATTATCGGTAGTCCTTACATACCTACAATCTGCGTCGGTAGATGGTAAAACTAAAAGAAAGGAAAAAATATGACACGCAGATTAAATCATAAAATTGAATGTAAATTGAACATAGAATATGTATAAAAATGTCTAAATTCATTTGCGATGAATGCGGACAAGAATTCACAAAAAATGGATTACAGAAACACAAGAAACAGTGTGTTCCTGAGTTTCGCGAAACATCCACAAAATTCAATAAGTCATTGAGTAAAGAAGAACGGTCTGCTCAGGGCATATTCTTTACACCAAAAAAGGTAAGAGATATTTTATTTATGAAACTAGAAGAATTAAACGTAACACCTACATCTATATTAGAACCTTCTTTTGGAACAGGAGAGTTCCTGCTAGATGCTAGAAGCATATATAAAGATGCTCATTTAATGGGTGTTGAAAAGAATGAAGCCTTATTTAATTCAGTTGAATGTATGAATAGTTCGCTAGATTGTTGTGATTTTCTTACATGGAAAGGTAAAGCGGATCTTATTATAGGAAATCCTCCATATTTTGTAGTAAAGACAAATTCATTTTCATCAAAGGAAAAAACAGCATTTTCCAAAAAGTATTCGTCTTCTATGACTGGGAGACCTAATATGTACATATTGTTTCTTCATAAATGCTTAGAAGAACATTTAGAACAGGATGGATTTCTTGCATTTATTATACCAACTTCTTTGTATAACTGTGCGTATTATCAACCAATGCGAAATTATATACAAAAAAACACAACGATATGTCATCTTGAGAATTTAAATAAACCAGGATTTTACGAAACGGGACAAGAAACAATGTTAATTGTTCTACAGAAAAAAAAGGTAAATGATGATTATATGTTCAATGCTAACGGAAACATTTATATTTCTACATTTTACAGGGAGTTATATGATCTTACAAAAGGCACTACAACGTTACGTGAATTAGGTCTTGGAGTAAAAACTGGAAATATTGTTTGGAACCAACACAAATCAAACCTTTCAGATGAAGGTAAACTACTTGTGTATTCAAGTAATATTAATAACTCTGAACTGACATTGAATAATCTTTTAGGGATAAAAAAACAGTATGTAAAAGGTATCACTAAACCAACTATTAATGGTCCCGTCATACTTGTAGAAAGAGGATATGGAAACTCTTACAGTTTTAATTATGTGATGGTTCATATGAAAGATTTTTACGCTGAAAATCATATAAACGTGATTTATCCTAAACTTCCTGAGACAATTGTACATTTAGAAAGAGTATCCCAAAGTTTTCAAAGTGAAAAAAGCAAACTGTTTATAAAGTGGTTTGTAGGAAATGGTTCAATGTCCGCCACAGAACTTGAAACATTAATGCCGATATTTTAATGGTTTAACGCCTACTTCCTCCACTACCACCTCTACGCGTTTGAGTTCCTCCTCTACGAGTCTGGGTTCCTCCTCTCCTAGATTTACGTCTCGTTCCACCAGTTTTAAACAAAGTTTTCCAATTCATGTATTAACCATAGAAGTTTTTTTCTAAAGATTCCAGTTTTTGAATCGTGGAAATTATTTTCGTTAATCTTTTTTGTTCTACGATTACTTCAAACATTTTAAAGGCAGAAGAACATACATCATCGCGTGTTTTAAAAAAACTCTTTATCGTTTCCTTGGTGAGGCGTACATATTCATTCATTTCAGACATAGTTAAAGTTCTAAGAGTCCCTTTTATAAATATTTTATTTAAAATATCAAGAAACTTGGGTTCATAAGATTCCAGTAATTTTTGTAGTTGTTTTAAATGAATAGCATATTTAACAACGATTGAATCTTCGGTTGAATCTAAAAATGAAGATAGTTCAGAAATAAATGCGTCTGATTCATGTACGGTATCTGGCGAAACATTTTTCATGCTTTTAATACATTCTTCTAAATGGTCAGTCATAAGAATGGATTTAATGGATAAGAAAATCTGTGCAGCTTGTATTTGTACTTTCATTTTCTTTCTATCATGAGAAATATCAAGTTGATGGTTGCAATAGTCCACATTAAATATTTGATTCATTTTATACAGTATTATTTTTTTCTACGAGTTTTTCGTCTTCCTCCCTGAATAGTACAGTTAGTTTTACAATTGTACTTAGTAAATAAACTATCTAATCTTACTTTTATTTCATTTAATGAACCAGCTTGAATAATTTCATCAAACTCACCATGTTCATTATATAGTTCTGCTAATTGACGTAGATAATATTGTTGAGCGAGAGTTGCCATATTTAGTTGGATTCGTTCTTTTTGATGAGTAGAAGGAATACCAGTGTCAAATAATCTAGTATCATCATGTACTACACGTTTTATTGTACCCTTTGAATAACCAAGTATTTCATCCTCTGATAGAGTGTCTACATTTACTGACATTGGTAAAACATCTAAATCAGTAAAACAGTTTTTTGAATACAAACTAAGGTCTTTATCAAACCCCATTTTACTGTAAGCAAAAAATGCAGGAACATTGGTATATCCTCTTGCTAATTCTAAAATGCCTCGTTTGGGGTGAGGACCATGTTTTAAACAATATAAAAATGCACCTATTAATATTTTACCTGATATTCCACCTGGGTTTACACAAATTAAGTGAATAGAATATATATCAGGTAAAGCTCTACATTCTCCAAGTCTAGTAATTAAAAATCCAGAAATAGCTTGTAATTTTTCTTCTGGTGTAGTAGAAGGCACAGATTCATTTACAGCAACTAAAATATCATATTTATTATTAAACTTTACTCCTTTAATGGCGTCCATGGAATATTTTTGCCCTAACTGAACACACGTTTTCATCGCAATGTCGAAACTAACCTGTCGTGTTAGTGTAGGAGAACTTGACGAGTCTTCTCTCCACCATGTATAAAATTGTTGATGGTTCATTAAAGTGTACTCCAGATGTCCGATTTTAACTCTATATTCTTGTAAAAGGTCATCCGTAAAAAATCGTTCCATAAAGTATCGTGAGCTATTAATACAAACCTTAATTTTAAAATAGTTTAGAAATGTATGAACCAAACATTTATAGGCATTATGTTTTTTTATGCCATTTTATCCTATGTTATTTTTCCAGTTGGATTTTACTATATTGTAGATAAATCTGCTAAAAGTGCAGGGAATGGATTTGTAGTAGGTAGTTTGGTATCTATTGCATTATGGTTAGTAGTAGGTAGAAAACGCATTTAAAAATTGAATGTACTTATAGAGTTAGAATAAAATAAAGATGAAAACTGCATGGGAATTATTCGACGAAGAGTTTCCAAAACCAATACCTAAGGAACGGTGTATGAAATGTTCTTTATGTGATGGAGAAGTTCGAATGACTGAAGATGGATTTTTAACATGTAAAAATAAAAAGTGTAGTGTGGTTCATTTAGATGCGATTGATTTATCGGCAGAATGGCGTTTTTACGGTGAAGAATCATTTTCATCCAATCCAATTCGATGTGGAATGCCGATTAATCCGCTTTTACCAGAATCTTCCATTGGTTGTAAAATTATATGTACTGGGAATGCGTCGTTTAGTATGCGTAAAATAGCAAGGTATACTGAATGGCATTCCATGCCGTATAAAGAAAAAGCAAGATACGATGAGTTTCAGAGAATTATATTGATGGCAAATAACGCAGGAATACCAAAAATGATTGTAGATGAAGCATGTAAGAACTATAAACAAATATCAGAAAAACAATCATTTCGAGGATTAAACCGAGATGGAATTATTGCTGCATCCATATATATTGCTTGTAGGATTCAAAATTACCCCAGAACGTCTAAGGAAATAGCAAGAATGTTTCATTTGGATACAACAAGTGCTACAAGAGGGTGTAAAAACGCAATGTCCATTATTAATGAATTGGAGAAGTCCATTCCTATGGAAAGTCAGACAAAATACGCACCTACAAGTCCGCATTCATTTATTGAAAGATATTGCAGCAAGTTATCCATGAATGTTGAATTGACTAAACTTGCGCAATTCATTGCGATTCAAATTGAAAAAAAAAACATGATACCAGAAAATACACCACAATCTGTTGCCGCTGGAATAATGTTCTTTATGGCAAGAGAATTTAATTTAAACATTTCAGAAAAAGACATTCAGTTAATTAGCGATACAAGTAGCGTTACCATTAATAAGTGTTGTCGAAAAATGGATTCGGTAAAATCTCAACTAATCCCTCCATGTATTTATACGAAATATTGTAAATAATTGTCCAAAAAAACAGAACTAAAAGTGTTTACACCTATTTCAAACGCCGAATAAAAATGAGGAAAACCTCTTTTTTATTTTTTTATATAATTATATGGTTGGTAATGTAATTTTATATTGATAATATTTTTTTATAGTTTGATTTGAACCCATTACCCTTTTCAAAATCTTGTATATTGTTGAATGTAATAATCAAGTAATAAATATAATTTTCCCATTTATTATCACATAGTTCTTTAAAATTTTTATTAAAATTATATGCATATCCAAGATTTTTGATACAAATACCCTTATGGGGTCCTACTTTCCCTTTGTTTTGTAAATATTGACTTGTTTTAATTTTATCAAAGATTTCAGAATCTATATTGACTACTGGCCAACTTCCTTGTTCCTGAAATTTGAGTGTAATTGTATAATCTACTTTTGCGTGAATACCCTCGTTCGGAATTACTTGTATTTTTACCACTTCAAGGTTGCTATCATCTGTGATTTCAGTCTCTCCCAAATCGGAATAGTATTTACCATAAACCGCCTTTGAAATATCACGAAATCTTTTAATTGGTTGCTCCATAATTATTACTTTGTTGTATAATAAAAAGTATTTCAACTTTATATATTTTGTATGTAAAAATATATTAACTGAAAATTTATAATTGGCGTTTGAAATGTAAAAAGGTGTAAAGGGAATTAATAGGTAAACGTGTCGTCTCCAATTATCTGTTGTAAAACCATGTTAACTGCTCTTGTTTCCATTGATTGTTGTATTTTTTCTTTAGATGAAACTAATTTATAATATTTTCTACCAAATGGTGATAATACACTCATTCTTAATTCTTCAACCTGGGTAGGCGTTATAATTTCATCTCCAATAATTTTGCTAAAATATAATATGTTGGTCCATAACAAATATTTTTCTTCATCGTACTGTTGATACCCCTTAAAGTTTCCAATAAATATTAATTCTTTTACATAAACTGAGTTTTCTTCTATCATGTATTTTACTCCTTTAATAAGATTACTAAGGGGTAATGATTCAAATGATAACATTTATAAAACCTTAGGTACTTTTATGATATCAATTTAATATCAATTTAATATCAAATTAATATATAAAAGTACTATCTCCAACAACTTGTTGTAAAACCATGTTAACTGCTCTTGTTTCCATTGATTGTTGTATTTTTTCTTTAGATGAAACTAATTTATAAATTTGTCTATAATACATTGATAATATATGTATTCGGATATCTTTAAAGTATGAACGATTTTTAAGCGCGGTTATTCTATTTTCAGCAACAAAGGATAGATTGTTCCACAATAAATAGTCGTCATCCGTTCCATTATATATACCAACAAATGTTCTAAAATAATAATGCGAAATCTCCTCAATCTTGTATTTTACACCTTTAACAAGATCGGTCGGATTTATATTAACAAATAACATTTTAAAAAAATATGGTTAATGATATCAATTCAATTTAATGAACCTTATAGTTCAGATTCAATAGTAAACTATATACACGCCAATATCTATCATCATTGTAAATGGTACCCTTTGGCCTGAATGAAACTTAACATTTCACAAACGTCCTTGTTTTTTTTAAGTTCTTGTTTGATTGAAAAAAACATGATACAAGAAATACACCACAATCTGTTGCCGCTGGAATAATGTTCTTTATGGCAAGAGAATTTAATTTAAACATTTCAGAAAAAGACATTCAGTTAATTAGCGATACAAGTAGCGTTACCATTAATAAGTGTTGTCGAAAAATGGATTCGGTAAAATCTCAACTAATCCTCCATGTATGAAATATTGTAAATAATTTATAGTACGGATATACGCCAATACCGATTTGTATAAACTGTATAATATCCCTGTTCTTTAATGACCTCCAATAATTCATTCACATCTACTGTATGAATAAACATTTTTTTGATTGAAATAAACCATACTTTATAATTCCCAATAACTTCACACGTCCTTACTTCATAATAAATCTCGTCAGCAATGTCAAGCTCCATCAATAAATAGATTGCTTCTCTTACTTGTTCCGTAGTAATACATATCGGGGTATATTCAATATAAAGCATTTCTAACTATACACTTATAATGTTTATCAATTTTATATGTAAATTAGAACGGTCACCGAAATATCTATTTGTAAACTATATTAAACTATAGATATGCGCCAATATATGTCATCGTTGTAAATGGTATGATACCCTTTGACGTAAATGAACTCCAACATTTCACAAACGTGTCTGTTTTTTTTAAGTTCTTGTTTGATTGAAATAAACCATGCTTTAAATGGCCCAATACTTTCATGTATTCTCGTTTCATAACGAACTGAACAAACTATATCGGTTTCTAGTAAACAATTAATTGCATCAGTAACTTGTTTATCTTCAACCAACATCGAAGTCTGAATGTAAAGCATGATTTATCTTTTTAATTAAGTATATAAAATTAATGTTTCAATTTATTAACGAAGTGTTGGATTTACACATTGTTGTTTCGTTGAATAAATTTGAGTAGAACACGGTGTATTGTCTACTTTTACACAACTACGAATACCTTTCCATTCTCCTACAAAACAATACCCCGGTTTACTTTCAGATGGTTCTGGAATTGGTTTGCTTAACTTATTTACGATTAATTTTGAACCGATTGCGGTTTCATCTACTGCTGTTTTTGTTACATTTTCAGAAAAAGAAAGAACCATGTTTATTAAACTGCGAATGGTTTCAATCGTATCCAATAGATGGTAAATATATGGTTTAACTTTAATATAAATAAAAATTACAACTACTACTATAACGGTTGTTTTTACGTACCAGGACGTATACCACGGTTGTTCTTCCATGATTAGTAATTATATTTTAAAGAATTCTTTAAAATATTATATCTTATCAGATATGAAATATAAATTTATAAATATTAGCCATTATGGAGATATTTTAGCAATACATTCTTCGCTTTATTAGTCATATATTTTTATCATATTGAACACATAATAGAATACGTATTATGTTTTCTATAAGTGGATTTATTAGATATTTTATACGTATATATTTTTGTCCCATTAATTCAGTAATCTATATCCGATTAACATTGTCCTATTTCGGCGTAACAGTGTTATGATGCGTGGAGTAAACTTAAAATTGAATGGTTAAGTCATTGCTTAAATAATAAAAGATGTCTCTTGTTGTTTACGGAATGAGCGTACAAAATAATTCCTTTCACGTAATTGTAGGAGCGGTTTTACTATTTTATACAGCGGCGAGTACACTTTTGGTATTTGCATTTTATAGTTCTGAAATAATACGTGCGAAGATAATCGATAAACTGATACAATTGGAAGAAACAAATCATGATTTAACTGATGTAATAGTGGCATTAAATGAAAAAGTGTACAAAATGAACTCAAAATGGAAGCGAAAACATGTTAGTTTAAAAAATAAAATTACAACAACATGCGATTCATTGAAAGAAGACATTGAAACTTTCCAAACCGCGATGGATTTCCAAGACACTATGAATTGTGAAGAGTTTGTGAATGTGAAAGAAAAAATTACCTGTATGGTTGACTATGTGAATAAAATTGCAGATCTACACCCAAAAATGAATGGTCCAGAACTTAATGAACTTTTACAACTACTAAATAAGATAGATGCGTCCGTTTCAAATGACATGAATGACCTCCGCCTAGAACTTGCGTCTTGTCATGAACGAATACAGTTATACGCGGAATGTAACGGTAAAAATAAACAAGACATAAGTAAGTTGAATGAAACCGTTACAGCATTAAAATCGATTGAAACTACAACGGACCAAATTACTGCACGAGTTACTGACATTGAACACTCTAATGTGTATGCTTACGGTAAATGCGTATTACATAAGACTCTGGGTTATGGTAGTATTGCGTCTCCAGTAGTTGATGGGAACATATACGTGTTATTTGATTACGCACGAACCACCCTGAATGTAAAATGTACTACTATTACAGTTGAACCACGTAAAACAAGAAATGTTCATTCTATGGACGTATTTCGCATACAAAATAAAGTAGAATGTATATATATAACAGGAGTGGTGGTGGGGCGGATGGAGGAGTGTAATGGTCGGATATGTGATGAATTGTTGCGTTGTCGTCATGAAGTGATATGTGATAAATCTGGTAATAATAGGAGGCGTAATGATAGCCATTGTTTCAATATTTCTGCATTAACAAACTTAGATATTGAATCTAGTTGTGTAATCGGTAATACTGAAGCGAAGTTTGTTCGAGTACGTACATTTTGCGACGTATTAAATGATTACACTGGATGAACTGGAATCCATTTCTTAAATGGTTCGTGCCATAAACATTTCATCTTAATTTCTTTTTCAGGTGTATCAAACAACTGATTCATATAAGAACTGCGTACGTAAGTATCTATGTAAGCAATGGAACTTGTAGAATGATTGTTCACTTCATAAATGTCGCTTTTTGTAGTAGATTTAATTGTAAATACATCAGTCTTTTTTTGATTCATGTAATGGAACCATCCAGTCGCATGAACAATTTTAAGACTATATGTTTTATATATAGGTTCAAAATTAGTACATGTCGTTGACATGAGTGGAAACATAAAAAAACAAGAGGATGAATGGTTTTTAAGATATAAAATAAGAATTTCTCTAAATAGGGCACATTTCTGTAAATAGGAACATGTCACTTTTTCATTCTTATAGTAAAATAAATCATCAAATAAAAAACATTCTTTCGATTCATAGTGAATCAATGTACCACTAATAACTGTACCATTCATTTCTGGAAGGAAATCAACGGTAACAATCGTTTGTTTTTTAGAACGTCTATCTATAAACATACATTTATCGGTAAACCATGCATAACATTGTTTACCGTAAGGTTGCGCTACATACACACAATCGGTTAGATTTGGCATGGTATACACATTTTTTTCAATTGGATGACAAATGGGTAAATTCATGTATACTTTACACATGAGATGTATTTATATTTGTTTTTTTAAATTGCCTTAAATAATCTTGCAGTGGATCCAATGATTTATTAATTTCATTGTATTTTACTTGATTGATGTGAATTGTATCGTATACTTTTGGAATGGTTAAGTTTGTTTTTAAATAATTATACAAGTGATGTAATAGAATCATTGAAATAAGAGTAAGAATTGCCGTATATAAAATATCAAACATAATAAGTATAGGTTAAATAAAAGTTGGAGTTTAAACACGATATATCAGATATTGTAAATCGTCATTCAACGTGTCTTTTCCATTTAAATCTTTAACCCTCAGCCTCCACAATATCTTCTTGTCTTTCGCAAGCGTCGTCTATACTTTCTGGTTTGCATTACTATGTATTTCTAAAATAAAATTGATAATTTATTGTAGAAATAAGCTACAAAATGAATAAACTAAAATCTGCCATACTAGATACAATCATTCATTATGCAAATGACGACTGGGTGAGTGATGAGTATGATTGGACAGATGATTTCATAGAAAATTATTTTAAAAATTGGTTTTATGATGCAAACAGTTGCTTTTATTTCATAGATAATGACGGAATAGTATATCATGATATGCTATACGTTCTAAATAAACACGGATACCCTTTTATGAAAACGGTGGATACTTTCAATACATTTGTGGTTCTTACAGCAAAGATGTCCTTTTATGACGATATTATTATGGAACATATTCAAAATATTTTCCGTGTTAAAAAACTAAAACAATTGGTTCCTTGTATTATTTACAAAAAACTGTTGCCTGAGTTATGTCAACCCATTTTAAAATATATTGGTAAAAAGTATTAATGAAAATAATTCATCCTAGAAAAATACTATATCTTTCAAAAGTAACCTGTTCCGATTGCGTTGAATTAATTTTATCGTTTGCTTTTAAATCTATCAAAAACAAACATTGTGAATTGACTAATCGAATAGGACTTGTTTTAAAAAGTGGATTTTCTAGAACTTGTGTAGATGAGTTATTTTATTACATTTGGGATGACCCAGAAACGATTGTTTTTGGTCACATCAATACATAGATGGTAAAAGGGTAACTCTTTCCAATGTAAATTGTGTAAAATGTGGAAATTATGAACCATCTATATCAAATGTAGTAAATAATAGTATTCTTTGTTCATGTCCTACGTTTTTTTGAGTTTTATACTGATGTAACTCGTAAAAATTGAAAATAATAGTGTTCATTTTTTTTAAAAAATGAAAATAATTCATCCTACCAAAATATTATACCTTTCAAAAATAGGATGCGCAGACTGTATACCTTTAATTCTTTCGTTTGCGTTTAAAGAAGTAGAAGAACATCAACGAGAACTGTTACGGACAGTTCATCAGATTTTAAAAAATGGGATAAGAAGAACGCATATAGATGCAATGTTTTATAGAGTATGGAATGACCCAGATAATGATTGTAAATGGATGCATATTTACAATGACGGAAAACGTACTCATATTTCAGGATTAAATTGTGTAAAATGTGGAAATTATGAAGTTCCGTTTAACCCAACACTAAAAAATAATTCTATTATTTGTTCATGTAATACATTTTGTGAGTTATATGAAGATTTAGAATTAAGATGACGCACTTCTTAATATAATAGCTGCCAAGTCATTTGCTTCGGATAGTTGTCTAACAGCTAAATCATCAACTATTCCAGCTGTATATAAATTATACGACATTCTGGAAACTACCTCAAATAGTATCGACCGTAAGAAATTAGCTGGTGTATTTAAACTATGATCTATTGGTTCGGATAATGCCATTGCGCCTGGTGAAATATCCCCCAGTGCTGCAACCCGAACAACTTCAGCTCTTGCTAGTAGTGAATACGCAGGATATTCAATTGTACTTTCATCCAGGTTTTGTTGCATGCATGTAAGTATGATGTTGTGTAAGCTTACCTCCGTTCCGCTATGGTCGTGCTCTAATGGAATATTCCCTATAGCAGCGGTTTGAAGTTGAGTATATTCTAGTTGAAAGTCGTTTATACGACGTATGAAATTAGTATATCGTTGCATTTGTCTATATTTATCTATAGCCCCTAGGTTTGCATTAGTTATAGTTATTTCTCTGATTAACGCAGCAAGGTTTGCGTTTAATCTCATAATGGTATCGACTATTTGTTGATTTTCTACAGAATAGCGGCGTAGAAATTCTCGAGCCAATATGCTACGATATTTAGATTCATATTCTCGTTCATACATACGAATTAACACCTGTTGAAAACTACATATTATATTTATATCAATACCTCCTAAAATACCTCTTATAATATGATAAACCGAATATAATACTGCCCACCAATGCCCGTGTCCAGCAGCAGCAGCATTATACGGGTTTAGCCCACCAGCAAACCGTGAAATATCTTCTAATCTTTCATTTATTGTCTGATTAATAGTAGTATAGGCTTGAGTTAATTGATCTCTAGTTAATCTACATAGAGACTCTATAAGTGACATATTAAACATAGGGGCCTTGATTGAAGGAAATAAATATAGCCTATCTAACGGAGGCGGGCTGATACCAATATATACAATATTTAATATTGTCAGAAAATTTATTTCAGTTTGATTATATCCGTTTCCTATATAGGTTCCATCTGCGTTTGTTCTAACCCGTCCACCTTTTACATTCATTCTTCTGGTTTTTACATTCGTTCTTCTGGTTTTTTTCTTCATAGTATATAGTAGAAATTAATGTGATTTATAAAATAAATATAACCAGAATAAACTTAATACAAAAGCAATCATGCAACTTTTTATAAGCCATTCTTCTTTATCTTCATGTATGGAATCTACAACAATAAGTAAAATAAACCCAATTTTAATCCAGAATAAAACCCGTTGGCGATTGTATAGTAAAATAGAATCAGACAACATTCGTTTGGACGTAACGTCCAACAATTCAAACGATGTGTATTCTTGTAAATTATGTTTTACTGTTTTTAGTTTTTGTATTTCTACATCACCAGTATCAACTTTCCTTTGAAATAAAGAAACCTTTCCATCTATTTCAGTTTGAAGACTTTTTATTTTTTTTGTAATTCCATTTAAAAGTGAAACTTGTTTCACATAATCATCTGATATTTCTGCTTTATAGGCTGGATATGTTTGTATTGTTTTATCAAGTTGATTCACATATTCTTTATTCAATACATTTTTTTTATCATCGAATTGATTTGGTTCAAGCGTAGTCATTTTAATTGAATTGTACATTTTTTCCATACTCTATCCCTTTAAAAAAATGGTTTTAATTCTAGCGTTTTATCTAAGGATGTATGTATTGGCGTCGACATTGGTACAACCAGCGTGCTCGCATCATGTAAGTACTTGAGGTATCCCTGTGCTTCTCCAAAAATGCGTGGAATACAATAGTCCAAAACGTACTTGTTTAATTCTTTGATTTGGTCTGTAAGATGTGTAGGTCTATTTTCAGAATGTTCTAAAAACATGGCGCGCATAATCATTTTTAAATCTGGATTAGATTGTTGTGAAATCAAATAGGTACCCCTTGAATGTTTATACACTCCTGCCCTAATACCATTTTGCAGAATTTGTTGATTTTGAATAGAGAAAAACGCAAGGGATAAAGGAGTGTCTGTCCAATTACCAGTCATCGCGTCGTCGTATCTGGATGTGTAAGTAGGTATTTTGTCATATAGAGAAAGTTGGTTTGGTGCATTCAATAAATCAATGCGCCCATTGGATATCATAAACTACGTTACTATTTTAAAAAAAAATATAGAATGAAAATATGACATTGGGTACTTTTCAAAACTCTGCACTAGGAATATCCATTATAGTACTGATTGTTTGTTTAATTATATTGGGCATTATTTTAATGAAAAAACCTACATCTTCTTCAAGTGTAGACATTTGTCCAGACTATTGGACCACATCCAATTATTTAAATCCCCCCAGCGCTTGTAAAACATCTGAGTTTGGGTGTTGTTCAGATAATACTACTTCTAAAACAGATGCAGATGGCTCGAATTGCCCAATTCGTTGTTATAATTCTCATCAATTAGGAACGGTTTCGTCCTCCTGTTCCTCTATACCAACAACTATGGATTTTAGTACAGATGATTACACTGGAAGTAGTGGCATATGTAATAAACAAAAATGGGCAGACCAATGTGGTATTACATGGGATGGTATTACAAATGTTTCAAATGCCTGTTAAAATATAGAGTAAAGACTATGATTGTCCAAGTTTTCATATTTTTGTTAGTTTTAGCACTATGGGTTCAAATTAAACCGGAAGGATTTTCACAATTATGGGCGAATGAAGATAAAATGGATTATTCTGGAAATGACATTAGTAGTTTATCTGGAGTATCTTTTAATGATTGTAAGAAAAAGTGTATTACAAATTCTTCTTGTAAAGGAATAGTTACCGATTTTTCAGGAGATGGTCCAGGAAATTGTTGGTTAAAATCAGCATTTGGAACGGGTAGTTCTAACGATACTAGATTTACCTATAAATTAAATCGTCGTTAAATAGTCATTTGCGAGGCTTCTCCATATCCAAACCCTTCTTGTTTATCTTTATGGATACCTTTAAATAAAACAAGTCCTAAAGCAATAAATAATAGAAGGAACGGAAATAATACAATAATCCAACTAATTGAAGTATTTATTTTACAAATTATATTAAGTAGCCACGTCCAGAACAAAATATAAACGGCGTTGCATATAAGCAACATTCCAGTGTTTGAATGTCTACAAGAATAAATTCCAAGAGAAAATCGATTCGGTGTTCCTATATTTTGTAACAGAATAAATATAAATGTAACTGTGGATAAAATAAAATAAAACTTGGCTGGATTACATAACTTGTCGTATAGTTTCATAGTAAATGTAAGTATTATTATTTTAAAGATTGTATTCTCCAACTAGGATCAACCTCTTTATAGGAACCATTCATTACCGCATTAGATTCATTAATAGAATGTCCTATACTTCTTAACCCATTTACAATGGCAGATGGAAACAGAGTACTTCTTGAATCAAACCCTCCATATTGCCTGGATGAATTTGTGAAAAGTAATGGTTTATTATTATAAGGATAATAAGCTGTACCGCCTATTTTACGCTTTATTCTTCGAGTCTTTCGAGGTAAGTATTTTTTATTTTTTAATTCTGTATCTTTTAAATCATTTGTATCAAATCGATTAAAGTATGCTCTATCTCTTTTATCTGCCTTTGATGCATTACCAGCAGCATCTCCTTTTAACATTTTATTTTTTGAAAATAATTCCCATGTCTGAACTCTATAATGATTTAGATGTAAATAACTTTCTTCTAATAGTGTTTCTGTAATTTGTGTATAATAATTTGCAGCGGGCTTTCCAGTTGATAACTGTTCATTTTTACAGTCCCCTTTTAGTTTTGCATCATGAATATGCATTCTAATAAGATCTGGTCCTCTAACAATACATTTTTGTTCAATCACTTGTAGATCATTCGTACTTGATTTTAATGGATATTGTTGTCTGTAAATAAAGTTTTGTACAATAGAGGAAGGTTGTTTTTTTAAATGAGAAGACCCAAACATTTTCCATGGAATTACAATTTTATTTACGCATTTTGAAACCGTTTTCAAGTAATCTTTGATGGTTCTATATTGTTTTCTAGAATATAAAAACTCATCCGAATCGACTAAAATAACCCAGTCAAACTTTTTTGCATTTTTTAAATGATAATTTAAATGTTCGACTTGTACAAATTTTTTGGGGTCTTTGTGTAATGTAATTACTCCACTATTCACATAATCTTGGATTTCAGAAAGATAATTGTCTGTACTTCCATTATCTGTTAAAAAAAAATAATCCACACCTTCATTCATATAATGTTTTATCCATTCACGTAAACAATCCCCATTGTTTTTAAATACGCTAACTAAAGCAAGTTTACACATATAGTATACTATTATTTTAATACTAAGTGAATATATGATTCCGCGTACGATATGGATTTACTGGGATAAAAATCCAACTTCTTTAATTCAACGTATAAAAAAACACAATGAGAATATTTTAGTAAATTGGAAAATTATTTATTTAAATTCTATTACATTAAGAAAGTACATTTCAACCTATCCATCTAATTATGATAAATTACTTCCACAACATAAATCAGATTGGATTCGTTCTTATTTATTAACAAACCATGGTGGGTGTTGGTGTGATGCGTCCATTATATTTAATTCAACAAATGAACTTGAATTAATATGGGAAAAAAGTAATAAAATTAAAAGTATTTTTACAGGATTTTACAAAACGTCGATAGAAACCCTTGATAATAAAATAGATGGAATCCCTACAAAAATAGAAAATTGGTTTTTCATGGTACCAGTAAATAGCATTATTATGAAAAACTGGCTACAAGAGTTTACGCGCGCTATAGAAATTGGATTTTTAAAATATAGAAATGAATTAGTTGGTAAAATAAATTTAGATATTTATTATCCACATGGTATAACAGATGATGTATATCTAATACATCACATGATTTTACAATATGTAATCAGACATAGTAAATCACAATCGATTTTGATGATGGATGCGGATAAAACTATGTTTAAATTACGGTCTCAATGCTTTAAAAAGAATAAAACGTCGAGACATAAACGGTCCATTTGCGTAATGAATAAACTAAAACGAAAATCATCTAAGAAAATACCATTTATTAAATTATCTAAATGTGAAAGAAACACAAGAATAAATATTGATTCAGTATTAAGTAAAACTAAAAAAATGAAAGGGGGGGTACAAATAGTAAATAAACCACCATCTACTTTTACAGAACGAACCATTCATTGCTATGATTGTGCGCCAGCAACACTTAGTTATTTAAAATATATTACACCTAAATTGCGAACATATTTAGCGTTTAGAATGGGAGATGGAATAAGCGCGGTAGACATGTTAAAACTAATGAGACTTTCATATGGAGACGATTATGATCCGAGATGGGATCATGTAGACTTAACCGATGCAAATGAAATTGAAGATTTCGATTTACGCATAGGGCAATCCGCTCTTGCTGGTTATGGTTTAGAAGAAAATTTTCCTAGTCCTGAAGACGAGGAAGGATACTCTATGGCACATTATTTTGCAATATCAAGAACATCTGAAGGTTATATGGCACATGATCCTCAAATAAAACAGGATATTTCTTTAATTGATTATTTAAGAGATAGAGGTTTAACCTCCTTTATAGTACTTATGGCAGACAGAGCGGAAATGGAACCACTTGAGTATGGGGATTCTAGAATAACAAAAGAAATAATTGATGAAGTGTTTCCAGAAGGATATTCTGTGAATTTGGATTTGGTTGATGATAATGGTGATTTTATCGATAGTCCATCAAGTGATGAGGACAGTTAGACTCTTGCCTTTTTATATAGTGCTATCATACTACGTTTTGTTTTTTTGTTTGCAATACGGTCTTTTATCGCTTTCGTGTATTTATGTTGAATGTTTGTATCATTATTGTCTCTTGGCAAAAAATATGAATATTTATAAACATACGTAATTAGTTTAGAAAAAATCAAATAATCGGCCACATGTATCACAGAATTGTCAAGATTATATTTTCCATCGTACAAGCTATTTATTAGAGAGATGGCAGCTTTTTTATGTATAATGTACGCAATCGTATTATAATCAATATGACATTTTTGTTTGCAAATGGGTGCCCATAAAGTATATAGATTTTTATAAATCCTGGTAGTATTTAATTTTAAAACTTCCCAATCAGATGGAGCTTTTTTTATAATTTGTTGTATCGTAGTATTCCAATAAGGTTTATAATCAAGAGATACATCGTCTTCAAATATAAGCGCAATTTCATGGGGTGATTTAGAAAAGGTCCGAATGGTTTCTAAATGTGATAGTAAACAAGCATACTCATTAATCGTAACATTATTATTTGCACTTAATACGTCAGGCGTAAGTTTAAAATGACTAAAAATGTTGTGTTTTTTTGAATCAAATGCTTTTATTCTATGAGAAGGAACATTAAATATTGAATCTTTTAAAATGCGGTTCATATGAGAAAATCTATCACGCGACCTATCTAAATTAATCCAATAAATAACATCCATACATATTACATCTATAATATTTGTTAAGTATCATTTAAAAAATTATGAACGAGTGTTTCTGTGTTGTTATTTTCAACATTTCCAGTTAAGTAAGCATTTTTATAAATTTCACGAAGAACCTCATCTGGAGCAGTAGACCCAATTTTATATAATTTTCTGGTTTTCAAGTACGTTCGTATGTCGCTCATAGAATGTTTATCTATCTTTTTTTTATCTTTTGTTATTTTTGCGTGCGTTTCTTTATCCTTTATAAGCACTCGTACAATATTATCTGTTTTTCCAAATGCTGAATAGTGTTTAATTGTTTTATTTTTAGTCTGGCGAAATGTTGGAGTTTTTCCATTTTTTAAACAACCATAAGTAGGTGCTTTTTCGATTTTAATAGTTTCACTTTCTATAATTGGAGTTACATTAACAATTTCCGCAATAGGAAGTTCTATAGGAATTATTTCTTTAATGGTTTCTTTAGGAAAAACTTGTAAAGATTCAATTAGTTCTTTTTTACAGTTTTTTTTTGTTTTATTTTTCTTAATTAAAAAGGACTCAGGTGTAATTTTAATTTCTTTATTCATTGAATTTTAATCAGAATAAGTTAATTTAAATGAACCGCATTTTTTATAGATAAATAGTATGTCTCCGAATTATGCAAGTTCACTGAAAAACATGTTTAAGTCTCCTAAACGAAGCCGTGGGAGACCTCGTACTCGTGCTCTTAGATCACCTAATCTATGTGCGCCAGGAGTTATGCGTAAAGCATGTCAACCTCCAAATTGCACATGGGTACATTCGTCTGATATTGAGCGACAGCCTAACTATTGTCGTCGAAAAACAAATAAAAGAAGAAGAGCATAAATACTTTAGGAGTTTTTTTTATAGATAAATAGTATGTCTCCGAATTATGCAAGTGCAATAAAAAACATGTTTAAATCTCCTAAACGAAGCCGTGGGAGACCCCGTACTCGTGCGCTTAGGTCACCTAATCGCTGTGCGCCAGGAGTTAAACCTAGCGAATGCAGATCTAGACCAGAATGCAGAATGGCATTCTCAGCGGATACTTCCAGAAGAAAGGATTTTTGTCGTCGAAAAACAAATAAAAGAAGAAGGGCATAAATACTTTAGGAGTTTTTTTTATAGATAAATATTATGTCTTCTCCTTCCATCTTCGACGACACTATCGACCCGAATCGACAAAAAGTTTTCAAAAAGAGCCGTGGGAGACCTCGTACTCGTGCTCTTAGATCACCCAATCGATGTGCTCCAGGAGTTAGTGAAGCTATGTGTTTATCAGCAGCATATGCGCCTCATTGTCAATATATATACACGCGTGATAAAAGGGATTATTGCCGCAAACGAACGAATAAACGAAGAAGGCCTTAAAATGCATCACGTTTAGCCTCTTTCATGAAACTAACACTTGTAACCATGGGTTCAAAGAATGGTGCTCTGCCCGATTCAGAAGTTTCACCCATTCCATCTACGATATCTAAATCTGATATGGAATTATAGTTAAATTCATAGGGAAGTAGTTCCATAAACCCTTTTACTGCACTAGCATGATTTTTACGGGTCGCTTCTACCTCAAATCGAATGTTTGGAGAAGCGGATGATTTTATGGAAGGAAATTGAACGTCGCCATTCAATCCATCCATGAATGCGTTAAACGCATAATCTGAAAATGGAATTGAATCTGCATTGTTGTAAACACGTCTTCCAATGAGTGAAAGCAATGGAATAATAGTTGAATGTTCAAGCAACATTTGACAAGATACAAGATTATCCTTATCAATCAAGTCTTGGAAAATAGCTTGGATTGATATGTTTTTAAATGGAATGTCATATGTGTTGCCAAGCAAACATACTTGTACCATGTATTCTCTAATTTTTAGAAGGATAGTTGGAATAATTGTATCCACTTGAACCATTGGTCCAACATTGGATAAAACCGAAACATCCGATTGGGAAATGTTTGGAACACATTTAACCGTATAAGAATGCGTCATTTTTGAGCGAATCACGCGCGAAATCTCTTCGCCCGTCCACAAGTTAAATGAACAATGAAATATACCAGGATGTTCCGTCATTGCATCTGGATACGTTGTTGTTTTACGAACCGGACTGGTTGCTTCCCCTTGAACATGGAAAATGACGTTTCCAGTTAAAGAGTTTATATAATTTAAACAGGTTTGATTCATTGGACCAAGAAGGAAAATGTGTGTTGTGTCTGAGTATGACAATGGGAGTTGTTCGCGTTTCAACACTTGGTCATCTGTATATACTGTAGCCAAACTAGAATGATGTTTATCATGTTGTTTCTCATCAAGGTATATTGTCGGTACGTACATGAAATTTTCATTGAATGTGTCATTGTCTAGAAGCGCAATCCCAGCAAGAAATCCATCGAAAATGGGTTCTTTGCTTTTACCAGCAGAGTCATACGCAAATGCGTATTCACCAATTTTAGTTAATTTTTCAGTTTTCAAACGTTCAAATATGCAAATGTTATCCATTCGCAGTTCCTTTGACCCGGTAAGTTTTGAATCGTATGAGATTTGGATAAACATTTTGATATTTGTATTTCGTTGTTTATTATCATTCAATTTTTTTTTACAAATTAAGTAAATCATAATAATTTAAAGATAAAATTGATAAGTAATATTGTTTAAAATGGTATCAAAAATGGATACATGGAGCGCAATTAATGCTTATTTCCAAGGAGCTCATCTTCAACGTCTTGTTCAACATCAGATTGAATCATACAATGAGTTTGTTATGACGCAGATACAACAAACGATTGAACAATTTAATCCGGTGGTGATTCATTCAGACCAATATTTTAACAAAGATTTTAAAAAGTACAGTCTTGAAATTATGATTCGATTCACTAATTTTCAAATTAATAGACCGCAAATTCATGAAAATAATGGTTCTACAAAAGTAATGTTTCCACAAGAAGCACGTCTTCGCAATTTTACTTATGCAGCTACTACAACCATTGACATTAATATTCAATATTTTGTAAGAACCGGACCAGAGTTGGAAGATGTGCAATGTTTCAATAACGTTATTAAACAAATACACATTGGAAAACTGCCCATCATGCTTAAATCATCAGCATGTGTTCTTACACAATATTCTCATTTGAGTCATAGTATTACTGGAGAGTGTCGGTATGACCCAGGAGGATATTTTATTATTAATGGTTCTGAAAAAACTGTGTTGGGACAAGAACGAATGGCTGAAAACAAAATATATTGTTTTCCAGCAAGTAATTCTCACAAATATTTGTTTCAAGCTGAAATAAAGTGTTCGCCAGATTCAAAACGTATTTCTCCAAAACAAGTTAATTTATATTTAATGAAAGTTGCAAATGGTGAATTTGCGATACACGTGAATCTTCCGCGCATTCGAAAGTTCATTCCAATTGGAATTGTATTTAGAGCTCTTGGTATTATTTCAGATTTACAATTGTGTCAATTCATGACGTTAAACTCGCCCGATAGTGAAATGAATGAATTATTGCGAGGTACCATAATGGAAGCATCTACGTGTCTTACCGAAGAAGACGCAATTTTATATATTGCAGGACATGTCATGTTTACACCAATGTACACAGACAAACCATTATTGAAGAAAAGAGAATTTGCATTGGAGGTTATCCGAAACGATTTATTTTCACATTGTAAAACGAAAGATCAACAAATTCATTTATTGGGATACATGGCGAATAAACTATTAATGTGTGCCATGAAACGACAGCCATGTGACGACCGCGATTCTTATTTAAATAAAAGGGTTGGCTTGACAGGTACTTTACTTAATGATTTATATAGAAACTATTTTAACAAAATGGTGAAGGATATGCAGAAGCAAATCATTCGTGAAATGAATACAGGTTCATGGAAATCAAAAGAAGACTACGTTCAAATCATTACTCCTACAAACGTATATAAAATCGTAAAATCAACCATGATTGAAAACGGATTAAAACGCGCATTGTCTACTGGAGATTTCGGTACGAAACAAATGAATAGCAATAAAGTAGGGGTGGCGCAAGTATTGAACCGTTTAACGTATGCGTCTAGTTTAAGTCATCTTCGCAGAATAAATACCCCGTCTGGCCAAAGTGGAAAACTAGTTGCGCCACGTAAGTTGGCTAATAGTACGTGGGGATTTTTATGTCCTGCTGAAACACCAGAAGGTCAATCCGTTGGTATTGTTAAAAACATGAGTTACATGACGCACATTACAATTAGATCAGATAGTTCTTCTCTGTATAAACATGTAGAACCCTTTTTAATTCCATTGTCACTTGATTCATCCACGAAAGTGTTTGTAAATGGAACGTGGGTTGGTAACTCTCTCCAACCACAAGAATTATACAATGACATGAAAACTAAAAAAAGTTCATCGGTTATTAACATATACACGTCTATTGTATTTGATTACAGATTAAATGAAATACAGATTTGTAATGATGCTGGAAGGTTGGTTCGTCCAGTATTTAAAGTACGACATAATCAATTGTTATACAATGAAGAAATAACGTTATTATTGAAAGAGAAAAAACTATTCTGGGACGATTTAATCATTAGTAAAACAAACGAAGCTGTTATTGAGTACATTGATCCATGCGAACAAAACGCAGCAATGATTTCAATGACGCCGCAATTCGATAAAAAGTATAGATATACTCATTGTGAATTGAATCCAAGTACAATTTTTGGTGTACTGGCGTCGTGTATTCCATTCCCCGAACACAACCAATCTCCCAGAAATACGTATCAATGTGCCATGGGAAAACAAGCAATTGGAGTATATGTAACGAATTATCATACTAGAATGGATAAAACCGCATGGGTTTTAAACTATCCACATAGACCTCTTGTTGATACGAGAATTATGCATATGTTAAAACTAAATGAATTGCCTTCTGGAACACCAGTCATTGTGGCTATTATGTCACATACTGGATATAATCAAGAAGACAGTATTATGATTAGTCAAGGGGCAATTGACAGAGGGTTATTTAGAACGACCGCGTTTGAAACAAAACGAGACGATAACAAAAAGACACACGGAGAAGATGAAATTCGGTGTAAGCCTGATGAACAGAGAACAAAAGGAATGAAGTTTAGTAATTATTCTAAGATTGGACCAGATGGACTAATGCCAAAAAATACATTGATTGAAAACATGGACATTGTAATGGGTAAAGTGTCTCCTTTAAAAGATGCCAGAAATGATCCGACTAAAAAGATTAAATTTGAAGATGAGAGCAAGTATCATCGAACGGATGAAGTTTGCTATTTAGATGAAAATTACATTGGTGTAAATGGAGATGGATACACTACATGGAAATGCCGAATTCGTGCAGATAGAACTCCTGAAATCGGTGATAAGTTTAGTTCTAGACATGGTCAAAAAGGAACAGTTGGAAATATTATTGAAGAAGTAGATTTACCGTTTACTGAAAGCGGATTAAAACCAGACATTATTATTAACCCTCATGCGATTCCATCTCGAATGACGATTGGTCAATTGAAGGAAACGCTACTTGGTAAAGTATTATTGGAATTGGGAATTTTTGGAGATGGTACAGCATTTACAGATTTAGCAGTGTCTACCATTTCAAAAGAATTATTAAAAGTAGGATATGAATCAAATGGAAATGAAATCATGTACAATGGATTATCAGGAGAACAGATGGAAATGAGTATTTTCATAGGACCGGTATTTTATCAACGATTAAAACACATGGTCGTAGATAAACATCATAGTAGGTCGAAAGGACCAATGGTTAATTTAACACGACAACCAGCAGAAGGAAGGTCTAGAGATGGAGGTCTTCGTTTCGGAGAAATGGAAAGAGATTGTATGGTTTCACATGGTGCCGCAGCATTTACAAAGGGACGAATGTATGACGCATCAGATGCGTTTGTTGTATATGTTTGTAAAAAATGTGGTGTTATTGCTTCTCATAATAATGAAAGCCACATTCATTTATGCCGACTATGTGAAAATAGAACAGATTTCAATAAAGTATATATGCCTTACGCATGTAAATTATTATTTCATGAATTAATCACTATGAATGTAGTACCAAGAATGATTACAAAATAATTTAATTAGATTAAATATATTTTAAGTGTAAATAGTATGATATATAAAATTTACGGAGAAAGAAACTCTGGTACAAATTTTCTTGAAAAAATATTAAAAATTAATTTTAATATAACAATACAACAAAATGAATGGAAGCATTCTATTCCATTAAAAAAAGAAGATGATTCAACTGAGTTTATAATTATACGAGAATTACCAAAATGGTTAAGTTCAATGTATTCATCTCCTTATCATTTAAATCGACATAAAAACTTTACAGATTTTTTAATGCTACCTCAAAGTGTATCCGAAGGTGAAAAAGATGAACATACTGTAGATAATAATAAAACTATTTTTGATATTCGTTATTCTAAATATAATGGGATGATGCGTCATTTCAATACATATAGACGTGTATGTATAGTAAATTTGGATTATATTCAAAAAGATGTAAATTGTAACTATTTTTTAAAAAGTATTAATTCTATTTATAAATTAAATAAAACAACACCCTATATAACTAATTGTCTACATACAAAAGACAACTCTACTTACAAAAATCGTAATACAATAATAAAGTCGAATGATTATTTATCTATTATTAATTCAAACTTAAATGACAAAATCGAACATGAAATTGAAGCATTAACGTTTAAAATTAAAGAGTAAGTGTTTTTGTTAAAAAATGGAAAAACTTGATTATTATCTTGCTCAAAATAAAATTCCAAATATTATTTTCCATGGACCACCTGGTAGCGGTAAGAAAACATTATTAATCCAATTTATTCAAAAAATATATAGTAAAGAAGATTTGCCGCAACAAGTAATGTATGTAAATTGTGCTTATGGTAAAGGAATTAAGTTTATAAGAGATGACATTAAATATTTTTCTAAAATGAAAACACATAGTCATTTTAAATCAGTTGTATTATTAAATGCTGAAAAATTAACATCTGACGCACAATTTGCGCTTAGACGATGTATTGAACAATTTAACTACAATACACGGTTTTTTATAGTTACGTCAGATAAATATAAATTACTGAAACCAATTTTATCTAGGTTCTCAGAACTTTACATTTCATCTCCTATAAACTTACATTTATCCAACTTAAATAAATCATTTCCCTTTAAAAAATATGAACATGAACGACAGTGCTCTTTTAAAAAGATAATGAATATATTAACACCGTTAAATGTATATGAAGTCGCTACTACACTATATCAAAATGCTCATTCTGCATTAGAATTAGAAAAATATGTGGAAGAGGTCGATATTGATACAAGAGAAAAATATACATGGCTGTTGTATTATTCTAAAATTAGATGTGAATGTAGAGATGAAACATTACTGTTATATATGCTTCTTTATTTTTATATGTGTCGAAAAGAGTTACCTATTGAATTATTTATGTAATATTCGTACAAAATCACTAGTTAATTTCTATAATGGTACTAATGGATGACAATAATATACCTACATTACACGATTCACAATTTGAATGGGCTTCACGATTAACCAGAATTCTTCATCCTTTGATATATGAAGGTATAAATGCAATGTTTCAAGAAGCAGTAGCCATTTGTAAACAATCCGAAGAACAAGAAAAGTATCTCATGACGTTTCAAAGTATTTTATCAAGAATTTCAAAATGGAACGAAGAAATTGTAAATAAGGAAACAAAACGTATCATTGAAAAAGGTGGTTGTAATCATTTAGAAGATTTATTGACGTGTGTTCATATTGCTGAATTGAAAATATTAACCGCAGTTAGAACCGGAAAGGCACAAAAAAAAGTAGATATTAACATACCAAAACTATCCTTATTTATACACAAAGTATATATTGGAGTATCTAGAGACCTTTACGCAAATGCTTATTTATTTGAAACAGGTGTTGCTCCATTAGTATTTCAACAAAATCGATGTAAAATAAATGAGTACATAAAAATGGCTATGATAAATGTGATTCGTGATAGTATTCCAGTGGAACAGTTATTACGCGCTTATTTAGATGAAACAACTGACTTAATTAAGGAAAAAGAAGAACCGGTTGAACCTAAAAAGGAAATTAGTTTTTCGAATACAGATAATGCAATTACAGTAGACAATGTACCCATTATAATTGATGCGCCTAAAGATAATGAAACACTTACTCGTTTAGCTGAAGAAAGAGCTAAAAAGGAAGAAGTAGTAGATGATACAGATAAGATTAAAATATCAAATGAAATTGTGACACTTGAAGTAGAAGATTTAAGCGCTCCAAAAGAAGAAAAGATTGATCTGGATATTCAAGTATTAGTTTAAAACTAGATGGATTAATATTTAGAAATAAAAATGAGTTCAGCGTTTGTTTCTTCTATCATTAGCATACTTTATGTGTTGATTAAACTGATGTTAAATTATAAAGAAAAACCAGTACCAAACGTTAAAGATGGAGTATTGGTGTTTATAAGTAGCATGGGAGGATTTTTCATATCTGATTATTTTTCAACTAAACCAAAAATAACAGATGTATTTATGGAAGCGCCCTCTTTTTAAGAAAATATTGATTGATTAATATATAGAACTTAAACGTGTAAGCTGTATAATGATGACTCTTGATGAAATTGTAAAAATGGATACGACACAAAGTCAGTTTCTTCCATGGAATAAACTAAACAAATCGTTAAAACTTAAAAAGGTAATGGAATATGCAGATGCTTACAGTTTAAGAGAAAACCTGGATGGTACAAAATCCGAACAATTAAAACTCATGTTAAAAGATAAATTAATTAAGAAATGTTTACAGAGAACAAAGGACGTAACCTATAACAAAGAGTTACAGCAAATTGAATCCATACCAGCGTTAATTTATGTTCAGCTTAAATATACGTTACGGTCAGACGAAACAGTTCCATTATTTTCATTAGCCCCAAAAAACAAAACCGTTAAAAAAAATTGAACCGTTTAAGTTTAGAAAAAAATACCAAAACGACATGCTTACGATTCAACCAATTGTGGAAGATGAGTTTATCAGCAGAGGCTCAACTTGTCACGTGTATAAAATGAACAAGAATGTTGTGCGAAAAGTGGTACAACTAGAATATTCAGCCATTTTTAATAGAGAACTTGAAATACTTTCAAAGTTACGCCACGTTAATATTATTTCTATGGTTGGAGTAGATCAACATAGTAAAACACTCCTTCTTGAATATTGTCACCGTGGCGAATTATACAATTACGTTGGAGATGGATTGCCATTACATGTAGCGAGTCATTACTTTACCCAATTGAAAGATGCTCTGTGTTATTGCCACGCATTAGGCATTTCACATCGCGACTTAAAACCTGAAAACTTACTTTTAACAAACGAATGGGTGTTAAAATTAAGTGATTTTGGATTAGCCACACAAAGCGCAATGTCCACTACACGATGCGGTACGAAGGATTACGCTGCCCCTGAAATTCTAAGTAAAAATCCATACAATCCAATCTTGGCAGATACGTGGAGTTATGGAATTATGTTATTTGTGATGCTTACTGCGACATACCCGTTTGTTTCAACCAATCTTTCTGATAATGATTACTATTTTATTCATTCAAAAAATTGGCAAGGATTTTGGGACGCCTACAATTACAATCTCGACATTAAAACGCAACAATTTCTACAAAAAATTATAGTAAGTGACCCAGAGCATCGATTGCCAATGCTAGAAGTAAACGATGAATGGTTAAAACAATCAGATGTTGTTGATTACATGTCGCATTTAAGTATAGCGTAAGGATTACAACTTACGTAATTCGTCCGTCTATATATTTCATTTAAAATAAATAGTTTTTTGGAAGACAGATTTTTTTTGCCATTCACAACTTTTCCGTTTTTATATTCAATACAACATTCTAAGTAAACCGTATCGAATACTTGAGTTAAAGATAGCGACGTTACATCTCCCATTCTTTTCTTCCAGATGTCATTCATTTTTTAAATTATATAGTAAACTATTTGTTTCAATTTATAATATGCTTAGAGTGTTGCCCGCTTATTTAATGATTGTAAGAAAAAGCCAAGACGTGCCTGATTTGGTTTAATCCATGTAAATAGTACGATGTCAAACAACTTAAACCCATTTTACGTAAGAAGAATAAATGGAAATGGTTGAAACAGCACTATTCTTAATGGAAGAATATAGTCAAGAAAATCTTGACTATATGCATAAAGAATGGTTTACGGAAACTGTTCTTAGTGAAGTGAGACAAGTATTGGAAGTACAATTCGGTAAAATAGAAGATAAGGTATTATCGACCGCATTCATTCTACAGAAAAATGGAAGAACTAGTTATAAATGTCCACTTATGGAAGATACACGTGATCGTATTGAAAAAATACGACATAAGCCACAGCCCATTCAGAGAACGGTTGAATGGTATGAATATAGACATAAATTAATTACGGCAAGTTCTGCATATAAAGCATTGGGAAGTGATGCTAAGATTCGTGAATTAGTACGTAGTAAAAAAGAACCATGCGTGATTCATCAAGGTACTTGTGTAGAAGGACCGATGCACTGGGGTGTAAAGTATGAGGCGGTATCAGTACACTATTATGAATATGTCAATAAAACAAAAGTGGAAGAATTCGGATGTATTACACACGATACCCATCTATTTTTAGGGGCATCGCCTGATGGAATTAATGTGTTGGAAACATCACCATTATACGGAAGAATGCTTGAAGTAAAAAATCCATTTACGCGTGAAATCACTGGAAATCCAAAAGAAGAATACTGGATACAATGTCAAGTACAAATGGAGGTATGTAATTTAAACGCATGTGATTTTTTAGAAACCAAGTTTGTAGAATATGAAACCGAAGAATCATTTCAAGAAGACGGAAATTTTCAAGTGTCCGGGAAAGGCGAATACAAAGGAATAATTCTTCAGTTTTTTACAGATAAGGTTGTATATGAATATGCATCGTTTCAGTGTACAGAAGAAGAATATAAGGAATGGGAGAATCTTCAACTGAATGGACGAACGTGGGTAAGAACCATTTACTGGAAACTAGAAGAAGTATCATGTGTATTGATTAAGAGACAACCAAAATGGTTTGAGGCGATGCTTCCACGTTTTCAAAGCGTTATTCAATTAATTTAAAAATATAAGACATAAAATCATGAGTAATATTTGTCCTCCAAACGTAATATTACCAAAGGGTACACTAGCACCGAATTCTGGTAATTCAAGTTCAAACATGACCAAGTCACAAATTATACAAAATTCTACTAAATATTGTGGTAAATCTGGTATTGTATATTTAACCGGCGGAATAACTGGAACAACTGGAACAACTGGAACAACTGGACCTACAGGCCCAACTGGACCTACAGGCCCAACTGGACCTACAGGCCCAACTGGACATACAGGGTGCACTGGCCCAACAGGGTGCACTGGTTCGGGTGCCACTGGTTATACCGGATATACTGGCCCAACAGGGTGCACTGGTTCGGGTGCCACTGGTCCAACTGGTCCAACTGGTGATACTGGTTATACGGGTTATACTGGTCCAACAGGGTTCACTGGTTCGGGTGCCACTGGTCCAACTGGTCCAGCTGGTCCAACTGGTGATACTGGTTATACTGGTCCAACAGGGTGCACTGGTTCGGGTGCAACTGGTTATACTGGTTATACTGGTTATACCGGATACACTGGTTCCATTGGAGATATTACATTTGATTCATTGCGGGGAGATTTTGTAAGTACTAGTGCTGGTTCAACCGGTAATTATAATACAACACTTGGAACGAATAGTAGCATGTTTATGAGTTCATCTGCTGTAGGTAATGTGGCGGTTGGATATAATGCGCTTAAGTATAATACTGTAGGAGATGATAATACTGCTATTGGATATAATGCGCTAACTGTTAATACTACAGGAAGCAATAATGTTGCTATTGGTGCTGGGGCACTATCTTCTAATACTGTAGGAGCTGATAATACTGCTATTGGATATAATGCGCTAACTGCTAATACTACAGGATACAATAATACTGCTATTGGGTATACTGCGCTAACTGTTAATACTACAGGAAACAATAATGTTGCTATTGGTACTAGGGCACTATATTCTAATATTACAGGATACTATAATATTGCTATTGGTACTAATGCGCTAACTTCTAATACTACTGGAAACAATATTGCTATTGGTATTAATACGCTACTTTATAATACAACTGGAAGCAATATTGCTATTGGGTATACTGCGCTTTATAGTAATAGTATTGGAACCAATAATACTGCTATTGGGTATACTGCGCTTTATAGTAATAGTATTGGAACCAATAATACTGCTATTGGGTATGAAGCGCTTTATAATACAACTGTAACCAATAATACTGCTATTGGGTATAAAGCGCTTTATAGTAATAGTATTGGAATCAATAATACTGCTATTGGGTATTCTGCTGGTACTAACATAACAGGTGGTTATAATAATACATGTATTGGATACAATTCACTTTCATCTGGAGTAAATGTAATTAATGAAATAACCCTTGGTGATACAAATATTTCAACGTTAAGATGTAATACACAAACAATAACTTCATTGTCAGACGCACGTGATAAAACCGAGATTACTCCATTAACATCTGGTCTAAACGTAATAGAAAAATTAAAACCTGTAACGTTTAAATGGGATAAACGTGAATGGTATGAAAATGGCGTACCTGATGGTTCTAAAAAAAATGATATTACTCGAGTTGGGTTTTTAGCACAAGAGTTGAAACACACACAAGAAGAACTAAATTGTGAATATTTAAAATTAGTGTATGAATCTAACCCAGATAAGTTAGAGGCAACGTATGGAAATTTATTAGCGCCAATGATTAAAGCAATTCAAGAACTTAGCCAACAAGTGAAAGATTTGACAATAAAATATGAAAAGTTACTTGAATCAACTTAAATTGAGACGATATAAATATTATAATAATAAAAAACATGAAGTCTATTATTCGTTGTGTTGAAACGGTTCGTCCGCCTATGCTGACACGTGACAGAGATACTCCAGAGATTAAAAAAGTGTTAGCATTTAAACATGCCAGAAAATTTACACCGTTATTAGTTGCTTCCGTTGCACTTCATCGTTCCAGATTGATATGTGAAACTACACATGTCAATATTATATTGTTACGAAATTATTGTTCTTTCGCAAGTTCGATTATTCTCGACTTTTTAGCATTTCAAGTAGAAGATTTATTCTGATTTATCTAATACAGTCATCATGTCATTTAAATTTTTTTTGAACATAGCTAAATCATTAAATAATCGTATAGAGTCCGCTGATGTATCTGCAGCATCTTTTATTTTACCTTGTGCTAATACGTTAAGCATGCTATTATCTGCCCATTTTTCAAGTTCAAGTATCATTTCTTCATACGAAGACCTATAGGTAGCAATGTTCAGCACGTCGTTTAATTCATTGTTGGAATCTTTGATTTTTTGATATGTATCCTTCGGTGTATTTCCAGACGTAAACCCCTCACGTTTATTATACCACGTCCATACAACACACACCATTAAAAAGGCAAGTATTCCTGCTAAAACCGAATTCATTTTTACTTTATTCCTTAGATTATTGTTTTCGTGAAGAAGCGCCGCCACGTATCCATCCATCCATGGCAATTCCCTCCACTAAATAAGCAGGGTTTGTAATGGTTTCTTGAATGGTTGGAATTAACGGGTAATTGGATATGGGAATGTAACTAAGTTCTGAAATGTTATTCACGCTTTTCTTATTGTTTGAAAACGTATCCGTTTGCTGTAACTTCGATTCCATTACCGGATTGAATGGGCCTTTTCCTAGATAGGGAATGGTTGCAAAAGGTCGTTGAAAAAGAGAAATACGACATTTGGGGTGTGTTTGCAGTGACCCTAGTAAAATGGATGAGTTTTGGTCAATATTACATCCTCCTACACCACATTGATTTCCTAAACCTCCTGCTGCACAATAGTTTACGTTTATTTGACTAGTAGCAAACTCAATTGGTTTTCGCATGTCGCAATCTTGTACGTAATAATTTTGCAACATATAACTACTTTGGGCGTTATCCTGGATATTATTTTGGGTTAAACTAATTTCATCTTCTCCGATTCTAGATTGATTAAAAAAATTCATTAATTATACTTGATATTTTTATCCAACAGCTCCCATCCTTGGATTTTGTTTAATAAGGGCGATTTCATGTCCTTCTTTTGCTGAAATCATGTTTCCGTAGCAAAACTCACTGAATCCTTCTTGATCATTTGGAATGGTTGTGTTTGCCGTAGTAAAAAAGTTTCGCATGGAATACTCTAATTCCATTTCATTATTAATTCCTTTATATAGTCTGGGGTCTGGCAACATTTTTTTAACGCTATCTAAAATGGCTTTACTTGTATCTGGCGTATAAGATTCAAGTGCCTTTTTACGGTTCGGATTTCCGTTAATTTCAGGTAAAAGAACATTCATTAGTGGATTTTTTACAGTGGGTACTGTATGTTTTGTATGTGTATTTTTTTGTATAAAGGATTCTTTGTTTAATGTAGTTTGATATCCTATAATAACAGCAACAGTAATAAGTCCAATCCAGATAAAGTTCAGGGTTTGTGTAAGAACAAATCCGAGTAAAGTTAATACGATAATAAACCTAGTAATAGCATTTAGTTTTTCATCCGACGTCATGTTTTCATCTGGCCAAAAATATAATTGATTTTTTTTAAAAAGAATAGCATAATCATGAATCCAAAACATTGTATTATATAAATATATTAACTTTATATATGCAGAGTATAAATAAAGAGGAAGCAATGCATAGGTTTGGAGATGACCTTAATTTGAGTGATGTACCTTATTTAAATGATGACCTTGATGTTGTATTAGCTGCTGTTCAAAAGAATGGTCTAGATATACAATATGCATCTCCAAAGTTACAATCGAATCAAACTGTAGTTATTCATGCATTGCGACAAAATGGGCGTGCCTATAGGGTTCTTACACCACATATTAAACATGCATTACAAGCCATTAAAGTAGCTTATACTAGCGTGCCAGAAATATTAGAGTTTGTTCCAGATGAAGTATGGAGATCTTCAAAGTTTTTACAATGGGTTATGAGTTTACCTAATGCAATCATACCTAACCGACATAAACAAGGGTTATATGCTTATCGTTATGTAGTTGAACATGTTGAAGTTCCACAAGTAATGACTCCATCAGAATTTACGCAAGATTGTATATGCTTTATAAAGGGACATTCTAACTTTCTACCAGATGACCCTATGCAAATGAATGATGGTATGAAACATAAAACATTATTAATAGCAGACCCATGTGACATTTGTATATTATTTCAAGAAAAAACACTAACCGATATGACTGAATTATTTTCACACCCAGAAATCCTTCAGGTATCACCAGAAAAATTGTTAGAACAGGTAAATGTATTAACAAAGGAACAATCAGGGTTAGAAGAACGTATGAAATCAAAAGGGTTTGAACAAATAAAAACTGCAGAGATTTTTAAAAAATCAAAAGGATATATAAGTACAGATGAAACTACATTTATAAATAGAACATGGATGTTTATTGATAAGAAAATAGGGAAACCAGATAAACCATCTGGGTTTATTTTGTTAAGTTACATGTATAATGGTGAAATGATAAAAGAACGATTATTTATAGACGATATTGAGACAGGTGTATTTAGTGTAACAAAAAAAATAATATTTGATATTTTATACGAGAAAGGGTTTAGAAATGTAATATTGATAGATGGAGGATGTAATACTACACATAACTGTAGTCCAGCTATGATATCATCTTTAAGAGAAGGTAGATTTGGTGGTAAAAGTAAAAAAAATAAAAGGGGTAGAAAAAGTAAAAAACGACTATTACGAAACTATGTCTATACAAGATAGTTTATGAAACAATGTATAGTGAATTTATGATAAATTGTTAAACGGTTGGAGTTGATACAATTCTTGCAGCAAGTTTTTTCTGGAGCCGCTCACGATTCTTTGCCTTTTTCATGTTTTGGCCCATTTTATTTTGCATTGCCCCCGTATCCATTTTTCCAAATTGTTTAAACATGGTTTCAAATTGTTTCATACCAGGCATATCCTTCATTTTCTCCAACATTTCAGCTGCTTCCGCAATTAATTCACTTTCTTTAACATCTCCCGATTTAATTTTTTTTTCGATTTTATCACCCACGGTATGCATGAGGCCAAATAGTTTACTTGGGTCTTTTATCATATCTTGAAATGATTCTTCTGAATCTCCTACGGTTTCATGTGCAATTTCCTTTGCTAATGCTCCGAGTTTTCCGTTCATAAATCCATCTAATGGACTATGTAAATCAGGAATGTCTTTCCCATCCGTTTCAAAAAGATTTTTAATTTCATCAATTGTTTTGTGAAGGTCGATGTTTTTCAGAGCATTTTCAAACTCGTCACTTATAGTAAGGTCTGGCATTACAATAAAAAGAATAGTTTTGAGATATTTCCATATAATATTTTTAGTTTTTTCCGTGATGTTTTCATTCCATAACGTTTTAAAGTCGATTCCGAACAATACACATTCCGTTTCAAACATGGAATCATCTTCCTTTAAAATGTTAACCATGTGCGACGGAAAACTAACAATGGTTGAATCAAACACTCTCTGATAACTATCTTGCGCTTCAGTCTGGTCTTTTGAAAAAATATTAAATAAGTCAGTGTTTTCACTCAATTCCGGAAATGTTCCCATTAAATCCGTTATAAAATCTTTGACTCCCTTAAAAAAGGCTGGCGGAATCATTTATTCTCATTTATAATTTACCATTTAAGTTTAAACGTAAAGTTTACTTAATTTACACAAGTTTTGAACGTATTTTAGTGAAATTGCCTTATTTTCTACGCTCATATTACCAATAGCATTTTTCAATTCATTAATTGTATTATCAGTTGATATGGTATATGGTTCAGTAATGTCTTCTGAATAATTTTTCTCTAAAAAATACTCAAGATTTCCTGCTTCTATTTGTTTATCGTATTTATCAGTAACATGTGTTTTCCAAGAGGAAAGAATAAGTTTAGGATTTGTCTTTTTAACGGTTTCAAATGATAACCGTACTTTAACAAATCGTTTATCCATAGCATAAATACCTTCAATGTCATGAATACACTCATCCATTTGTTTTATGAATGTAGATAGAATTAATGCATTGTTCATTCTCTATTTTTTTATAAAAATCATTTTAAATTGTATTTATTTATTATACTCGTTTTATTGGCGGAGAAAGCATTGTATCCCTTTCAGCCTTATACTGTTCAAATGTTTTTCCAGATGTACCTACTTTATCTGCCACATAATCCTCCTTTGGTGTATGAATGGTATACGAATCTTCTAGTGGTACAAAATTGTGCATTTGTCTCATTCCACCATGCCCCTTTGTATTTAAATCATCTGGACCTTGATCCCAAAAACTGTAGGAATCTGACATTTTGGTCATTTGACCAAGTGAGTAACATTCAGGTTCTCCATTTCCTGCTGTTTCCACATTGTTTATAGTTACTTCTTTAGGTAGTAAATATTCATAAATGTCATCTCCAAATAATGCTTGTTTTTGTTCAATTAAAAAAATGGCAGGAACTTTAGTAATAATAGATGGTAGTATAACTTGGTCTTGTTCCAAGAAAATGATGGTTTGGCCTTTTGAATCCTTTTGACGTTTATCAATGCATATAAAATGTAATTCATGTTTTAGTTTCGTTTTGGATACCTTTTGAAGTAATTTTTTTGATGGATCACAGAAATTACTATAATAGAGAATTGACATATGTATACTTAGATTAACATATTTAAACTTAAAATTGATTAAATATAAAATTATATATTGTACAAAAAGAATGAATTATGAAAAGTTATCCAACGATACCTTTCGTCTTTCTGGCGTAGATAAGAGTTTTGCTAACGCAATTCGCAGAACACTTTTAGGGAATATTCCCATTTTAGTGATAAAACCGGCAGATTGTACAATTACTTCAAATACAACAAGATTCACAAATGAAATTATTAAATCACGCCTTGCGTGTATTCCAATACACCATAAAAAATTGTCTGATTCATTTACAGTTGAAGTTTCCAAGAAAAATGATACATCAGATACGATATACATTACTACGCATGATTTTACGGTTAATTCGAAACGGTCCCTTATTTTTCCATCCTATAACATTATAGGAGACGTACACGAACATATTGAATTCATTCGATTAAGGACCGGAGAGGAACTTATTCTTACTGGTACTACATCGATTGGAACCGCGAATGAATCTGGTATGTATAATTCAGTAGGTACATGTTCTTATGGATGCACACAAGATAGGGTTACATCAGACGCAATGTTTGAAAAATCTGGTAAAGAAAGGGGTGATTGGGATTGTTTGGATTCCAAGAGATTTATCATAAAGGATTCATTTGATTTTGTACTAAAAACGATTGGAGTTTATACAAACGTTGAACTTTTACAATTATCTACCATTGTGATTAGGTCTCAGTTAGACCATTGTAAGAGTACGATTGAAAGTAGTCCCTCTATTACTACGATTGAAAATTGTTTTGATGTAGTCATCACTGGAAATTATACATTGGGTAAAAAACAGTATGAAATGCAAGGTGATTACACCATTGGAAAACTACTTGAATACCAAATATATACAAGATTTAATGACCCAGTTACCTATGTTGCCTTTTATAAAAAACATCCGCATGATAAAGTTGGAATACTTCGGGTTGCGTTTCCAGGAGCTACAACTGAAAGCATCAAGGAATGTGTAACAATAGCATGTAATGAGTGTATTTCTGCAATGGAATATTTTAAAACCATAATCGAATCAAAGTAAGTAGTCTTGCGGGACGAAGTGAATTTACGTAATCTAATACAGTTTGTTGATGAATCGCTTTTGGTTTTTGTTGTAAATATAATCCATGCAACTCATATAAATACTGAGAACATAGATATGTACCTAATGATTTTTTTCTGAGAATAAAACACTCCCTATATGATGAAAATAACATGGCCGCACACGCTTTAATATTATATTCAATGTGTTCTGCTTTTATTTTATTTTCCGGAAAATGAGTAAAATAAAGGTCTGCTTGGTCTGTATACCGAATGCACAAATAATGATAATTAAATAATGAACCCTTTATTTTTTCTATTTTTTCATGTTCAGCATTACGCAATTTACATCTACGACCGCCATCTTTGATTACAAGTCCTTTACATGTCATTTCATGTACCTTTTGCACAAGTTCATCATGTGAAAAATCATATCTTTTTGGAGCAAAAAATGGTATCTCCTTTTCATGTGCTGTATTATCTACAATCTCGTATACAGCAACAAGAACTAGTTTTGGTTCTGGTATAACGGTAATAATTCGATTGGATGGATGTTGCATTACAAAACTATAGGTGTAATTTTTATTGAGTTGATCAAACGATAAATGTACAAAGTCCATGCATTCATAAAACATGTCTGCAAAAGATAAAGATGAATCAAACGTACACTCCGCATCTATTTTTGACTTGGTTGCAATAATCCAACGTGCATCATAAAATACGTTAATCATAGTTCCTTCCACAAATTCTTCCACATATTCCTTCGGACCTAAACTCTGAAACGGGATTGATTTAGGAGGAGAAAAACAAACCGGTGTATGGTCATTTCGATAAATGACAGACCTGAACGCAGTATATTCAGGTTGATGTCTTTTACTTGCTGGATACTTTATAAGATAATGAGAATCTGATTGTATTTTTAAACAATCAGATGGATATTGTCCTATATACATTGAGTAGTAATAACAATATAATCTTTATATTATATTAACAATGACTGATTCCATTGGGTTAAATCTTAAAGACCAAGACATTATTAAACTAAGTTCGGACAGAGCGGATTTGAATGGTTATTTTTTAATTGATAAAATAACTAATTATCTGATATACTTAACCCAACCTAAAAAAGATAAAATTGTACTTGAAATTGAAGATGGTAGAATTAAAGATGTGACTACTGTAACATTGGTTTATATTTCAACACCTATAGGATATGCACAAACAAGAGAGTTTTTACCAAATAAACGAGTTACCATTAAGTTTAATGACCATGATGAATCGTTTAATGGAATCATCCGTTCTTTAGAACAAGATAGAATTGAGGTGTTAATAGATAATGGAAAAACAATTTTTATAGACTTTGAATATAATACAATTCCATCTTTTATTGAGTATATTGATCTCGAAGATGATTATGTCTTTGAACAAGGTCAATACTATTTTGTTCCCGACAGTCAGCATCGATTCACACTCGAATCACAATTAACTGATCTAATGGATGCTTTATTATCTAAAAAACAAACACCTAAGGTCATTAAAAGCGCATTAAGAACAGTAACCCGGTTTAGAGAGTTATTACACCTGTTTTCAAATTCAGAACATGAACAAATTGACATTAACACAAACATAAAACCACATGACGTAAAGTGGATTGTTCCAATTACAAAAACTTTGAATAGACTTATTTTCATAGAAAATGAAGATAAAAATGATAGCAGAGATTACGTAGAAGAGTTGGTGGACTTACAAACACAACAATCATTTCAAACAAATTATAAAAAAATATTGGAAACGATGAACCCTTTTACGGTTGAAGCTGGTGCTATGACTAGCATACATAATACTATTCCTGTATTACTTAAAAAGGGGAAATATTATAAAGAACCTCTTAAAAGAGGTAAAAATAAATTATCTACTAAGATACAAAAGGAAATAATAACAAAAGACTGGATTGTACAAGTGCTTACTGAACCCTATAACTGTGGATTTTCAACCATGCCTGAAAGAGTCACAGTTGATTCCTACATGAAACAACCAGACTACATGATTCAGTATTCTAGAGGATATGTACCGGGGACAACTTTAACTGAAAAAATAAAATCTAATTTTATTGCTCCATTTAGTAAAATAGTTAATGGAAGTGTTCATGAAAGTATTGAAGAATGTATACCTTCCATGGAAAATATATTGCATACGATTAACCTATTTTATTCAGTACAACCCTACATAAAGCAAGCAATACCATTTTTAGTATACAAAAATAATATCGATGTTGATAACACAAAGAATGTATTTAAAATTCTTCATTCAAATATTGATTCTTATACAAAAATATACAATTATCCGGAGTATAAACAAAATCCATTAAATGACATAGGTACACGTTCTGCATCAGAGTGGCAGTTTCGTATTCTAAGTGAAGATAACGGTAGAGGTTACGCACTTGAAAGAAGCAAACAATTTAAATTAAAAATACCAACAGAACAACCCGGTATGTTCAAACTAAAATCAATGTTGTCAAAAATAAGTAGTGGATATAAATCGCAAGATGAGTATGAAAAATCATTGGAATCTTTAGAACGTCTAAATCACCAAAAATTACAATCGTTATTGCGAATTAACCATAAGCGTGAAAATAGATACAACGATTATTTTGCATCTTTACGAATTGAACACTCTGTAATCGATGTGTCTCCAAAAGTGCCTATGTTAATGTATATTTTACAAAAATCATATGAAGAACGATACGTTGAATTAAAACAATTTATTCGGAGAAATACTAGACCAGCGTTTATATTAGAGGATAGAGAATGGTTTTACTGTAAACTAACCAATAAAAAATTACTTCCCAAACTATTTGACGTTCTTATTGATGCGTTTGAAAATGGTACGTATGCAGATACTCTGATAGCACTTTCTTCTGAGAAAAAACTACAATCTGATGGGTCCAATTTATACATTTATGGCTTTCCAGTTTCTGAATTGAGAGCAGAAGACAGATTCGAAGATGTTGTTAGAAGTAGTGAGTTAGTAGAAGATGACATATATGAATATAGAGAAGATAGTCCCATGTCAGAAGCAGTAGCTACGTTATTAACTTACCTTTTTCAACTTATGAAAGTCGATTTGTCAGATTACATGAACATGATGATTTATGAAATCGTACAAGAACCTAAAGAAGCAATGGTTGTTTATTCTATAGCCATTGTACTAAAAGTATCTAATATTGTAGACAAAATAGATATAGTAGATGCGTTGAACAATATAATGACTAAACATGTAAAAATTAGTGCTGAAATTAAGCGTATTAAAGGATTTGGTGAAATTGACCTAAATGAATCGCATATTCGTAAAGCAATTTCTATTTTATCTAAAACCCCAAGTATACAACGTCTTGAAATAAAAAAAGGAAAACAGTTAAGAGTTGAAAAAACGGATTCAACTGTATGGCCTACCTTTTTACCACCATTACTTCAACTGTCAAAAAAACCATTAGATTTACCCATGCAAATTATTTATGACATCCAAGAAGTGGTAAAAAGTGCTCATACTCTAGATAATTTTTCAAAAGTGAATACCCTTCCTATTTCATTTTTAAATGATAAATCTATTTTATTACGCATACCCCCAAAAATACATCCATTTTATGATGTAAATATAAAAATACATCCATATTCGGCAACATTACAACATCCTGAAAAGGAAAACGTTACATTTTTGGACATTAAACACCAAGACAGTATTCCTCCTCATTTTATTGACTATGCCAAAAAACTGGGATTACTAAAAAATGACCGGATGGAAAAAGTTCCAGTTATTTTTGCAAACGGACAATACACAGCATCGATTCATTACATACGAACATTTATTCAAAACATCGCAAGAACATTCCCCAACATTATAATAAATAACGTACAAGAAGGTACAATAATCCCTTTATCTATTCATGAGTTAATTTCTCGGAATCACCACGAAACATTATTTAGAAAATTAGAGGCTCAATATCAATTTGTAGGTAAATTAAAAGGATACGGAAAAGAAGTTCTTAAGAAAATTATAGAAGATGATGAAATTTCTGACATTTTACAAAAAATAAAAATGGCAACGAATGAAAACAGTTATATTGAATATGAATACTATGTGTTGTTCATTTATGATAAATATAAAATGTTTGACGAAATCGCAGATAAACAATATAAACAGACAACTGAATTATTAAATGCTTTCACCGAAACATTTAAATCCAATTCAGTGTCAATGTCTTATGCGGAAATACAGAAATATGTATTAAAGACAAAGGCAATTGAATCCGGTGGAATTGTTGAAATGCGTAATACGATGACTTCTTCGGACCGTCATATTTTTGACTTTAGACAATCTCAAAACATATCAATCGATGCGCAGATTGGGAGAACGAGAGAGTACGATGCGCGTAGATATGATGCTGAAAGTACATGGGCAGAAGAACACCCAGATGAAGCCGATTTAGGTGAAGATGGTAATAATGAAACTGAAAATAATGACGAAGGCGAATAAAAAAAATATATCAATTAAATTATGAATCATCTTACCATGTCTATTCTATTATTTATCATTCTATTTACGTGTATTCACATGTATAAACCAGTTTTAATTTATAATACAGATGGGTCATTGCGTCAATTCGGTATTGGGTATCGAAACAAAACAGTGGTCCCTTTATGGTTAGTTACTTTTCTTTTAGCCATTTTAACCTTTTCCATTTCGATGTATATATGATTATTCAGTAACCGTATACATTGTAGGGTTTTGTACAATTGGTTGATTTGAATCTGCCATTGCGATATTATGCGACAATACGTAGTCTTCTGCGGTTTTTGTACATTCCGAATTCATTAACATTGTATAGGAAGTACTAATGACTATGCTTGCCGTTAATAAATACCAAATCCATTCGGCAATGATGTCTTTTAATTTTACGATGTTTCGAAACGCAGCTATTTTGTTTTTATCTGGATTATCTGTTATTTTTACAATGGAATTCAATGTTTCTTGAAAATTAAGCGGCGTAAATGTATTAATGAGAAGTGATGGGTCATTATAAACGTAATGTAAAGTTGCTTCTGAATCCGTATCTGGTTTTAATAGTGCGAGCAATGCCTTTGTCCCACCAGCAAGTCTCGCCACAAAATATCCAAATGTATTTGAGAACGGAGTTTTCCATTCTGGAAACATTAAAATGGCCAACATCATTGATCCAAATATAAAAATCCAAGGTAGTAAAGTTGCTTTTCCTACGGATCCACTTACTCCGCATTTTGTTTGAATAATATTTACGTTAATAAAGTACATGAATATAATCACGACTAGTAAAAATAAAAAATCTAGTGTAGCGCCAAGGTCTGTTATGTATTTAATATAAAAATAAATCGCAGACAACCAAAAAAATGTCCCTATGGATGCACTTATCATAGTTTAGTACATAGATATTTTTTGTACATATTAAACTAATGGATCATTTAACCGAACCAGGAATTAAATCTTATTTTAAAGAATCCTTTCAACAATGTAAAGAATATAAACTAGGTTATTATACTCGTGTACTAAACGTTGGGCTGTTAGTACTATTCGCAGCATGTCTATTTACGATTTTATACTTTAAAAAAAAAGGGAAAATATCTCCTGAACTACGTCGTAAAAAGAATGAAGAAGATCGTATGTATATTGTAAATAGGATAAGAAGTCTTCAAATTGTAAAACCATAAGAAAAAAATTGAAAAAAAAACTTTTTATACCTAATTATATAAAATGTTGTTTACTATTGAAGGAAACATTAGTTCTGGAAAATCAACCATTATCAATGAACTTAAAAAGACAACGGAAATTAATGGAATTGAAGTTGTCTTTGTTGATGAACCAGTTCATACATGGGAAAAAATTATGGACAAGAATGGAATGAATATGATTGAAAAGTTTTACGCAGACCCTACACGATACGCATTCACGTTTCAGATGATGGCGTTTATTTCAAGATATGTCCTTTTAAAGGATGCAATTGACAATAACCCAAATGCTATCATTATTACAGAACGATGCCTTCTGACGGATTACAACATTTTTGCTAAAATGCTTTATGAAAAGGGAGATATGTCAGATGTAGAAATGAACATTTATAAAAGATGGTTTTACTATTTTAATCAGGACATTGTTCTTTCCGCCATTATTTATATACAATGTGACCCGAAAACATCGAATGAAAGATGTATTCACAGAAACAGAAAGGGTGAAACTATTCCAATTGATTATCTTATACTATGTCACGAAAAGCATGAAGAATGGTTGAAATCAGAATCTTCTATATGTGACATGCTTACCATTGAAAATACAGATTGTGAAATTGAAGACGTTGTTAGTGAAATTACCGATTTCATATCAGACCAAGCATTTGAAAATTTCGAATATACAGACGATTATAATGAAATAACAGAAATTGGTAGGATTGTGACGCAACAATCATCTACGTTATGCACAATGTTTAAAAACATAAAGTGCTACTTAATGTACCAGTTTAAAGTGTTAGATTCCTATGTATTAGCTAGAATCAATGGTTACCTATAAGTCCTCGTACGTTTACGCTTATATAATTTATGTTTTTTTCTTGTACCCGCGCGAATAGTTAATGTTTGAGTTAGATATCTTAAATCAACAATCGGGTTAATCTTAATTGTACCCATTCCAGTTATATGTGTTAGTAATTCATGTGTTCTTACAATGTTTTGAAAATAATGCGTAATGTTAAGTGTATGTGATGCTCCAAAATAACCAATCGTTAATTTATTTTCAGTTTTTCGTTTAACTACTCTAAGAATAAAATAAATATCAAGTACACAATTAACATAAGGGAGTGGTAAAAAATAAAGATATTTTTCTAATTCCAGTTCAGTTACAACTAATCCAGACATGATATTTTCATTTGTACCTTCATAATAATCAATTAAGTTTTGAATAAATGTAACAGCCTTTTGTTTACATCTTTCATATGATATTTCGTCACTTTCATGTTCATCATGTTCGTCACTTTCAGCATCCGTATCTATTGTGAATATTCCAACTTTTGGCCAATTGGTTGCTAATTCGATAAAAGATTCTGGTGTAAAAATAGCACGTTGTTCAGGTGTTAATGCATCATATTGTTTTTGTATTAATGGACTTTGTAATATTTCATGTATAAACCTAGGTGTATCTAAAAATACAACTAATAATTTTTTTAAAAAATCAACAAATCTTAAATCGTCATCATCTTCTAAATCAAATATAAGCTGTATTCTTGTATCTGCTTCACTTTTTAAATACTTTAAAAAATTATGATCAATTCCATTGCCAGTTTTTTTATCTCTAAATAGTTCAAAACGTAGTCCATTCGTTACCTTTGGAGAATGATTTACATAGTTTGGCGTTTGTGCAGTTTTATATTTAAATATACTTACCAAGTCCGTCCATATACTACGCATTTGTACTATTGTAGAATATCCATATGCGTTATTCAATCTAGCATCTGCATAACTCCATGAAATGCTTTTATGTTTACAGTTTTTTTTATAAAATGGATTCAAACAATTATAATGTATTCGATTAAAATCATCCATTATACCACTTTCAGAAACAGATTGGGTGCCTTCTAGTACATTTAATCCACGTTCATTTATATAATCTACATTACGAGAACCTTCATTTACATCATCTGGAAATTTAAAAAAAAAACTTTCAGTTAATAATTCTGTAGGATATGTTTCAGCAAACTTATCTACCATATCAATAAAGTCTGTGTGTATACTAACACAATTTTGAGAAGCACATGGAGTATAATGATTCTCATGTACATCTCCAAATAGAATAAGGGTATTACCTGTACTTACTGGTTTTAATACGTCCATTAAAAAGGGACCACTTATTTCTTCAATGATGTTTTGACCAAGATATAATGGCATAGTTTATTCTAATATTAAAATCGATTCATTGGGCGATTTACCTGTTTTAATTTGTTAAATTTACATGCATTCGATAAATTATGTTTTCTGTGTTTATAATTCGTATTTGAACATTTAAAATCATCCAATTTAATTTCATGTTTATCAACTTCCCATATTACTGCATATGGACGTTTTTTCCCATTCATGTAACGTTTATACTCCCTCCATAAGATTGATTTTTCACCATCAAATCGTAATTCCAACTCAATCCACAATTTGTAAGAATTTTTCATGTGGGATTTATAATGTCTATATTTATGTTCAATGTTAATATCTTCACACATTTCAAGTAATTCATCTGAACTGAACATTTCGGGATACGCCTCATTCATGATTTTAGTGTATTTTTCAATAAACGTAGTTATATATTCTTTCATTGAATAAATTCTTAAATCATGTAAGTTCACTGGTTCTTGTTTTCTACAGTAAGGACATTTTAAACACGAAACAGGCGCTTCTTGTAATGTAAACACGTTACTTAAAGGATACGTCATATTTGATTCCATTTTTTTCATATGCATTGCGCATACATTACATATGGCATGAGAACATCCCTTCATTTTATATATCGAGTTTGACTCGAAACATATCATGCACTCCATTTTAAAACGTATATAATCAAAATAGGATTCAATTTAATACTTAAACTAAAAAATCAAGATTGTCGAAAAAAATATCTATATCACGCTGATTCGTTCCAGATATACTTGCACTTGGAATTATATTTCCTTTTGTATACGCTAATAGTGTAGGAACTCCCTTTAATTGTTTTTTTGACCGTAAAGATGCATAAACGTCTGAATCTTTATCTACATCAATCAATAACGAGGAAATATTTTCCAGTTTTTTTTCAACATATGGTTTTATAGATAAACATGGAACACACCAGGTTGCTGTTATAAATACAACAACCGTATTTCTATTTTTATCAAGAATATTTAGGTACTCATTCCGATTCATTATAACTAGTCATTATATAATTTAAAATGGGAATTTCAATTTCAAATGAGTGATTCCGAATGGTTTCATCGCCAAGTTTTGTATAAGTAAGGCTATGAATGTTATTTAAAATATCGTTTAATTCATCGTTATTTATGTGCTTTGTTTCTTTTAGTACTGTTATAATTTCATTTTTATTTTCATTATATTGATGTAATAATTGTTTAGTTCTGTCAAGTTTTTCATTATGTTTTGATACTAACTCATCATAATCTAGTTTGTATTGAATATAATCCATACCTGTCGTCCGGGCAGTAATATAGTGCTTTTTTCGAAGGTCATATAAAGAATCATAAGTAATAAACTTTTCTGAAAAAAAGGAAATGTCTAATGTACAGTTAGAACATTTACATGATATTGTCCTATTGTCAATCTTAAATGTAAGAGTGTTTATTTTTTTACAATTAATGCATTTGTGTTTTTTTGCGTCATAATATTGTTTTGCCTCATAAAACTTATGCATTAATGAAAATGGTTGAATAGTAATTCTTCCTTTTTTAGAAACAATCATGTTGTACTCCTATATAATTAAATGTCCAAATATTGTGCGGTTATTACGTAAAGTTGATTTTTGTAGGTGATGTTAATAGCACCACTTAATTTATCCACGAAATCCATAACAGAGGGAGTCTTTTCAACATCTGTAAATGTAACATAGGCCATTTGTTCGTCCAATGAAACATTTCTTATACATTCCATCCCTATATAATTGTGGATACATTCTTTCACGTCTTCTAGATTTTTGGCATGAACTGAAATAGGTGGAATCTTCATTTTATAGTATGTCCTTATATTATTGTATTCAATTTTTTATATATTTAAAAAGGTTAAAAGAATAAACTCTTTATTTTAGTTAAATGGGTAATATTCCAATTAGAAAAATAAGTTATGAGGATGTTACATATGCCCAAACTACTAATTATGTCATGATAAATACCCTTCCATCTAAAGAACAAGACATTTTAATTTTTAAAACAGTTCACTGTGACTATGAAATAGATGCTGTCGAAAACGCAATACGACATAAATGTCCAATTATAGTTTATGGAAAAAACAATAACGACGAATCTATTTTTATTAAATACGACCAAATTAAAAAATTGGGAGGGAACGTTTATGTATATACTGGTGGATTATTTGAATGGTTACTGTTACAAGACATTTACGGCCATGAACATTTCCAAACCATAGGTAAAACCAACGATTTGCTAAAATACAAACCAATTAATGTATTAAATACAAAATATATTACTAATTGAAATGGCTGGGGGATTATTAAATCTAGTTACGGGAGGGACTCAGAATGCCATCATGTATGGAAATCCACAAAAAACATATTGGACAAGTACATTCAAACAAATTACGAATTTTGGTCTTCAGAACTTTAGACTTGATTACGATGGACTTAGACAATTGCAAGTTTCAAGCGATACAACGTATTCGTTTAAAGTAAAACGTTACGCTGAATTGCTCACAGAAACATTTTTTGTAATTCAATTGCCTGACATTTATAGTTCTTACGATGAATCCAATGGAGTTGTACCATATGAGTTTAAATGGATTAAAAACATTGGAGCCATGATGATAAGAAACATTCGATTTACTATTGGAGGAAGTCTAATACAACAAATTACAGGGGCCGATATTGTTACCTTAGCAAATCGTGATTTAACCGCTAATCAAAAAAGTAAATGGGATGCAATGGTTGGAAACACGCAGGACATGTATGACCCTGCTTATGCAGAATCCAGATTTGGTAGATACCCCACTGCAGTTTATAAAGCAAATGGAGCTGAACCGTCTATTCGAGGAAGACAATTAAGAGTCCCTCTTCCAATATGGTGGGGATTAAACTCACAACAAGCATTTCCACTAGTTTGTTTACAATATAATGAACTTCAAATTGAAATTACACTGCGTCCAATAAGAGAACTTTTTCAGATAAAAGACATTACGAATACTACCGGAAATACAAATAATGTAATTGCGCCAAACATGGTCATTGCGGAACATCATTTTAATCGTTTTTTACAAACGCCACCTGAAGATGGTATATACACATTAACCTCCACCTCCTGGAATGAAAATACCCATTTATCATGTACGTATTGTTTTTTATCAGAAGAAGAGTCTATTGTATTTGCGACACGCGAACAAAAGTATTTAGTACGCGAACTGTACGATACATGGTTTTATGAGGTGTCCATTACTGATAAAGTATGGCTTAAAAACTCATCTGGACTAGTACTCAATTGGATGATTATGCTGCGTCGGTCAGATGTAAATGTTCGTAATGAATGGAGTAATTATACGAATTGGCCATTTGATTATTTACCTGTTAACATTATCGATTCTGGAAAAAAAGATATAAGCGGCAATATAATTTATGAAACTGGTGAATATTCAGTTGAAAACCAAAAAGATATTTTAATGACACTTGGAGTTTTATTCGATGGAGCTGTTCGTGAAGAAACCAGAGCGGCAAGTATCTATAAATATGAACAACAGTATCTTACATCACTTGGAGGCGGGTTTTCATCGTTAAGTGGATTGTACTGTTATAATTTTTGTCTAAACACTGACCCCTTTAATTTACAGCCATCTGGATCAGTTAATTTAAGTAAATATTCCAAAATAGAACTTGAATTTACTACCATTACACCTACGTTAAATCCAAGCGCAACTACATTGATAATATGTGACCCCTTGTCTGGACAACAATTAGGAGTAAATAAATCAATGAGTAAACTATATAATTACACCTATGATTTACTAACCATTGAAGAACGATATAATTTACTTACTTTCATAGGAGGAAACGCCTCGTTAATGCATGCTCGCTAAATTTTATAATAATTATAATGAAATATTCATGTAAATTGTTTGTTATATTCATATCCAATAGTAAAATATTTTATGTTATAACATTATGGCGGCTTTAAATGATTTCGGTGATTTCGGTGATCCATTTGAAATTGCTACTGAGGAAACCATAAATAAGAAAGTTAAAACTATTACGTTAACAGTATTAGGAATTCATTAGTACATATCCATTTCATATAATTCAACTATCCATTCTTCGCCATCCACACGAACCTTATCTCCAGAATAAACTGACTTGCAACCTGGAGAAATAGAACATTTGCGTTTATTAATAGTAATGGGTAGTTTAATTCCATCCAATGTTGTATAATAATACCACGTATCTCGTCTTACATTGGCGGGTTTTCCAAAAAAGGGAAGTCGCATTTCGTTTCGTTTAAGATACCCCATTTGTTTGTAAGATTCTGTATCTAAATATCGTAAAGGAGGCGAATACGGATTGGATACAGTGTCGTACGCATCTTGAACGAGTTTTACTTTATAGTCCGGTTCTTCTACTTTATTGACGGGCGTTAAAATATCTGTATAGGAAAAAGATACTGCTCCTATAAGAAACCAAAATAGTAAATATACAATTTTCATATAATGATAGTCATAAAAAATAATAAGATAATATATTCACAAATTCAACAGAACGACAAACATTTATGCCGTTAAAACCTCGATGGTTATGAAAGTAATCAACTAGAAAAAAAGCGTAGAAAGTTTAAAAAGTTCGTTTTTGATTTGTATGAAATGTCTTTTGTGCATTATCGTTATTAAATTTCGGTTCTATACGATGCATACCCTAATAAAGATAATAAATAAGATAGTGGGACATCATGTAATAATATTTCTATTTTATGTTGATTCAGTATGTTATGCTTATTCATTTTTTTATCCATATCATTCGTTAGTTTTATTCTTTCTTTATCTAAATCTATTGCGTATCCTATAAGCACTGTCATATCATTATTTAAGTAACTTAAATATTCATCCGGTTCATCAAATCGTTTAGCTATCTTTTTATATGCCTTTATAATTTGATTTATTACTTGTTGTCTATCTATATTTTCTTCACAACAAATGTCATATTTACTGATAGTTTTTTTAATTCTGTTTTTTAACGTTTTCATATAGTCTAATTAGATTAAATAAAACGATAAATCAACCGTAAATGCATTTTTGATAATCTTGATTTTCTTTGATGTCTCAGGACCTTTTTGGGTTCGGTGGAGTAAACTGATAAATATAATATACTAAACCAACAATTACACAGACAACTTTATATTTTTCCATTTATATATTATTAAAACGTTTCTAACTATTATTGCTTTATATGAATCTAACTGTATCCGTATATTTAAAATATTTTTCGAAATAGTCTTGCGTAACTACACGTTTATGATGCAATTGAACATATTCCGTGTAAAACGCATACATTTCTGGAAGGTTAGTTGAATAAGAATCATGGTGTTTAAATACTTCGATAGCGTTGTCAATATCATTTGTTTTGTTCCACAACGAACACTTTATATTTAATACACAGTTATTCTCAATAGTTGTAGGGTACAGTGACAACACCTCCTTTATTATCTCAATGGAAACAGTTTTGTCTTTGCACAAATCCACAATTTCATATAACTCATAAAAATCATCTTCGTCTGGAATAAAATACTTTTCCCAGAAATGTTTAAATTTTAATAAGTTTGTTTGGGTCAATGCGGTCATGTTTAAACAAATATCTCCATCACATATACCGAGTTGAATCAATGACAATTTAAGATTTTGTTGTGAAATTACAAATGGTAAATATTGTTTACGAAGAAAAGACTGCCATAAAAAATAAACGTCCTTATAAGGAATAGTTGTACCCTCTTCCTTTTTAATCATATTTTCTAAAAAGAGTTGAATCAACGTGTCTGGTGTATTTCTTCTCAAAATGGTGATTTCATTAGTGTAGGCTTGATTTTGTAACAAAAATCCATCTGAATTTTCATACTTAGTTGACATAAATACAGCAGAAACAATAAGGTTTAATATATTAGGCAATTCATAGTTTATACACTTTCCAGTAAGCACTCTGCACAAATAATATTTATGATCGTAATATTTATGTTTGAATACGTCAAATGATTTATTTAAAATAACATAAATGGACTGGTTCAAATCTTTCAAAAATGGTTTATAGGAAGCATCCATATAATATACTAAATTTGTATGTTTGTTTAGAATAATGTCTCCAAGAATAGTTAAAAAATAAATAGATAAATCGTGTGGAAATGGGAGCGTCTGAATAATTTGATTTGCAATATATTCATCTGATACATGAATAAACAGATTTTCTTTTATTTTTTTTAAAATGGACTGAATAATTTTAGCTTTATAAGGAATTAAAGGTCTGTCTAATTTTGTTCCGATTAAATGAACAATGTAATCTTCCGATATAATGGAATATGTTTCGAGATGCTCTACAAAAAGTTCAGTTTGTTGTATATAAAAAAAATAATAAGTGGATAGAAACTCCTCTATAAAATCCTCTTTTTGTTGATTCATTTCCTTTTTAATCGTTTGTTTCTTATGATAATCCTCTTCGATTGTTTTCATAAGAACCGGTAAATGTTGAATGTAATTCTCGAGCTTTTGTTTCATGAATTCATGAGTTGCATATTTTTCACGCAATTCATCAATAATGTTCATTAAATTATATTACCATACATGCTTTTAAATTGTTTAAGAAATACGTTTTGTTGGAATACTTGCACAAACACAGTAAAGTGAGTTCTCTGTCATAATAATGTACTCTGTTTCTACCTTAAACACTTTTGATATAGGACTGGTATACTCATCTTCATTTTTAACAAGCAACTTCTCACCACTTTCTCTTACTCCAATAACAACTTCCTTACCCACAGACTTCTTCCAGTAGTCCATCATAATAGGCTTATCATGCTCTAGAGACAATTTAAATAGGTGTTTCATCACCAATTCGCATGGAATTCGATCAGTCATGTTATATTAAGTTACAAAATGCTTTAAATTGTTTACTTAAATAAATGTACTTTTTAAGTTTTTTTACAGATGCTTCTTTTTTTATATACGATCCATTGTGTTCTGATACTACGTCTGAATATTCATTCACTAAAATCGTTGTTAAATAGTTATACACTGCGTAAATTACCTCTTTGGAACATTTACCCACAATTAAAATACTTCCTGTTCTAAATATCATAAATGAAACAGATATTGCTTGTATTGTCGTAACTACCTCATCCTGATAATATATTTTACATTGGATTCCGGGATAAGAACATGGGTCATACACAGCAGAAATATTATATTTAAACTTTAAGAGTTGGTACAATTCTGCCCGATTAATAAAATAGCCACAATTAAAGTTTGAATTAATAAGAACGGTTTCCTCACAACTTTTATTATAAGTTAACGTAGGATAATACACACATAAAACAGACAATAGTAAATCTACAACATAACCTATATGTTCGGATTTTTGAATACCTGGAATTTCAATTTTACCAGTATTGAATATTTTCACATGAAACTCTTTAAACAATCCATCAATTTGAACCCTAACAATAATAACGAAACAATTGTAAAACGCGCCTTTGGGTTTTACTCTATAGGATATAATGTCCTTTTTTGAAACCCCAATAGTCACCTTTCTCACGTCCTTGTATTTAATCATACCTTTTTCATTTTCAATATGTTGAATAATTGTACTATACCCATAATCGCAACGGTCTACATTCGAATCTATTTCATCTACTTCACATTTAGACGTACTGTTAAACTTCATTTGTTTTTTTATTACACCAGTAGTAGGAGTATTATAGGCGAGAATCGGTATTTTCCAAAATGTTTCTTTTAAATCAATGGGCTGATTTAAAAAGGATATAATTGTATTGGTTGAAATATAAATGGGAGTTGACGTAGGCGCTTGTCCACATTTGTATGGTTCTGGTATTACAGCGCTTTCTTTATCTGATAAGAATAAATCCCACTCATTATTTAAATCCATTTTTAAATATATAAACATATCGTTTTAAAATCAATTTAAAGATAGAATTAAATATCTAATCATGTGGTCTGTATTTACATGAACGTTATGAAACGCAATTTCAAGAGAGGTCAAGTTTAATTCTGGATGCTCCATCCATATATAACAAGTAAAATCTTTGGTTATTGTTTTTACATCTATGTTATATTCTTTACTAATTGAATAAAACCGAGCAGCGATATTATTTATATTTTCAGACTGTTTTATCATATCGTACAACTCCTTCCATACAGTTTTATGTATAATTGGAATAGTAGTATTGTCCTGATTCATTTGCATGAAATTAATCATGCTGCGAATGTCAGATTCATACATCGATTGTATATATTCGATTTGAGTTGGTGTATAGGTTAACTTTTCAGAAACGGCAATCGTATTTAAAAAGGAAAGAATTAAATCTTTTGGTAATTTATTAAATTTTATTTTTATAAATAGAGTTTGAAGTGTATCATCTATTTTACTTATATAGTTACAAATCAAACAAAACCTAACATCTGAATGTGTATTTAATAAATAACTAAGCGCTTGTTGCGCATTTTTAGTCATAGAATCCACCTCATCTAAAATCACAAATTTTAATCCTTTTTTAAAAAATGAATTTGAATGTACAAAGGAATAGATTTGATTTCGAATCGTATCAATGCCTCTTTCATCTGACGCGTTTAAATGAATCATTAGCCCTTTATTTGTTTCGCAATATTTTTCCTGATAGGTTCGTATTAAATTAATAATGGTTGTTGTTTTTCCAGTTCCAGGTGGTCCGTAAAATAGCATGTTTGGAATGTAATCCGACTCCATTATTTTATTAAAAAATAACTTATTATGGTCATCTAAAACAATTTCACTAAATTGAGTAGGGCGATACTTTTCAACCCAAGGAATACTCATTTAACTAAAAATGCATAATACTTTTATATTATAAAATTTGCAATATTGAATGAATTTTACGGGTACCTTTAGATTTTTTAGGAATTCTCCAGGTTTTACTATAGCGTTTCGATAATTTCGTAATCTTGTTATTTGGTAAATACAAAACAACTCCTTCCCATTTTTTTTCTTGTAAGGGGTAACAATTTGTCCATATTACATTTTCATGCGTATCTATATACGTTCCGTCCTTCACTTTACAACAGTAAAAATCAATTAAACAATAATCTTTACGGGAAAATTGTAAAAAGGAATTGAATGCAACGCGTACTTTAAATCCATTTTTCATGAATATTTCTTTAATACGACCCATTGTCGTTTTATTACATAAAATGTCAACATCATCGTCCTTATCAATACATGAATTGCTTCTTGTAATGCCTAATAATGTTCCATATGCAATAAACCAATCAGGTATGTCAACTAACAATGATGCTACTAAACGCAATGTTTTATTTAATACCTTTTTTTTACAACCGGGTTTCATTTTAATATATCATTAGATAATGTATTGGAATGAATTTTATAAAACATTTTCGGTTGAATCTCCATCGGAGTTTTGTAAGTTTGTCATGACTTATTTTTCAATTAAATTAAATGTTCTGGATTGTGGATGTGGAAATGGTAGAGACAGTATCGCAATGTCTAAAATCCATAATGTGGTTGGTATTGATTTAACCAAACAAGATAATTTTATATGTGGTAATTTTTGTACGATTGATAAATCTGCATATACTATGATTTATTCGCGATTTTCATTTCATAGTTTAACAGACGAAGATCAGTGCACCTTTTTAAATAGTATTACAATTCCAGGCACATATTTATGTATTGAAACAAGAAGTGATAAAGGAAAATTTTCATTTCGTTATCATGGAGATGACCATTATAGGAATTTTACAAATATAGACAGGTTTAAACTATTATTAACTAAATATAACTTTGAAGTTTTGTATTTAAATGAGAGTGATAATGTTGCAATTTATAAAAATGAAAATCCGATTTGTATTCAAGTAATTTGCGTTAAAAGGTAATTGTCACGTCTGATAACTTAAGGATAACATTTTAAAATTGATGTCTTAATTTATTTTAAGTTTTTAAAAAATGAAGTGTGTTGTGTGTAAAAAGACATATGTTATTGTATTTACTTGTAAATGTGGGAAAATAGTATGTGTAAAACATCGAATGCAAGAAGACCACGAGTGTTTACAGGATACAGAGTTATTTAAAGTAGAAGGTTTTAGTAAAGATAAAGTAATTAAAATTTAATAATGGAATAATGTTATGTCAAGTCGGCCAAGAACAATGGGTGCTGGGTTAGCTTGTTCTACGAACTATTTTGTGAATGTACATTTAAACTGTGCTGGAGGTAACAAGAAACAAGGACTAACTTCAACAATTGGGTTAGACAACTGGTCAAGTCTAGCAGTTAAAACAAACGCATATGGTTCTATTAAAAGTAGAAATATGATTTTTTGTGTGAATCAACTTGGTGGTGTTGGTGCTGGACATAGTCAATTTAATGTAGGAAATAATTATGCTAGACCGGATGGAGTAAAGTGTAAAACATACGCATTTTCAATGTAAATTCATTTAACGTATACTAATATGGCCTATGTAACTGGATATGGATATAGTATTAAAGGAGATATAGGGCCTACTGGTTATACTGGACCAACGGGTTACACTGGTCCAACAGGCGATACTGGACCCGGACCTACTGGTCCTACAGGAGCTATACAATTTACAGATGGGAATAGACACTTTTCATATAACGAAAATTTTACATACGTTACAAATGAACAGAACGTAGCATCAGGAACAATTACATATTTAGGGATAACTGGTCCAACTGGATATGTTGGATATACGGGACCCAATTTTTTTGTAGAGGGAAATGGTACAACATTTAAGCAACAATTAAAAATAAATGATGACTTGATAATAAGCGGACATACATCGGTAGGGGTGATTTCTGAAGTTTTATCGAATAATTTATTATCACTTAACGCACCCTCACAACAATTTACAAATACATCATTTTTTACAAGTGTATTTGATCAAGTAAACCTTCCAGGTGATATACTACCAACAGAACATAATAAATTTTCACTTGGAAATAAATTATTTTCATGGCGGGATTTATCCGTAGGACCAGGTACAATTACCATTTCTGGTATATTTAATAATGTAGAATCTTCAGCTGAAATCGGATTAAATCATAATGGAATTATATACTTTAATACTGGCGCTGCACTTGCAAATATAATTATTGGACCAGAAGTTAATACATTAAATCCTGGATTATTGGGAGGATGGAATGTTAAATCAAAAGGTGACCCCAATAGTATTGATTATGATTTAATTGCTCAACAACAACCAGTTACAATTGGTGATACTGGATTCGGGCCAGAATTTTCATTAATTAAGGTTAAAATAGGTAATACTGGACCTACTGGTTACACGGGACCTACCGGTGAAACTGGACCTACTGGTTATACTGGACCTACTGGTTATACTGGACCCACTGGTTACACTGGACCCACTGGTTACACTGGTTACACTGGACCTACTGGTTACACTGGACCTACTGGTTACACTGGACCTACTGGTTACACTGGACCTACTGGTTACACTGGACCTACCGGTTATACTGGACCCACTGGTTATACTGGTCCCACTGGTTATACTGGACCTACCGGTTATACTGGACCTACCGGTTATACTGGACCTACCGGTTATACTGGACCTACTGGTTATACTGGACCTACCGGTTATACTGGACCAACTGGCTATACTGGTCCTACCGGTGACACTGGACCAACTGGCTATACTGGACCAACTGGCTATACTGGTCCTACCGGTGACACAGGACCTACAGGCTATACTGGACCAACAGGTTACACTGGACCAACAGGCTATACTGGACCAACTGGCTATACTGGTCCTACCGGTGACACAGGACCAACAGGCTATACTGGTCCTACCGGTTATACTGGACCAACAGGTTACACTGGACCCACTGGTGACACTGGACCAACCGGTGACACTGGACCAACTGGCTATACTGGACCAACTGGTTATACTGGACCAACAGGTTACACTGGTCCCACTGGTTATACTGGACCAACAGGTTACACTGGACCAACAGGTTACACTGGACCAACAGGTGATACTGGACCAACTGGTTATACTGGACCAACAGGTTACACTGGTCCTACCGGTTATACTGGACCAACAGGTTACACTGGACCCACTGGCTATACTGGTCCTACCGGTGACACTGGACCAACTGGCTATACTGGTCCTACCGGTGACACAGGACCTACAGGCTATACTGGACCAACAGGTTACACTGGACCAACAGGCTATACTGGACCAACTGGCTATACTGGTCCTACCGGTGACACAGGACCAACAGGCTATACTGGTCCTACCGGTTATACTGGACCAACAGGTTACACTGGACCCACTGGTGACACTGGACCAACCGGTGACACTGGACCAACTGGCTATACTGGACCAACTGGTTATACTGGACCAACAGGTTACACTGGTCCCACTGGTTATACTGGACCAACAGGTTACACTGGACCAACAGGTTACACTGGACCAACAGGTGATACTGGACCAACTGGTTATACTGGACCAACAGGTTACACTGGTCCTACCGGTTATACTGGACCAACAGGTTACACTGGACCCACTGGCTATACTGGTCCTACCGGTGACACTGGACCAACTGGCTATACTGGTCCTACCGGTGACACAGGACCTACAGGCTATACTGGACCCACCGGTTATACTGGACCAACAGGTTATACTGGGCCAACAGGTTATACTGGACCCACCGGTTACACTGGACCCATCGGTTACACTGGACCAACAGGTGATACTGGACCTACTGGTGATACTGGACCAACAGGTTATACTGGACCCACCGGTTATACTGGACCAAAAGGTTATACTGGACCCACCGGTTACACTGGACCAACAGGTGATACTGGACCTACTGGTGATACTGGACCTACTGGTGATACTGGACCTACTGGTGATACTGGACCTACTGGTTACACTGGCTACACGGGACCTACTGGTTATACTGGACCTACTGGTGATACTGGACCTACTGGATACACTGGACCTACTGGTGATACTGGACCTACTGGTGATACTGGACCTACTGGATACACTGGACCTACTGGTGATACTGGACCTACTGGTGATACTGGACATACTGGACCCACTGGTTACACTGGACCCACTGGTTACACTGGACCAACTGGTTATACTGGACCAACAGGTTACACTGGTCCTACCGGTTATACTGGACCAACAGGTTACACTGGCTACACGGGACCTATTGGTAATACTGGACCTACTGGTTACACTGGACCTACCGGCTATACTGGACATACTGGTTACACTGGACCTACTGGTTATACTGGATACACTGGACCTACTGGTGATACTGGTAATACTGGATCTACCGGCTATACTGGACCTACCGGTTACACTGGACCTACTGGTGATACTGGAACTACTGGTGATACTGGACCTACTGGTGATACTGGACCTACAGGCTATACTGGACCTACAGGCTATACTGGACCCACTGGTTACACTGGACCTACTGGTTACACTGGACCTACCGGCTATACTGGACATACTGGTTACACTGGACCTACTGGTTATACTGGATACACTGGACCTACTGGTGATACTGGTAATACTGGACCTACTGGTGATACTGGACCTACTGGTTACACTGGCTACACTGGTTACACGGGACCTATTGGTAATACTGGACCTACTGGTTATACTGGATACACGGGACCTACTGGTTATACTGGATACACGGGACCTACTGGTGATACTGGACCTACTGGTGATACTGGACCTACCGGCTATACTGGACCTACCGGCTATACTGGACATACTGGACCCACTGGTTACACTGGACCTACTGGACCCACTGGACCATCTATAAATTTAGGTGTAGCTATGTTCATTGGTGTTAGCGGACCAACTTCTGGTATAACTGGGCCATTTCCAAATCCGGTTAGTAATTTTGGAGATACAGGTTATTATCAACGTATAAATAATAATAATGAGACTCTTATAAAATTTACATCTAGTAATCCAACATCTACATATATTACTCCCCCTACAGGAGTATATAATTTTACGCTAGCTACTGGAACATACTATATTAAGTATTCTATTCATTATTTTAATAATGATGGAACAAGTAATCATTTTAAACTTTATATACAATCTGATCAACATAGCCCGAAACATACACAATATATACACAATTTAGCATCAAACACATACGGAAATTGTACTATAAGTTTAATTTTGAATGTTGCTATTTCTACTCAAGTTGGAATATTTTGTAAATCCTATGGACCTGTCGATTTATTTTTTTCTTTTAACAATAGTAGTTATGTTAACATTATTAAAATTGCTTAAAATTCTTACCGGATCATTAGTATTGATTTTATTTTTTCGTTTTATAATGGCAAAAATAAAATCGCCTTTACGACCATCCGGATATAAAAATTATAGAAATGAAATTGAAAAATTAAAACAATAAAATAAAATAAACCATTAAAAAATGACAGAGGTTGATTTATATGCGGTAGAAGCAAAATTTAACAATACAAAATCTGAATACATTTCTCTTATGGATACGCTTCAACAATCTTGTTTAGGTAAAGAAAAATCATCTAAGAAATGTCAAAAAGCTGCTGAATTAAACGCAGACATGCAAACATACCTTATTCAAATGTCAAATCTCATGAAAAAGACTAATACAAATCTACCCAAACAACAAGAACTTTTAAACGTATCCAACCAATTAGATACTGACATGGGAGGACTACTCTCATCTAAGGGTCAAGATATAGACATGGAAGTTTTTTCCGATATGAATTATCAGAACGCAATGATGTGGTCAGTATGTGCCGTTACTGTTTTTTCGATTATTGTATATCAATGGCAAAAATAAATATGTTCTTTAGTTAAATGGAAATCATTCAAAAATACATTTCTGGTAAAAAATATGCTTCCTCAAATGTTCGTTCAGCGGATGGAACCATTGCTTACATTACTCCAACTGGAGTTTCTAAAATTTATCCCAGCATGGACGTATACAATGCGACAGCTGGTAAAAATAATTGTGGAGCTGATTTTATTCAATTAACTCCAAATTGGAAAGACCTTGGATTTCCAGTAGGAACCCTTATGGAATCTGGTAAATCGTGTGGAAACGAACATTCTTATGTACAAGCGACTCCTCCTGAAACAAACTTTGACTGGCAGTTTTATTTACAAAATAATGGAGATTTGGGTGCTGCAGGAATAACTACAGAGTCACAGGCAACAACTCATTGGAATAATAATGGAAAACAAGAAGGTAGATTGCCAAACTCTACCATTTTATCTTCCATGGCAACATTGGGTAAAGTGGGATACATTGACGTGAACACCACCATGCATTTAGTTCCACCTACTTATAATGGGACGTATACATCATACTCTTCTCAATCTAACGTTACTGGGATTAACATGGAAGATTGTACGAAATCAATTCCATCTGTACTTTACGGAGATCAGTTAATTATTGTGAATAAAGACTTGAATGGGTCTATGAATTCATCCTCTCAATTAGAAATGGGTTCAACCGTTACAAATTTATTTTTAAGACCTCCCGTTGGAATGGATTTACAAGGTAGGCCCGTAAATTATGGAGACCAAATAAGTATTACCACGTCTGCATCCTCTTATACATCAGATTGTGGCTGGTGGGGATGTAAAGTGGGTCGCGTAAATACAACAACAAAACAGTTGGAGTTTGGACCAGGAGGCGAATCTGCTTCAACCTTTCGAATTGAGCCACCGAGGGGGTCTAGTCATGCGTTAGGAAGTCCAATTAAGTATGGAGATCCATTTTCATTCGTTGTTCTTCTTTCAAGTACAAATAATGTGTTGGAACAAGATGCGTATTTATCACAAGGTGAAAGTATAATAAGTGCGAACGGAAAGTATATTCTAGTCTATCAAACGGATGGAAACTTTTGTTTATACAATACAAGTGGAGGAGGAGGTGTATGGTGTTCTATGGCAGTACATACTCCAGGTAAAGTAGTATTACAAGGCGATGGTAATTTAGTAGCGTATGATTCTAGTGGAATACCAAAGTGGTCTACAAATACGTCTGGACAGGGAAGTGGTCCTTATAAATTATCGATACAAAATGACAGAAATGTGGAACTTACTGATTCAAGTGGAACTGTTTTGTGGAGTACCAAGACTACAGCAGATTCGTCTAGTACAAATGTAACTACTCCAAGTATTGCATTTATTAAAAACTCAATTGTTACGTTTGGTACGCATAAAGAATCAAAAAGAACAAATGTGTTTTCATTTAAATTACAAACAAGTGAACCTGCTTCTTGTAGTGTAGATGAATTAAAAAAAGCATGCGATGATTCAAAATGCACTGGATTTATTCACTCTCCGGCAAATAATACCTGGCAAATGATTACGCCTACGTCATCAGAAACGGATTATGCTATTACTAACTCAATGCAAGATATTTATTTAAAAAATTCAACGGTTGATTTAAAAGATACGTCATGTGAATCAGGTACGCCACAATTTATTGATTCTACGTTATTTTCGAATTATTCAAATGGACCTGATTTTGTAAATGGCGGAACGTCACAATGTGAAGTCATTAAACCACCTATCCTTCCAAATAATCATCAAACAGATAAAATGTTAAAAAAGGGGGAAGAATTTGTACGCAAATACAATGCTTTAGGTGTAACTGATATACAAACCCAAAATGTAAATATTCAGAAATATATGAATACGAAAACAAATGAATATAAAAATGTATTGAACACTATAAAAAAAACGGCTAAATCCGGAACGTTAGAACAACAAAAGGTAGATATGAGTATATTTGACGATTATAACAAGAATCATGCCATGTTATGGGGTATTCTGGCAACACTTATTTTAGCATTTATTTTATTTCAAAAAAATAAGGGAGTATAATATGGAAGAATGTATAAAACATTGTGAAAACATACCAGAACCGACCCTATGTCCAAAGGGTATGCGTAAAGAGAATGGTAAATGTATAACGCGACGATGTTCAAATGGTACACGTAAAAATAAACAAACAGATGAATGCGAACCGCCTCATAAACAAACTCGAAATGAATGTATGCGAACGTGTGAAACCATGAAAACAGCACCTAAACTTATATCTGCAAAAAAACTTCATAAAATAACTATAAAAGTACCTAACCCAACGCCTAAACTAGGTAAGTGTCCAACACGTAAAAATAAAATAAATGAATGTACACTTCATGTTAAAACAATTGATCCAATTACTCCTCGTACTACATATATAAAAGACTTATCTGCCCCATATTTATTAGGGGGGGTTGAATTATTCCAAGTGTCTTTTAAAAGTAAAACACAATTTACTCATTACGTAAAAATTACTGAAAATACACGGGTTGAGTGTTTTATACAATGTTTATTTTCATTAGGATTAAGAGATTTAACTGCAGCAAAAAGAGATATTGAAACAATAAAAGCGTATAAAAATGGTGTTAAATATTCCGTTGCTGAAAAATATATACAAAACGCGTTTGGCTTAAAAAATGGTCAGATTGAGCATGGTACTATTAAAAAACCTCGTATAACTGTCACATTGAATAACCACCTAACAAATAATTATGCTACTATTTTTAATATACAACTGAAAGGTAAAACGGAATGGGGTCACTACGTAGTAGCTTATAAATATAACAACATTGTCTATTATTTTGATCCACAAGCAAACAAACATATTGTACTAGATAAAATAAACGGTAGTAAAATACTTAGTTTTGGGTGCTTTAAAACCAATGATATTGCCGAAAATGTTATAGTTAAAAATACAACTGCGCCAATTGAATTTTATGGAGGAAACAAATAAAGCAGTATAGAATGAAACACTACTTGAAAAAAAAAGCTATAAATAATTCGTTTACAGTTAGAGAACTCGCATCTATTTATAAATTTCCTGAATATAAATCTACTTCTGCAGTTATATTTATTCTATCCTTTGGTGGAGGAATATATGGAACTATAACAAATAATATTCTTATAGATGGAGATGTTCAAAAATATTGGAATAGTCAAGGTATTACACAAATGTCAACCGTATATGTTTTATTTATGAATGGTGCTGTAAATGATATTTCAGACAGTGGCAGTACTTTGGAAAATACATTGGATATAAGTACCATTGGTTCATGTTGTCAATCCATTATTGTGTTATGCGTATTTCCTAATGATACATCATTCTCAGATGCGTTCACAATAATTAAAGGTGTCAATATAAATGGGAATCAACTTATACCCACTATTATTTCAGTTTCTTGGGGTATGTCTGAAATACACACAGATACAAACGATATGATAACAACAAATAGTTTATTGCAACAATGTAATATTAATGTGTGCGTAGCATCAGGTGATTTAGGAGCAACCAATGGTACGAATAAACTTACATGTGATTTTCCATCCTCTTCACCGTTTGTAACTGCTGTAGGAGGAACAAGGTTATATTGTCCAAATAAAATATATGATGCGCGTACAAAAGAAATCGCGTGGAATGATGGTGTATTCGCATCTGGCGGAGGTATAAGTACGCTATTTAAAAAACCATATTATCAATCCTTTATTGTAGGTAATAATAGAATGGTTCCAGACATTTCATTTAATAGTGACCCTGGTACTGGAATACAACTATATTTTAATGGAAATTTAGAATTTGGTGTGGGTGGTACTAGTTTTTCGGCACCATTTTTTGCAGGATGTATTGCGTTGAATGAAATCACCTCTTTTATAAATCCAATTTTATATTCTAATAATTGTTTTCATGACATAACAAGTGGTTCCAATTCAGTATATAATCTAAAGGGTTATGTTGCTAAAAAGGGGTTTGATTTGTGTTCTGGACTAGGGTCAATGGATTGCAGTAAGTTTGTTAAAACTCCATACATAAATTTACCACCGCTTGTAAATATTAGGATAAATCAGATAACGCGACTACCAATTCAAACCAATCTGCAGGTTTATTGGAAATCTTCCAATAAAAATGTAACAGTGAATAATGGCGTTATTAAAGGTTGGAAGGTTGGTTCGTCTATTATAACAGCATATTCAAATCATTTATGTTCAAGTATGATGGTTACTGTTAAAAATAGGAAGGCAAAAGTTAAAATAATTCATATGATATTAAAATAAAATAGTAGAATATGGATGACATTTTAAATAAAATACGACAACTTCAAACAACTGAAGAACAGCTATATAAATCCCTCACGCAAAATGCTGAAAATGTTGCATTGGGAAGACCTAATACGTTTTCAGAGTCTGAAATTCAGACCATTACTACTCAAATTAATTCACTGTCGGCATCTCGTGTCAATTTATATAATTCTATTACTGACACATATCATAGTCAAGCTATTAATGAAACGAACGCACAGCAAAGTTTAGAACAACAGACAAAAACGCTTCAATTATTAGAACAAGAATTAAACAAATCAAAGGAAAGACTGTCTACTTTGAAAGATGAAAAGTACAATCAATTAAAAATGATTGAAATTAACACTTATTATAGCAAACAATACGATGCCCATCGTAGGTTAATGCGAATGATTACGATAATAGGAGTGTGTCTTTTGATTGCTATTGGATTTGAATATACACCTTTAAAAGTAATATCTACACCTCTTACCATACTTATTTGTATAATAGGTGGAATACTTATTTTTAAACGGGGCATAAACATGATGCTTCGACGAAATGATAATTATGATGAGTTTATCTGGCCAATGGCGCCGACTACGGATACTGAATTAACTACAGCCAATTCAAACAGTACTGATATTGGGATTACTGGGGTTGGTCTTCCTTATGCATGCGCACAGTCTTCTTGTTGTAGCGAGGGTACTGTATGGAGTGATACCGGGTGTGTAGTTGGTTCATAATAAAATAAAAGTAATAAACATGGACATTCAGTCAAAATTAGATTCAATACAAGAACATCGCCAGAATATACTAACGTTATCACCAAATCAACAAATATCTAAAAAAATGGCGAAACTTTATTTACATGTAGTAGAAGCACGTGATACTGAAAAAAATGCACCAATTCATGTAAAAGAAACAGAAACCAGGTACTATCAATATAAATATGGACCCGATTACAAGAATTATTTAAAGACACAGTTTATAAAAGATGGTAGATTACTTAGACAACAAATGATGGATAAACATATTTCTCAATTAAATGAGCTGAACAAATCTCTATCCGTTTATGAATCTGTTAGAACATACTTGCAAAATATCACAGAAGTTAAAAATTCTATACTAACTAAAATAAAAGAATTGTTGAATAAAATAAGACGGGCCAACGTAAGTACAAACAATCGTAAATCATTTTATATTGACCAGGAACAAAACAACTTGGCCGCTTGGATAATTGTATGCAATTGCTTTATTTTATCGTATATAAGTATTATTGTCTATTATTATATAGATAAGATAACCGATATAAAAGTGGCAAGTACAATTATACTTTTATTATCGGTTGTTTTTTTATTGCCCTACATTGTAAATGTTATCGTTAAATTACCCACTTCTGTGAATGTTTACACTGAATGGGGGTATGACCCTACTGAATCAAAAACGCCTTGGTTAATTGCTATTCCTATTGGATTATTAGCATTGTATGGAATGGTTTATTATTTAATGTAAACGATGGCGACAAGAATTAAAATGGCAAATGTAAATAGTATTTTACGTTTTTCATTCCATAATCGATGAAGTTTAGTTTGTTTTGTTTCATAATGACGGTTAAACTCATCATAGTGTTCAGCTAATGAAATGGTCGGTTTATCCAATCGTTCATTTATTTTATTATGTATAAAGTGCATCCATTTAATAAAGTCGGATTTTGAATCTAGATAAGGAGTTACTGGATATTTTTTCAACATTTTTTCAAATGTAGTTGCAATTGTTCTACTTGGTATAAACTCGTGTAAATTGTAAATAAGTCGATGATGTATTTTTTTGGTAATACTTGTAGGATGTACTGGATAATTAAATGCAATACTGTGTAATACAAACCAGTAATGCGGACCCCAAATACTTGAATCCATTAGTATTTAAACATAAAACAAATTTTCAGATTAATGAATAAATGTAATAATTGTGGAAGAGAATGGCATGTGTATAAACAATGTAAATCGCCTATTACAAGCAACGGAATTATAAATGTAAATGAAAAAAAGGAGTATTTAATGATTTGTAGAAAAAAAACATTGGGGTACGTTGATTTTTTAAGGGGAAAGTATTTAATGACATCTAAGAATCATATCACAAACTTAATTAGTGAAATGACCACTCAAGAAAAAAAAGATTTAACTGAAAAAAAATTCAACGACTTATGGGGAGATTTATGGGGAGTAAAACCAGACGGTAGTTCGGATGAATTGATTGCATGTGAAAAATTAAATTGTTTAAAAAAAGGGTGTACCATTGGACAAGAATGGGTTACTCTAACCGACCTACTTTCAACTAATACAACGGAGTGGACTGAACCGGAATGGGGATTTCCAAAAGGTCGCAGAAATAATTATGAAACTGACATTATGTGCGCACTAAGAGAATATGAAGAAGAAACAGGGTACGATAGAAAGGACATGTGTTTAATTAAAAATATAATGCCTTACGAAGAAATATTTACGGGGTCAAACTATAAGTCGTACAAGCATAAATATTTTATAGCAAAGAGTAATAAAAGTGTTCAAAAACAAAATTTTCAAGAAAGTGAAGTAAGTGATATTCGTTGGTTTTCTTATGACGAAGCTATTTCTAAAATAAGACCATACAATATTGAAAGAAAACATGTATTATCAATGGTTCATGTAATGTTAGATGAATACATTATGAGTTAATTATTTTTTTAACCTTTATAAATATATGGATTATACTACTATTTTAGAAAATCCTGACAAGGTTAATTGGATAGATGATATTTTTCCAACTACAATTACAAAAATGGAAGCGATGGTACTTTCTAGCGGGGAATGGTATACAGTTATTCAAAAAATAATAGACATGACTGCTTCAAAAAGTATATATGACCTATACCCAACACACATTAAAACAATTCAGAAATTTATTTTTGTGTGGAGTAAGTTTAACCTTATCGATTTACATCCTCTCGCGTCAAGACTAACACGTAAGCTTAATAAAATAACCCTAACATCTACAGTCCGTAAACTTGATAAAATAACCATATCGGCATCAGACTATCCAGACGTTAGTAATCCGTATTTTAACTCCATTCTTACAGAATATTCAGATTTTAACATAAAGGGTAAAGTATATACGCCAACCGTAAAAGAAGTTTCTGAAATTGCGGATAAGTTATGTAATGCGTCCATTGAATTATCTACCTATCAAACCGTTGTAAGGAACTTTCTTTCAAATGATACTCCTTACAATGGATTATTATTGTACCATGGATTAGGAACTGGAAAAACATGTTCTGCAATAACAATTTCGGAAGAACACCGTAAGTTTTTAAAGCAAAGTGGTCTTGGTACAATAGATAATAAAAGAGGGAAACGCATTTATATACTTGGTGGTCCAAATATTAAGTCTAATTTTAGAAAACAATTGTTCGATGAATCTCATTTATCAGAAGAGGGGGGTGAATGGGTATGTAAAAGTTGTGTGGGTAATGCGTTTTTGCGTGAAATTAATCCAAGTGGTGTAAAAATGACACGAGAAGATATTGTAAAACAGATGGATGAATTAATCCATAAATATTATAGATTTATGGGGTATATTAAGTTTGCTAATAGAATAAGTGTAATGACTACCACTGGGTTGAGTATCGAATCCCAAATCAAACACGAATATGAGAATTGTATGATTGTTATTGATGAAATTCATAATATTAAAAACAACGATAAAAACGCAATGGGAGAAGATACTGGAAACTTTACGCCTAGTGAAGCGCTTGATTTAGTTACAAAGTACACTACCGTAAAACTATTGTTGTTATCTGCAACACCAATTTTTAATTCTCCTATTGAAATTGTATGGTTAATGAACTTGTTACATCAAAATGATAAGACTGAAACAATTGATGTAAAGGACTTTTTCGAAGATGATAATTTAATTGAGGGAATGGAATCAGAGTTTATTCAACATACACGTGGATATGTTTCCTTCGTAAAAGGTGAAAATCCATTTACGTTTCCTTACAGGGTTTATCCTGAACATTTTGAAAAACATAATGTTGTTTATCCCACAATTGGATTTTATGGAAATAAAATAACCCCTTTACGCACACAAGTTTTTCCAGTTGAAATTATTGAAAATCAAATGGAAACGTATAAAGAAGTCCGCGCTGCATTAGATGAAAATAGAGGAGACAAAATGGCAAACTCCATTGATTTAGATAAATCTGTGTTGTCTGTTCTGAACATGACATATCCAGGAAAAGAGAGTAACATTGAGGCATTTATGAATCATACAAAACCAAACCTTTATGCTTATAAAGAAGGAACTGAACATTGTTTTGATTTAGCAAATTTACGTAACTATAGTGCTAAAATCCACAACATATGTAAATGTATTGAAAACTCGGAAGGAATTGTTATGATTTACAGTAAATTAATTGAGAGAGGCGTAGTTCCAATGGCGCTAGCGCTTGAATCAATGGGGTACGTAAATATACACAAAAACTTATTGGATGGACATCGTCCTAAAATAGGAACGTATTGTCTTATAACTGGTTCAACCTTAAACAATGCTATTAATATTTCAAAACTAAACGCAAGAGAAAATGAACAAGGTGCTAAAATAAAGGTAGTTATCATTTCAGAAGCAGCATCGGAGGGGGTTGATTTAAAAAATATACGACAAATCCATATCATGGATCCATGGTGGCATTTAAACCGTAATGAACAAATCATTGGAAGAGGTATACGTTTGTGTAGTCACAAAACGTTGCAGTTTGAACATAGAAATGCTCAGATTTTTTTATACGTTTCAGTTTTAGATGAGACTGAACTGGTTGACCATTATATGTATAGATATGCAGAAGAAAAGGCAGTTAAAACTGGTAAAATTACGCGACTTCTTAAAGAAAACGCAATGGATTGTGTGATGAATCACGAGCAGTTTCAATCTATTCAAACAATGAATATCGTAGTTCCACAAATATTATCCAATGGTACCCATATTAACTATCCGATTGGAGATAAATCCTATTCCATTATGTGTGATTTTATGAAAGATTGTGAATATGAATGTGCATACACAGAAAAGAAACAAACTATTGTAAGTGTTCTATTCAATGTACCACGAACAATTGAACAGATAAGGGTGTTATTTAGAAAAGGGTACGTGTATAAATCATCTGATTTATTTCGAGAATTAAACTTGCGAAATACGGTGTCCTATGGTCAATTATATGAAGCATTGTCTCAAATGGTTGACTTTAAAACGGAATGTAAAGACGGTGTAAATCGTAGTGGATATATAGTGAATCACGGAGACTATTATATGTTTCAGCCAAATCAATTGAAAGGGTCAATACCTATATATGAAAGACGCATTCCTGTATCTGAAACTATACCATTTATAAGTATTTTACCTAAAAAAATAAATAAGATAGACGAAAATCTTACGAAAACAATGCGCGTACAATATGAAGAAGCCCTTCTTGATGCTTCTAAATCAAATGAAACAAAAGATAATTGGTATAGTTTAGTACCCCAAACACGAGAGCACCTGAGATTAACGCTTTTACAAAAAGAAATTGTCATGGATGATGAATTATTGAATGAATGTATTATAGGACATATTGTGGAAATGTTGTTGTATGATGAATGTAAAGAATTGCTCAATCATTTATTAAATGAAGTAAACGAGTTTGAACAACACCTTAAAGATTATTTTGAAATAAAAAATGGAATTGTTTGTTTATGGAACTATGAAAAACTATCCTTTTTAAAATTAGAGGGAACATGGAAAGAGTACCATGTAAATGAAAAACTTGTACCTCTTCCTGATTTTGGTAATGTAGTTGGAGGAATAACAAATAATGGGGACGATAATCGCGTATTTAAAACAAGAGACATGTCCATTTCAGAAATTACACATGGTCAAATATGTAAAAATCATTCGCATAAACCAATTGGGCTAATTGAAAGCGTATTAAATGTAAAGGAATATGATAGTTTATCTAGAAATAAAATATGTTGCGAACTTGAATTATTATTGCGCTATTTAGAAAAAATAAAACACAAACATAAAAAATGGTTTTTATCTTCTATTGAAGTAATCAGAGAATCAAATAGATATGTGAGTATAAAAGAGGCAACCAAGAAGTCTAAGGAAAAGATAGATTTGAATAAGATCATTAATTTAATAAAACCTAGAAATGAAAAAAAATAAATCGAATTAAAAATTAAATAGAAATAAAGTATAAAACATAATGAGCGTTTATAAAAAGTCCCTTTTGAATAGAAATGTGTCGATTCCAATGAATCAAATGGGAGGAAACGTGCACGATTTATTACACGATTCTTTAAAAGTAATGGAAGGTACGTGTGTAGAGGAGGGATATATACAGAGGGACTCTATTAATATATTTAACTATTCGTGTGGTGTTCTAAAAGGACCTTCCGTACATACCCAGGTTACATTCGAATGTCATATCGCGAATCCATTTCCGGGTGAAGTGTTTGAATGTGTAGTAGAGCATAACACAAAAGCGGGTATTAAGGCAAGATTAAATGAAAAAGAATCTCCATTTATTATATTTTTGGCGAGAGACCACCACACTAAAATGCTGGAATTTTCAGACATTAAAGAAGATGACATTATAAATGTAACTGTGTTGGGACAACGGTTTGAAATAAATGACCCTAAAATATCAATCATAGCAACGTTGTTGGATGTAAAGAAAGTACCAGAGAAGTCAACTGAAAAGAAGGAACCGGAGAAGGAAAAGAAAGAAAGAAAAGAAAAATCTAAAAAGGAACAGAATCCTGACCAATTTGCGTTTTATTCAAAATCAGCAGATAGACCTCCTGGTAAAGGTTCAAACGAACAGGGTAATCCAGCCGACTACAAAGAATTAAGTAAAATACCAGATTGGCGTAAACAACTAAGCTATTTTGATATTGCGCAGTTTCAATGCGATGGTTCGCCGGAAAATAATATTCGGTTTCCAGTAGGATCATCATGGAATACACTTGAACATTTTCGGCAGGCATCTAAATTATCATTGGGTAATCAAGCTTTAGCGAATACATTACGTATAGGAGATAAAAATGGTAATGGGGATGGTATACAAGCACAAAGATTTAGAAAGGGTATTATTTTAACACCAGAACAATTGGTTCATTGGGCGCGAATAAAAAATGATGTAATGTATGAAGGTGCCCTAGCAAAGTTTGATCAAAATCCTGAAAAATTAAAAATTTTGTGTTTAACTGAAAAGGCAATCCTTGTACATATTCCAAGAGGTAAAGACGTAGAACGATTGACACATTATGAAAAAATAAGAGATGAATTGTGCCTAAAAGAGCCAGAATCTTATATATGCGATTAATCATGTATGCGTATGTTGTCATACCAATATTATTAATTTGTATTTTTATCTACATTATAAAAAGAACTGGTAAAAAAAAGGACCTTACGAATGAACCTAAAATATGTGAACTTTTTTACTTTTTTACGTCATGGTGTCCATATTGCAAAAAGGCAAGGGTAGAATGGGATAAGTTCAAACTGGAATGGAATTCTAAATCATTGGATGGTTATACGCTTAAATTCCAAGAAATAGATTGTGACGTTAACGAATCTCTTGCTACAAAATATAACGTTACTAATTATCCGACTATAAAACTTATAAAAGACGATACTGTAATTGATTACGACGCAAAACCAGTCGTAGATTCATTAACACGGTTTTTAACTACAAGTTTTGAATAAGCTATTTAAATACCTTGTTCTATAGTTAAGAATGACCGAATGGTACATTAGACCAGAATCGATTAAACATACAAAAACGAATGGAGAAGTACTAATTTTAAAAGTTGGTCAGTTTATAACGTATGAAGGACGAATAGATGACGTTAGAATTGAAGAATTTACTTATTCTGTAAATGGTCCTATTGGTTTTATTTATCTTCCTTGGAGGGGAGACAGATGGGGGACTCCATCTGTTAGTTTGGCACATGGAAATCTTAGACACGTTATATGCTATCCTCATGGATATAGTCATTATGGACAACATATTAATTGGGACACTGTTAAATTAGTAAATAATGGAATCTGTCCTGAAATGAAAACTATTGTATAATTTCTGAATCACTTTGAAAATCAGCAATCCAACGCAAATTAAAATAAACGGTCTATATTAATATTCGCAAACTATAAAATCCATGATATTTCCAGACACATCGGTATGAAATATCATGTCAATGACTCTTTTTTTTTCTTGTAAATAGTTCGCTACAATTTCGTCATATAGTTCAGTCTTTCGGCGTTCATCGCCTTTCATTACTGCCTTACCATTCAAAAGGACGTTTGTGATTTCCATTATAATATTAGTAAAAACGTGTTTTTAATCAATTTAATTAAAAACACGCGACACCTAGATTCGAACTAGGGACCTCTGAGTTATGAGCCCAGCACGCTAACCACTGCGCTATATCGCGATGTACTCGAGGTGGGATTTGAACCCACGAAGCCGAAGCACGGGATCTTAAGCCCCGCCCATTTGACCAGACTCTGGTACTCGAGTATGAACGCCCTCGGACAGTTTTGATCTGTCTACCTTGCGATTAACAGTCGCACGCTCTTCCGATTGAGCTACAAGGGCATTACTATCTAATTTGTTTTGTATTTAAGTTCATTTTTTAACTATTTAAAATTGACGTTTATTTATATTAAAACTTTCATAAAATGTTCTTTCAATATGAAGGATTTAAATTCAGTTCATTTAAACATATAAAAAGTACTGAACTAGTCATTGGAAAAAAATATTTAATAATATTTGAAACGCAATATATGAAGGGAATATTTGTATCTCATTCCGAGTTCAAATATCTGATGCATTTTGATGTAGGTGTAATAAAGTCATTCCCTGTAAAAGGGACATGGGTATTTGAGTTTATTGAAGTAAAGAAAAAAATAATAGAAGCGGTAGAATTGAGGGCATTAAACATAATTTTAAAAAATCTAATTGATGAACAATTTATATTAAATTAATTCAATCTTGGAAAGATTCTCTTTAAATAATGTTTCATTAATTACACTTAAGTCCATAACAGTATTTTCAAGCAAATTAGTTAAAAACAATGCATGTCTTGATTGAAACCCGCCATCGGTGTATATAAACTTAGTCCCCACTTTACCACCCCCCATCCAGTAACCACCTTTATTATTTCGTTGAAAAAAAGTTTGAAAAACATTGAATGAAGACCCATCTTGTCTAGTTATCATTGCTCTAATTACAATAAATGGTCTACCATGTATGTCGTACCCCTTTGCAACTGGACTAGATACATCCTCATACTTTATAAAATCAATGTACCCATTGTGCCCCACTAGTGTAGTATTAAGTATAGGGTAATCTTTTTCCATGATAGCCATCATGTATTCAGTTGCGTACATTTATTATTCCTTATATAATTAATTCAATCTTAGACACATTAACAAATGTTCATTTTTTATAGGTAAATCATTATTCTCAAGTAATTCAGTTAAAAATAAGCATGTCTTAACCAGTTGTTTAACGCATTGATCTAGTTCTTCTTAATTTATTTTGTCTTGATCTATTTCTGCGAGACCTATATTTTGATCCACCTTCTACTAATTTACGGTCAAGGTCTTGTTCTCCTTCTGCATCTGTAGTTACTTTAGTTAAAAAAAGAACATGTGCTTTGTTTATAGTAAGCATATTTACATAAGGTATACGGTAATTTTCTTGTCCTGCTTTTGATTTTGTTTTGCTACTTTGTACTAATTGAACTACATCAGTTGAACTATTTGATGTATTCCAAATTGCTTTTTTATTAATCCCATCCAGGGGGGTTAATATATAAAAGGCATACCCATCATGATTCTCGGATACTACTTTTACTCTACATATTATTTCTTCTTCCTCACCAGTTTTTAAATTAATTCCTGTAAATGTAATAATTTGATCGACACCAAAATTTTGAAAAGGAATGGCGGCCATATTATATCAGAATATTATTCCTAAACCTCTCCATTTTATATAAATTCAATTCATTCAAGTTATAAATTGAAATTATATAAAATTAAGTACAATATAAATGAACTTTTCAAAAAAAACAAGAGTTGAATTAATTGTCCTATGTAAAGAGCGAAATTTAAAAGGATATAGCGCGCTGAAAAAAAATGAAATTATACAATTACTTCAACCAATAAAAAAGGAACATACATCTACACCTATCGTTCAAGGCCGAATTACTGTATCTGATTTCTTTTGTGGTGCTGGTGGATTTTCAGAGGGATTTTATCAACAGGGGTTTGATGTTGTGTTTGCTTTAGATTATTGGAAACCAGCCTATATAACACATGAACACAATCATAAAAATTGTAAAAATGTGTGCATGAATATTCTTGATATAATTACAGAAAAAATAGATGACATTGTGCCCGACACTGATATTATTATAGGGTCTCCTCCTTGTGTATCTTTTTCAAGTTCAAACTTAAGTGGTAAAGCAGATAAAACGCTTGGACTTCAATTAATTAAACAATATTTAAAAATCGTTCTTTATAAAAAAACAAAACCTAATAGTATTTTAAAATATTGGATTATGGAAAATGTACCAAATAGTATAGAGTTTATAAAAGATAGGTACACCGCAGTAGAATTGGGATTAGACCCATCCCTACCCGATTTAATTGTAAACAATAAAAATATATTAGTAGCATCGGACTACGGTAGTCCTCAAGGTAGAAAACGCGCAATCGTTGGAGATTACATTGTACCTAAAATAACCCATTTAAATAACATTCATACGAGTACAATATTAGAAGCGTTAGGTGCGCCTTTAGCAGATACACAACATATTACAGACCCATCATTTCCACTAACATTAACTAGAAGTGAATTAACTGACCATTTTTACGACAGTGAAATACCGAGTGAATGGGCAGAAAAGGCAAAGCGTTTAAAAATAGACCATGGATTTATGGGAAAAATGGATTTCCCAGAAAGAACCAATCGATTGTGTAGAACAATTATGGCAACAGAATCGTATTGTTCTCGAGAATCCATTATATTTAAAAAGGAAAATTCCACTAACTATAGGGCTCCAACCATTAGGGAACTAGCCTGTTTAATGGGGTTTCCAATAGACTATCAGTTTATCGGAACAAATAGTAATTCAAAACATAAGCAAATTGGAAATGCCGTATGCGTTCATATGTCTATGGCGCTCGCGAAAGCTATAAAACAAACTACTGTATTGACTAAAACTCCAAGAATAGTTAGTAAGGCTTATGTAAATCTGAATGATTTAAAACACCCTCTGTATTCACAATATAAATCATCTCCAAAAAAAATGAATAGTAAGTTTCATATACATGTTCCGTATCTTAAAATTAATCAATTAAGAGTTGAATTAGATAACATTACATCAGATTTCACACATTCAAAGTTTATTTGGAGATGTTTATTACATAAAGGTTCTGGAAAAAAAGCATTAAAAACTCCGTTTGAAAATAATAAGTTCTCCTCTCTTATTTCAAACCATAAAATATTTCCAGAACTTAACGCATTTATAGATAGTCTTAAACCATATATGTATGATAGTTATAAGTTTCAAGAAAAAAATTGTAATATAGTGAATGATGAGAATGATACACATTATTCTCCTGAAACATTGCTACATCTTATATCAACTAAAATTAAAGAGCTTGATATTAAAAAGGATACAATTGAAGTAGACGAACTAGATAAAATTTTTAAATCAAAAAATACTTATTCCATGGAAATTATATGTTCCCTTTACATATTAAACGCTGTATTACAATTATAAATATACAATACTTATAAGACTTCTTCTTTTTTAATTAAAATATTGTATTATATTATGACACGCAAAACAAGAAAACAAAAACGCGGTGGTTCATCTAAAATGGGAGCAAAACTTGGGTGGTTTAATTTTTCTATATCTAAACCAAGTTTAATCGATGGTCGTACATGTTACCAATTTGGTCCAATTAAATGGTGTACACTTAAAAAATAATATTTTTGTACAGTCGGATGTACACCTGTATCGCTCTTTTGACCTCTTTCACATCTACCAGTTTTAGGTAAAATCCGCTGGAAGATTCAAGTCAATCAAATTGAGACACTATTGAATCGTAATTTAAACCATCACTGGAATATAAATAATTCACCTTTCTAAAGACACTCAATGTATAATTATATGTATCAATTCAATTTTATAAGACAAGATGTTTTTTTAGTCTGTTTTATAACTGGAGTAGGATAAGTAACATGGTTTGATTCTACAATTGTATAAGATTGACTATTATAGTACGCTCTTCGTTTTTTCCATTGATTTTCAAACGTAGGATGACTATCCACAATGTCAATAACTAGAGGCATTGTGTGTTTTATACGCAATATACGTCCTACTGCTTGAGTAACGTCTGTTTTAGGAGTAGCAAGAATCAATGTAGACAATGATTTAATATCAAGCGCTTCTTCAGCCATTGCGTACGTTGCTAATATAATTTTTTTATTTTCACTTTCTTTAAGAGCAGATTGTTTCATGCCTCCAATGTAATACCCCACTGATGCTAATTTCCTATATTCAATAGCATCATATAAATAGTTCAATAGTGCTTTCGTATGTGCTAGAATCATAACTTGATTTGTAGTAGTCAGTGGTAAAATAAAAGTCAATAAGTTTAAAATACATTCCTTTCTAGGATTAAACTCGCTTATTTTTTTAATCATACATGTATAATTTGTATCGCCTCTAAAGTTTCGAATAACTTCGTTGAACTCTTTGTTCTCTGTAGTATATGAAACCTTGTGTATAAATACAGTTGTCTTTTCGCGTTGTGCAGAGTATGCAATTTCACCAAGAAATAACTTGAATACTTTAGTAAGACCGTCTTTACGTTCCATAGTTGCGGATAATCCAAGCATGTAAGGAGTCACCAAATGAAATAGAGCATTGCTGAAAACTTCAGCCGCAATATGATGGGTTTCATCAATAATGGTAAACCCAAAGTCTTGGAAAACTTCTTTGGGGTATTGTCGCATTGAAATAGATTGTAACATTCCGATGACAATGTCTTTATCGATGTCGATAATATCTCCTTGTATTCTGCCAATGGTTGCTCCTGGTAGAAACTCGCGTATTCGTTCAATCCATTGTTCAAGTAAAAATTCTTTGTGTACAATTACAATAGTTTTACGTTTGATGAATTGAATTAAATAAAGTGCTAGAATTGTTTTACCAAATCCACATGGAAGTTCAAGAAGCCCACATTTTACTTTCATAAAGGCGTCAATTGCATCTTGCTGGTCTTGTCGAATAGTCCCTTTAAAGGAAAGTTGGATTGGTTTTCCTTCAGAAATGTGTAGAGGTGCTTCACCATATTTAGAACCATAAAATCTAGGAACATATAATTTATGAGGAGATTCTCTGTACGCCATGAATTCTTTTACATCACCATAATCTTTCGACCCCTGTTTAAATGTAAGATTGCGTTTTAATTCAGTTTGTTGTAAGGGTGTTAATAAATCTTTAGGAATGGTATATCCTTTTGGTCCTATAAACATTTTCTGAAGTATTTTTAAACTAAAAAATCATCAATTTAAAAAAATAATAACATACACTATGAACCTTTTACATGGAGTTGTACTTATATTGTTATGTATGATTATCCTGTTCAATGTTAAACTTCCATTGCAAGTTAAAGCGGTAGGAGATGTTCCAGTTGTTATTACACTATTATTTGTTGTTTTTTATTTATTCACACAATCTCCCATTTTAGGCGTAGTAGGACTTATTGCAGTGTACGAAGTAATGCAAGTGAAGAAAATAATATATGTTCAAAACGAATTGCCGAATGATGGTGAATTTACTCCTCAAAATCAATTCCAGGAAACACTGGAAGAATACATCGTGAAACGAATTGTACCCCTAGTACAAACTCAAAGTCCAGTTCATTTAAACTTTAAAAATAACATGGATGATACGCATAATGCCTCTAGTCTATAATATTACTATAGGATAATGAAGACTGAACTCATTTTATTTGCGTGTGTTGTTTTTTATATTGCAGATACGGTGTATGATGGTAAATATTCAAGTCAAATTACAAAATATAAGAAACATTTTAAGATTATTTCAGTTTTATTTGTTGCCTTTTCACTTTATGTATTTATGCGAAAAAATCCATCTGAATCACATAATATGATGGGTCATTTAAATGGAATGATAAAATACATGCCAATCGATAAACAATCTAGAGATTTATTAACGCCATTTTTAATGAATCAACAAGAACAACGAATTCTTACATCAGGTGGAGATGCTAACTCTAGAAGCGTAAGTGGTACAAAAAAGAAGTGGGTTGCTGCACAACAAGGATGGAAATGTAAAGAATGTAATGTTCAATTAGATGCATGGTTTGAGGTAGACCACAAAACAAGACTTGCCGATGGTGGGTCGAATCAAGTAGATAATTTAGTTGCGCTTTGTAGAAATTGTCATGGCAAAAAAACAACAATTGAAAATTTATAACGGAATAGAGAATGAAGGATGTTTTATTAATAACTATTCTATGTGGCATTCTATTTATAATTATTCGAGGCATATTGTTTTATGCAGAGGTTGAAACCATCATACCATTTATAGTAGTCCTTACATTGTATGTAATTTGTTTATTTACTCCAGTGAATCAAAAAATAGACGATTTACTTCATATATCTGAAAACACATACAATAAAGATAAAGAAGACGTAAAAAATTCCTTCCATATTGATACAGTAAAAACAAAGAAGTATTTGGCCATAACCATACTATTCGGTGTAGCATGGATAATCGGAGTTGGTATAATGTACATGTATTTAGGATTGGATGTGATAGAAATGTTAATTATGACATTGATGATAGCTGGAATATACATATTTTGTGTTTTTTCTCCTGTTACGACGGAAATAAACAATGAAATCGTTGCTTCAAAGCATAACTATAATAAGTATAAAAAAAGTGTTGAATCCTTTTATATAGACCAGTTTAAATCTAAATGGATTAATGCGATGAATGATAATAACAAATATTATTTTATCATTCTAATTAGTTTAATTTATGTACCAGTTCCTGTATACATTATTTATTTATGGAGACACGCGTTAATTCCTGAAAGTAATTCTGAAATTACACTTGCCTTTACCCTTTTATCTATTTCTGTTTTATTCACCACACTATTTTATATCTTTGCGTATGGGATAAATGTATGGTACATTTTGATACCTGGACTGATTTCATTACTATTTGTACTCTATTTTAATTATAGCACATTTGTATTTTGACAACCTCGCTGAACTGGACCACGCCCAGTAGGCATTTAACTCACTTGACCCAATTTCCGTTATAAATTACCTTAATGTACGCGCTAGAGCTAGATTGACAGACACCATTCCAGTTTAATTAGAATCTGACATAATAGATAATACAGTATGTATCATAACATCAGATGAAGAAGCTGACAATTTAGTTAAAACAGATTCAACGGAGTGAAGTGATACTGCCATTTTTGAAAATAAAGGCGAAAGGAAAAGACCGTGTGGTTTAAGTTTATTTGTTATTTCAACCATATCATAAGCACTAAAACAATGATTTACTTGTGTGGCTACTTTATACGTATGAATAATAAATTTGTGAATGTCTGATATAATGTCAGATGATATTGATTCAAGAATTGATTTTGGTTCTACAAATTTCATAGTTTGTTCTGCTGCTTTTTGATAATCTAAAAGCACAAATGATTTAAATATTTCTACAAATAAATCGCGTTCCTGTGTTGTTAATTGAATCATAAATCCAAAATCAATTATTCCAATACTATTTGAACTAAATAAAATATTTCCAGCATGAAGGTCAGCATGAATAAATCCTTTGAATAAACTATGTACGATTAGGTCAGTTAAAAGCTGAACACATTTTTGTTTTTGATCACATGAAAGACTTTCTAAGGGGATGCCATTCAGTTTCGTCATGATAATTTCATTTTCATTATAATCTATAAGAGTTGGAATATGAATGGACGGATGGTCTGTAAAAAGGGCTTTAAACTTTTTATGGTTCTCTACTTCTTGACAAAAATCAAGCTGAGTTAGAAAAATGTCTCGTACTTCATGGTAAGCAGTAGTTAAGCATGCAATTGTATAAATCCAATTTATAATAGATAATATTCTATAAATAGAAGACAAACTAGTACACACACGTTGTTCGATATTCTTTCGTTTTGTCTTTACTATGATGGGTTTACCATCTTTAATTCCTTCAAATATAATAGATATAAGACCTGACCCAATTATTTTATGGACGGAAAGGTCTGTTGGATAAACAACTTCATCATCGGTATACGGTATGTTGTGAATGTTGTGAACTGCAATGGCCTGAAAAAACTTGGTGTAAATTATATTCACACGAATACATTTATACCAGAAGGATTCATAATCAAAATTTCCATTCACTACACATTTTACACCTTCGTACACTAAAATTCCCAGAATTTTAAAAACTTCCATTTACTAAATCGATAGAACTCTCTTTATACCGAAATCATTAGAATAAAAAAATGTGTATTGTTATAATGGAATGTGATTTAAATTTAAGCAATTATTCTCAAGGAGACATTGAAGCCCTATTTAAATTACCCAATGGTTACGAATTAAACGATTTAGAGGATGGAGAGCGAGTATTAGCTACTAGATTAACACAGTTTGAAGTAAACCCAAAAATGAAAAATGACATTTTTAGTTTTTTAAAAAGTGCAAAAGAAAAGTTAAAGCATCTGTTAATTCCAAAAACAGTTGAACCCTTTGTTTATGCGAATCCAAGTGAATATTTTAAAGGTACCATAAATCCAGTAGAAAAGAGAATTATTACGAGAGTGGTTAATGTAGATACCATCTTTAGACCTCAATATGAAACTACAAAGTCAACTGATTTCATTTATGCACTTCCAGAGTACATAAAAAATGCAGTATCTATTAAAATAGCTGCGATTGAACTCCCAAACATGTGGTATATGTTTTCAAATTATGCAAATAATAATTCATTTATAGTAACGGATGGCACTACAAGTACTGTGGTTATACCAGAAGGAAATTATTTAGCAAACGACATGTCTGGTATATTTACAACTGGTATACAATTTGACGTAAGTCAACTAACAGCAAAAACAAGCATCTGGTCTAGTTCGAGTTCTATATTTTCAGTCAATTTTGCAACTGGGTCGTTATCGCCAGTACAAACAGCAGGATGGATGTTAGGATTTAAAAAAACTACATATACAAGTTCAATTAATCCTTTAACTGGTCGCAACGAAATTACAAGTGAATCCTCTTTTGGGTCTTCTGTCGACCATTATGTTTTTGTAGAAATAGATGATTTTCATAATAACTTTGTTACTGACACTGTAGTCTCTGTTATTCAATTAAACGATACTCCTACTTATATTGGAAAAAATATAATGGCAAGAATACCAATATCAAGTAACTTTAACACAGTTGTGTTGAACACTGCATCAGATGGGTTGTTCAAAACAAGAGACTATTTTGGACCAGTACGTTTAGAGCGATTTCGAATTCGACTGCTAAACAAGTTTGGAATTGTTATTCAATTATCAGATGATTATTCTATTGCCTTTGAAATTAAGGAATTATATTCATAAACAATAAATAAAATCGAAATAAAAATAAACTAATCTTAAATTACAATAGAATATGAATGCATATCTTGCTTCACATCACAGTAAAGATAAATCCGAGTGTACCCACACTCGCATAGGAAGTACAGATCATAACGTATTTGGTGGGTCTTATCACATACCGGATGTACATTCATTTTATCCTTCCTACGTGAAACACGTATTCGAAGATGGAAATAAAGAATATTTAACGGAAAAACAATGTGAATGCGGTCCGATTGGAATCGATATTGACTTTAGATATTCTGAAGCAGTAAGAGCATACACGTCTGAAAATATTGTCGAGTTTATTGAAATCGTATTGGAAGAATTACATAAAGTTTTTAAAATAGCAGGAAGTTTTCCAATTTATATTTTTGAAAAACCAAACATTAATGTAACTCCAACTGCGATTAAAGATGGAATTCATATTATTATAGGGTTAAACTTAGACCTTCCAGGTAAGTCAATCATTCGAACTAGGGTGTTGAAAAATATGGATATTTGGGACTCTATTAAAGTCACAAATACTTGGGATTCGGTATTAGATGAAAATGTATTCAAAGGATTAACGGGATGGCAATTGTATGGTTCTAGAAAACCTGGGAATGACGCTTATAAATTAACATATGTATATACATGTCAAAAAGATGAAAATGATTATGAATTACATTGTTCTTCTGGCGATACCTTTCCAATAAAAGAACAATTTTATAAATTGTCCATTCGAAACCTTGAAAATGAAACTCCAGTATTAAAAGATGAGTTTAAACAAGAGTACGACAACGCGAAACAACGAAAACGGTTGCGAGTAATAAATACTGAAATGAATACAACTGGTGAAATTACAAATCTTCCAGAGTTAAACAGTGCGATTGAACGATTACACGCATCTCTTGAAATATCTGATTATATCATACAAGAAGCACATCTCTATGTTCTAAGTCTTCCGCCATCTTATTATGATGATTATTTAAAATGGAGTAAAGTGGGATGGGCTCTTAAACAAACGGACAATCGGTTATTTCTTACGTGGTTAAAGTTTAGTAGTCAATCTAATAAGTTTTCATTTTCAGATGTTGCAGAACTTCGAAAACAATGGACTGGTTCTTATAAAGGTAATGAAATGCTTACTATGAGGTCTATTATGTATTGGTCTAGAATTGAAAATGAATCTGAATATGATAAAATTAAAGAAAAAAGCATTGAAATGTCATTGGAAGAAGCGAT